TCGTTTATTATTAAATAAAACATTACTTCACCCCAGTCTGGTTCAACTGTATAAAAGAACAAACCGTTACTAATAAAATAGCTTTTGGTTGGCAAATTCTTTATTATTTCATTTCTAGTAAGTCCTATAGAAATTCCCTTATTAGGTTCTATATTTTCCATTTCATGTGTTTTTTGATATATTTCCATTTCTTTCATTTTTTTAAAGTCTTTTATTGATAAGCCTTCTATGTTTGTTAGAAAAATATAATTATGATACTTTGCAGAAAACATAACACAATCTTGTATTTTTTCAAAATTTGATTCATCTCTAATATATCCTTTTAATTCTATTAAATATTCTTCGTTATCAATATTAATAATAAAATCTGGCGTATATAATTTAGAGCCAATGCAAATAGTTACATTTTCATAAGACCAACTTTCTAATATATTTTCATTTGGTTTAATTATTTTTTCTATAAACTCAGATTCTAAAGAAGATCTAGTAATAAAAGGTTCTGTATTAAGGCATTTTTTAAAATCTGCGTTGTTAAATTCTGTTCTTTTAAATATTGGATTACCCATTGAATTTGAACCCATTATTGAATGATATGTCCCTATTATAGAATTTATAATTTTATATGCCTCATCTAAATTACTGTCGGTTAAGTTTTTTAAGATATCTTTATCATAATATTTTTTATAAGCTTCTTTATTCCAAAAGTTTTGTATTTTAGATAATTTATATTCATCGCTATTAACTATCTTTCGTCGAAACTGCGAATAAATTTTATCTACATTTTCATTGGAGACGCCATCCAAGAAATATCCTTTATTTGATAAAACCAATCTTTTCCAATCTGTAGTATTAAATTCTTTATCGTAAGATTTTCGTTTATCTGTCCAATTATCCTTCTTATTTTTTAAATTAGGTCTACCTTTAAGTTTTTTAGAGTGATCTGGTCTTCTTTTACCTCTAAATGAATGTCCCCTATTATAATTAGCATCTTTTACATCATGTCTAAATGTTATATTATCAAAAATTTTGTATTTGTTATCATCAACTTCAGATTTACAAACTTTTAAGAAATCATCTAATGTTAAGATTTTATTTTTTATAATATACTTTAGTACATAAAAATATTTATCTTTATAGACTTTCTTACAAATATGTATAATACTTGAATCTATTAAATCTTCAATTTTTTCAATATTTTTTTTGATAGTTAATACAGATAGTTTTTTATACCCTTGTAATACTTCTAAAGTGTTCATGACCAATATAAATTTTATTTATGTTATATATTCAAGTCATGAACACTTTTTTACTTAATTTGTAATTAAAATGTCATCTTCCAATAAATCTTTTGCCTCTACCCAACCTCTTTGTGTAAATAATTTATGATTAGCTGTGCATTTTATTGTTTTATTATTATCTAAATCTTCAATTTCATATACTTCAGCTGAATCATCAGTCATACCAAAATCGGTTATTAATTTCCATTCATTTATGTTAGTATCAATATTACGTGATAGCGTATAAATTTGATCTTCTAATTTAAGTATTTCACCAATTTCATCTATTCTTACTTTATGAATTTCATCACTTATTTTAATATCAATTATCGTATCACCTGTCACACAAATATTAGTCATAAATACTTTTAGACCGTTTTTCTTATATGATTCGGGGTTTTGTTTATTGACATTGCCTTTAAACATAATATAAGGTTCACCGGTCGCTTTTCTTTTTTGCAAAAGTTTGCCCCATTTACGGCGTGCTTCGGTATCACCATCTAATAATTTGCGCATAAATTTATCACCAACAACTGCGCATTGATGCATATTTAATGATTGGCGATTAACATCACCTTTAGGTTCTCGTGTTTCCAACCAATCTTCAAAATCTTTATGCTCAATATTAATATTTGTACTTGCTGCGCCTCTTCTTACAGCACCTTGATTGGTTGCAAGAATTGTTGAATCATAAATTTTGCAAAAAGGAACCACTCCATCTGATGTTCCATTACCCGTTATTTTTGATCCAGCAGGTCTGATTTGATTAATACCAATACCTACTCCACCTCCATGTTTTGCAAGCAACATTAGTTCCAAATTTTTAGAACCTATTTCATAAATACTATCGCCAACATCAATCCCAAAACAACTAATAGGTAATCCTCTATCTGTTCCCATATTTGACAAAACTGGTGATGCCAAGCCTAGCCAGCCTTTCCAAATATAATCAAAAAATTTAGTAGCAAGGTGTGGCTTTCCTAATCTTTTAGCAACAGTGGTAGAAACCCGCCAATAAGCATCTTTAGGTTTTTCTCCCGCTAAAAGATATCCTTTGGATATTGTGTTAACATAAATTTCTGTTGCGCCCCAATCAGGAATATCAACTCCAAGTTCCCAGCCCAACATATCTAATAATTCTTGTACTTTTTCGTTATTCATCATATTTTATTTTTTCTTTTTAAAACCAATCATCTGCATTCCAATTTTCATTTTCGTTTGCTTTACTATAATCGGTAGATCTTAAAGCAAAGAAATCCGTCCAAGTAACGCCTCCTGTCAAATGATAAAACCAATCCAAATTAGAGGCTTTTTCTTCGTCAAATTCAAAATAATCAGCACTGCCTTTAACAGAATTATATCCCAATTCGTTAAGTTTTTCGTTAACTCTTTTAGTGATAAATTCTTTTAAATCACTTGCCTTAAGATTTTCCAAATCGCCCATCTCAAAAATTTTATCAATAAATTTATGTTCCAATTCTCTGATTAACTTAGCTGCTTTAAAAACATCTTCTTTAGCTTCGTCCAATAATTCAGGATATTCTTCACACATATGTCTAAATAATTGACAGCCCATTCTTGAATGTAAAGATTCATCTCTAACACTCCATTTCATTTGCTGTCCGATTCCTTTTAGCATATCTCCTCTCATTTGGAATGAGTATAAAACCGCAAATGAAGAATATAACGCAACCCCTTCTGCAAAAGCTGAAAAAATAGCTAAACTGCGAGCAACTTCAACTCTTGCTTGTGGGTTCGTTGCTAAATCATTAGGAGTCCAATCAGCTGTTGTGCTGGTTAATAATTCAAACCTTTCTTTCATTGTTTCATCATGTAGAAAGCCTTCAAAATTGTCTAATCCCAATGTTTCATTTAAGTATGAATAAGCTCGGGCATGAATAGTTTCAAAATATCCAAATGCCATTGCCATTTCTTTAATTTCATGTTTAGGAAACCACCTAGTTACCATTCCAGTCCAATAATCTGATACCGCGCATTCAGTTTGCGCAAAGCCTAATAGAATATTCCCGACTAAATGTTTTTCTTCTTTGGTCAATTTTTCATTCCAATCCTTAATATCTGCGCCCATTGGAATTTCGGTGTGCATCCAAAATGCTTGACTTTGTGGCATCCAGCCGTTCAAATCATATTCAGGATATTCAAATGGTTTATAAGGAATTCTTTCTGTAAATAGCTTACTCATATTATTTTATATATTTTTTAAGTTGTTCAATTTCATCTTCAATATCCATATATTCTTTTTTTGCCTTTTTTCTTTTACCGTAGTAATTTGCAAGAATCGTTCTAAACACCGAGTCCTCTTCCTTTTTAAACAAAGCTCCTGACGACGTTTTAATATATTTATCTACGTCAACTTCTTCATTTTTATCGACGTTGTATAGATATGATTCCGGAGATATATTCCATTGCCTCATTATTGAAGGATAAAGAGACGCAAAGTCAAACGATGCAACCCATTCATATATTCCTGTTTTGGGATCAACGACAAAAGCTCCTTCATAGTGTTCCTTCTTTTTAGTTATTTTATCCGTTTTAGGAAAAACCTTACCTCTTGACCAATTTTCGCGTGCCATTGCAGCTTCAGCCATCCAAATTGGGGAAAATGCCCGATTTGCTTCAACTTGGGTAATATTTCCAAGCAGCAAAAAAGTTTGCATTGTGTTAATTTTTTCATCGATCATTTCAACCAATTTGGTATCAACCGCATTATAGAAAATATATGTTTCAAAATCATTTTCATACATATCTTGCAAAGTGCCTGGATATTTAATTTTATTTATTCCCAGCGCTGCTTTTGCTACATAGTCCAATGTGTTATTTTCTTTGATATCAATAACCCGATCCCATTTTTTATATACATCAAGATAGTCAACAACAAGTCGGTGAACAGGAAACTGTAAATCACCTGCTAATTTGTATGTTGGTGAACATGCTGAGATGTCAATGTTTAATCTTTTGCATCGAGTAATTAAATATGTCCAGTCAAAACCAATAAAATTCCATCCAGTCAAAAGTGGCATTTTTGGAACTGCTTTCAAGAAAAAAGAAGAAAGCATATCATATTCGGTTTTAAAATATAGATAATTAAAATCTACTTTTTGATTGATATGTTCCTCAATTTTTTTCTTGATGTTAAATATTTGTTCAGCAGTTAATTGCTTTGTTCCCATCGAGATTACTTTTTCTTTATGACAAAAGGTAATTGCAGTGACAGGAGTTTTTGCCAATTCTGGTTTAGGCCATTCATCGCCTACAAAGACCTCAATATCAATAAAGAATTTTTTGGGAACATTATTTGAATAAATGTTTTTGGTGCGTTCTTCAGGTAATGAAAGTAAAAATTCTTCAATTCTCCATTTACTTAAGAATTTAGTTTTTTTCTTCTTTACAGGTTTGCCGTCCCAGGACATAACTCCTGGGAACGGTTTATCATTTCCTGTGCAATATTCCCATTCAAACATTTCTTCCATTGGAACAGATATCCTATCAAGAGCAACATCACCATTTTCATTAAAATAAGAAATTGTAAGTGTTGAATCTTTTTGTTCAATATCAATCATGGTTTATATTTTTAGATGTTAAAATGAAAAATTAGTATCCGTTTTTTTGCCTTTCGCGATTATGCTCATTTTTGGACATATACATATTATACATTTCCTGCGAAGTCATTCCGATAGAAGCGGCATAATTCATAAAGAAATGCAACATATCCACAATCTCAAATTTGCATTCCAGTTGGTCATCAATAGACAAATCAGAAAATTTTAAATTGGCATATTTATTGTAATCTTTTTTCCAACGTTTCCAAACAGCTGACCCACCTGAAGAAACACCGCCCAAAGAATCTGTTGCTTCATGAATTTCATCGATCATTGCGTGATTATTCATGTGCCAAAAATTCATTATATCCCTAAGAGACATATTTTCAAAGTCATAACCATAAACATTTTTTTGAGTTTCAGCTTGAAGATTTAAAATATCGCCCAAAGTATCTGTAAATTCGTTTGATTCAATTGCTTTGGACCAAAGGTCATCAATTTTTAAATGCGAACAAGTATTATCTGTATTTGCCATATTATTATAGTGTTTGTTTTTATATTCAATTATTATACTTAGTTCTTTTTTAAGAATAATGTTGGTTTGAAAACTTTTTTTTAAATGCGTATATAACCTATACGTTGTTTAGGTTGGTGAGATACTTATACTAAGCTACTTATTACAAGTTAAACTTAAAGAATAACTTAATTAAGATCTTAAAGAAAGACTTAAAGTATTGACATCTTGACATTACCATCTTTATGATTTATGTCTTATTGTCATAAAAATAGGATTTGCACAATCTTTGCAGATAATAAATAAAAAAAAACAAATTTTATACATTATGGCACATCATTTTCATTCAACCAAACTTTACGATCCGTACTCGCTTTTCAGCGTTTCATCAAACACAACTACTTACCCTTCGCCAAAGGCAATGAAAACTGATGATGGGTGGGTGCAGGAAATTATTTTACCTGGTTTTACTAAAGAAGAAATTAAAATTACAGTTGAGCAAGATTACTTTGTAGTTGAGGCTGAAACCGAACGCGAATTACCTACAACACTTAATCAAAAAGTAACCAAAACATTTTTAGCTGATGACATTGATCCTGAGTCTGTTATCGCTACTTTGGAAAACGGTATTCTTAAAATCATGTTTTCATTGACAAAACAGCCAGGAAAAGTAATCACAGTTAGTTAAACAATTTGTTTTAAAAAGTAAAGCCTCGAGAAACTTAAAGTTTCTCGAGGCTTTTTTATTGTTAATCTGATTATTTTATAGATATCTTTCAGCCATCCTTGCCCAGTTTTTCATACCCAAGCTCTTGAATCCGGCGGCTTTTACAAAGGTTCTCATTGAAACATCTTTTGCCCGTTTCATAAATTCATATACTTCCAATTTATCTTCAATAGACATATCACGTGGTTCCATGTGTGGGAGTAATAAACGAATTCTTTCCATCAGAGTTACGTCGTCTGGGTTTACGTCAACCAAAATTGATCTTGAACGAATTGCGCCATCGGGATCCGCTTTATCTTTTGGTAAATTTGATATAAATACAACTCGTCCTGCAAACTCAAAATAAGCTGGGATCATACCACCTTCAACAGCATTCCATTCTGCCTCAGGATCATTTTCGTAATCTTTAGGATCAAATACTATAGATGATTTTTTAAGATATGAAATTCTTCTAACCTTTTTAGTGTCAAGCGCAGCTTTTAGGATGTTACGTCCTGTTTCGTCTCTAAACACAGAATCACAATCATCAAAAACCAAAACTTTATTGCGGTATTGGAACATCTTCTTATACATCATAATTACTGAAACCGCACCGGAAACAATAATGTAATCTTCATCCTCGACAAGGCCTTCATCTTTTAATGCACGTTCAACACTGAAAGTTTTACCTGTACCTGCTCTACCAGAAATAAACAATGAATTAAATCCACCTGCAGCAAGTCTTCGCGTAATTTCGTAAATGTCTTCAAGAGTTTCGTCCAACAGTTTTACTTTATCTTCCAATAGCATTTCATTACGCTTTACCGCTGGAATTTTTTCTGTGGTTGATGTTACACCCTTTCTTACCTGCAAGATCATTCCGTATGAAATGCCCATACTTTTTGAAATGTCTGCAGCGCTCTCGCCTTGTTCCAATCTTGATTGGATTTCAGATTGTTCATCAGGTGACAAAGGTTTACGTGCTTCATACAAAGAAGATTCAACCAATTTATCAATTGATTTAGCGTAAGATGGATCATTAATCAATCTTACAAATTCACTTAACAGAGAAACGATTGGAAAATTTTCACTTGATACAGAAAAATCTGCAACTCCAGAATTAGGCTTTGAAAGATATTCCAAAGTACCTATAATTCCTCTGCGTCCGCCACCATAAATTTTTACGCATGACAAATCCTTATCACTAAACAACATAACAACTGGTGTGTTATGATCATCATATCCAATAAACGGAAACAAAACGAATGCTTTGCCTGTCTTTTTGTTTAAAAAGGATTTTATAATTTCCGATGCTTGATTTAATTTAGGTTCTATATCAGTCTGAGACCTTCCTAAATTTTCGTTCATGCTATCAGAAGAATGCAAATCTCCGGAAATAAATTCCTCGAATAGTTGAATGTAATTCTTCATTTAATTTTTTTTTATTTTTATTATATATTTTGATTAAAATTTATTTTTTTATTTTTTTGGCTTAAACCCCGCGTCTCTTGCCTCTTTTGCTAAATCAGCATCAGCTTTACCCCAGGTACCTTCACCGCCAGTTAAAAAACTGTTTACTCGTGCATAACCCCATTGCTCCTGTCCTGCTCCAGGTCTATGCCCGCTTTTCCATGCTGCCATGCCTCTTCGCATAACTGCTCGAATTATTCCGATAGGAGCGCCTGATTCTTCGCTTTTCTTTTTGAGCGCTTTTTCGATATCGGGATTATCAATAGGACTTCTGTCAGTTGATTGTTGCTTTTCTTCAAGCAGCCAAGATTCATATGTTTTTGTGTATTCCAAAACAATTATAATTTTTATTTGAATTTATGAATTAATCCTAGAACACCCGAAACGTAATTTGCAGTATCTCTTATTAATTCCTTTTCATCTTCTGTAAATTCGTGAATATCTTTGACAAATTCAACTCCCATTGCCCCGTGTAATTTGCCAGTTGGGGTTTTTAAAGAAACTATAAATAAAGATTGACAACCCGTTGACTCAGCTGTATCTCTTAATCCAAAGGATTTTTGATTTTCGTCGCTTATGTCATTTATACATAATTCCTCATTATCATGAATTTCTTTAAGTGCTCGACTAAAAAAACTTGTTGGCACATTTTGAAATTTATCTCTAATAGTAGAAATACCAATGTTTACTATCTCAAAGAAAAAACTAAATTTTTTAATTGAAACTCCTGATGAATAATAATGTCCTCCATTATGAAACTGCATTATCCATATTCTGTCACAATCTATTTCACCTAATAAATATGTTAATTGTTCATTGATTAAAATATCCGACTCCATTTCTTCATACATCGGATCTTTTAAAGATTCTTTTCTTTTAATGTAGGACCTTACATATTCCAAAACCGCTGGGCCGATAACCGCAGTTATCAAGGCAACAATAATTGTAACAATTAATGATGTTTCCATTCTCAAAAACTCTAATAATGTCTAAGACATTATCTCTTTCTTTTTTCATATTTTTATTTTTTCTTAATTAATTATCTTTGGAGTTTAAGTGTTTTTTAAGCCATTTTTTATAGTCTGAAAATGACATTAACCCAACTTTACGATTTGGATCATCTTCTTCAGGGTTAAATACATCGCCTGATCCTACAGAATCTGCTGACGGCGGTGCTGCATTTCCCATACCAGGAACATTCGAAGGACTTGCGGATATACCAGTGCCAAAATCTCCTTCATTAACGTCTTTTCCGCTAATATAATCTATAAATTGTTGAACAACAGGATCTTGTTTATCGCTTGTCATAGAAACCTTTTGAACACCTGCTTGGCTTGCTTGTGTAAACCAAAAGTATGATCCAGTATAATATGATCCTAAACTATATTCATCAATTTTTTTAGTTTTTCTTTCAGGCAAATCCTTATGACTTGTTTCAGCAAAATCTTTAAGCTGCTTTAAAGTCATATTGTCAGCTAAGTCTTTGACTTCTTGACTTGCTTCACTTCTTGGCATGTCTCCTTTTTTAAGAGCGTATGCCATGCCCATTAGTTTTTGTTGTGCTTTTGAAGATGCCGGCATAATTACGATATTTGATTCATTATAGCTGAATGCACCCGTGAGCCTAAACCAGATAAACGGTAAGTCTTTGATCCATTCTTTTCAGATATTTTAAAATATCTAGTGTTTTTATTAATCCATTTTCTGCTGGTGGCCCCACCTGTTTCTTCATTCATACCAGCTATAAATTCCATAAGCTCTTCATGTGTCACTTCACCTGATTCTTTAACAAATGAAAGAATTTTTTCGCGAATAGGCGCAACTGAAGAAATTTCCATTTTAGGATATTTATCAGTATATCTTCTTTTAATTGTTAACTTTTCCTCATTAATAAATTCATCAAAAGAAAGCGTATGTCTTTCGTTAGTCATAAATTAATTTTATTTTTATCTTTTTATATATCAATTAATTATAAAAAAATTTGTCAAAAGACGATTTAATTTGTGTCCAATAAGGATGTACGCATTCCGGTGTTAAATTCTTAAACTCTTTTAAATTATCTTCAGTTAAACATTTTTGCAATTTAGATATTGCTTTATTATTTATTTTTTGAATCTGAACAGGTTTGTTTTCTTTAGAAAAATAAATAGTCTTAAGCCCATCTTGTTCGGATTTTAGATCATTAAAACTTTGTTCTGTTGCAATGATTACGGGTTCATATTTGGGTCTTAATGAATCCAATATTTTTTTAAAGAAAGGACGATCCATTATTTTATAATCTATCAGAAGTTCATCGTTATCTTGTAACAATGAATTAACAATCTTTTCTTTATTGTCTTCATCAGATCCATACATTTTTTCAGCCAAAGAATTGCTATGTATTAACAAAATTTTGTGGCCATTTAATTTTTTAAGTCTATCAGCTTCCTCAATAACATCTTTTGTCAACAAATTAAAATTTGTTATAATAACATTTACCGGTGTTTTTCCAACGGTTTCATTCTTTCTAAGACTAAAAAATCTAGTAAGTAAACTTACAGCTTTAACATAATCCGCAGCCGATTCATCGTTTAAATTATTTTCTAAGCTTTCAGTTTTTTCTTCTTTAAGTATTGAAGAAAACTCTAAAAATGAAAAATCGCCTCCAGCTAATTTGTTAATTTCTTCAATTTTTTCGTTAAAAGAATTTGCTACACTTTCGCTAATTAATCCGCTTTTATATTTAGGCTTTTTAAGATTGGTTAAAAATATAGAATATAAATACTCATAATTTTTATTATTTTCAAGAATCTCTAAAGTTTTGGGATTTTTAATCCATTTTTTGGATAAATTTCCTGACTTACTTAAAAAATCTGGACGTTTTAATCCAGATTCTAAAAATTCTTGTCCTTTCTGTACAACATATTCATTAAAAATTTCCGAAACTATTTCAATATAAGATTCATCGGGGTTAGCAGATGAAATTTTAATATTATTAATAGGGAATGATTCTAAGTGTTCGCAAATGTTTAATAAAACTACATCAAAAAGATGACTACGAGATTCATTTATAATATCTGTATCCTTGCCTAATTTGATAAGTTCATTTTCAAATTCAAATATTAATGCTTCAACGTTTCTAAGTTTCTTGTTAAGAAACCCTTGTGTATAAATTTCTGATTCTGTTAATAATAAACTGTTATTTCCTATTAAAGAATTAATAGTTTCTTCGGATAATTTTCCTTCAAATACAGGTTTTGCGTAATCAACTTTAAAAAGCTGCGACCATCTTTCAAAAACCGTAGTATCTTTAACTTCATTAATTACATCAAATTTGTTATTTCTTACAGTAATGTCTGTTAATATTAATCCGTTCTTTGGTGTTTTTTCATATTCTGTAACCAAAGGCATGTTTGAAGGAAACCAAGAAAACCCAAATCTATGTCTAACAGGTATGGATTTTTTTAATTCGTATGGAAGATTTTCAATATAATCAATAGCAGACTCATATAAATCACTTATTGTACGATCTATGCGTGATAATGGAACTTTTCCATTTTTTCCGTAAAATTGAAACTTATATGTTTTAGGATTTTTTTCAAATGAAAACCGAAAAGCATCAAATTTTTCAGTCACGCGCACTTCTTGTGAAAGAATTTGCTTTGCTTTATCCTGACCGTATTTATTTACAAAAGTGTTAAAATTTTTTATTCCTGCCATTTCTTTTTGGGCTTTTGGTTTTTTCTTTTACCTGTTATCTATATATCATATTGAGAAATTCATTAAACTACTTGTCTAAATTCAATAGATTGTAAATCAAACAACAATGATACATCTGTTGCACTAAATCCAGTGTTCCATATTGCTAAACTATTAAATCGAACAGGCACATATGTTGTAGCATCCATAATAAAACATTCCTCTGTATTTCCTATTTCAATTGTTTGATATGTAGTACTGCTTTGAAAATCTCCACTTACATATAAAGCATATCCGTATTCCGAACTATTTGTTAAAACAATATTTGCCCAGTTTACTGGAACCGAACCAAGTTCAGCTGATAGATTAACATTGCCCGCTCCGCCAGGGTTTAAATTACAAGAAACGCCTACAATACCTGAACCTTCGTCAGCAAGACTGATTGATATAGCATTACCTACATCATCTAAAAAACTAAATAATTTTGCACCAGCATTAATAGCTGCAACTCTTACCCATATACTAATTGTAAAACTTGTACTTGTTTTAAGTAAATCAGTAACTCCAGTATCAATATACCCTCTTTCTTGCGCGTCAGTACCAAAGTCCAAAAACCAAGGTAATTCAGTAGGTGCGGATGGATGCCATCCATAAAGACCGACAGGTGAACCTGATACTGCTTGCACAAAAGACCATGCATAATTATTTAAGCTTAAATCTTTTCCACTTCCGTATATTTGATAGTCGGTTGATAAACTTGGAGGAACACATAACCATTGATTAACGTCAAAAAAATAAGATAAGTTTCCTATTTTTGGTATGGTTTTAAATCTATTAGAAATAACCGTGTCAGTTACAGCAGTTGTCATATACCACTGAATAGCATTAGGAACAGTTGAATATGTTGCACCTGCTAAATCCGTCGTTCTTATAGGAAAAATTTCATTAACGCCTGTGCCTCCGCTAAAAACAACAATTGACGGCCCTTCAGATGCTTTATATGAATAAATAGCGCATCCTGCAGTTGACCCAAATTCACCAGGCCCACTTCCTCCGCTTGACGGCGGATCAAGAACAGAATAATATCCAGTTACCGGAGTTTCACCATAGTCTCTGTATCCTACTCCAAAATTAAAACTATTAAAACGTAATGCATTTGCATCTGTCCCAGCCGCAGTTTCACCGCCTGCTACGCCATGTATAGGTTTGTCTGGCATATTTTAAAACTATTTTTAGTTATAAATGATAGAAATATAAAAATTATAAGCGTCTTCTTCTTTGCCATAATAATTTTTATAATATTCACCATTTTCGGAATATTCAACCCACCAGTTTGAACCGTCAAAATCCATATTCACAAATTTTTTCATAGCCCATAACTATTTTTCATTGCTTCATATACCGCAGATATTTCAGCATCTGATAACATTCTATTGTAACATAAAACCGCGCCTATTCCTCCATTTGTACATGTGTTGGTATATCCTGTACCTATACGAATTTCACCTGCTGGTACTAATGCAGTATTACTTCGGCATAAAAAATCAGCAACCCAAGGTGTACCGTTTTTACTAGAAAAACCTGTTCTACAAGCAGTAGTTTTTCCCGTTGATAATTTAACAGCCATCATATTCCAAGCATTAGCTGTTGTTTGTGCAATGGCGCCAGTATCGTAGGTAGGAGTCTTTCTGCTATAATAACTAAATGCAGAAGTGGTTTCCCATGTTATAGCAAGTTCTTGTTCATATGAAGCATATATAGTTCCAGCTTTTTCAAAAATAGTCTTTCTTACAGCTCCTTGTGAACCGTACACCCAAAAAATAACTGTACAGTCTCCACCTAAATCAACAAGATTTGAGTTTGTACTACAATTCCAAAAGCCTGAACCATTAAAAGCAAATCCTGGATAACCTCCCAAAGATTGAAGCGGAGTTAAAGTATTATTGGAATTAAATTTTAATCCTTGTGCTATATCATACCAAGATGTGCTTCCGCTATTATAGCTAATTACATTATGAGGCAATAAACACAAAGTTAATCCATCAGTTATAATAGGTTCTATATTAGCGCCTAAAACCATTTTATCATTTTCGGTGTTAAAATAATTCATACATTCCGAAAAAGTTGTGAATCCCGCACCTGAAATAGAATTTGTTATTCTAATTAGCTCTTCTTCATTAGAAGCAATTCTTATAGAAGGGCCACCGGATATCCTATTTTGATATACGGCATAACCGCCAGTAGGAGGATCAATTCCATTCCAAAAATTTGTTAAACTAGTCGGGCCTTTTGCTTGATCTCCAGTTCCAATATAAAAGTTGCCTTTTTTTAACGCATTTGTTTCAGCAACTTCAGCGCTATATTTAATGGCATTTGGCATTAACTTGGTAAAGGTAATTTTGCATCTTCCAATTTATCAAAAAAATCTTGATAAATTTTTTCTCTTGCTTCAGGATATTTAAAAGCTGTAGAATCAATTAAATCTTTAAGCTTTTCATATGTATTAATATCATTAGGCGCGTGTTTACCTGTAAATAGCAATTTAACTACTTCTTCGGGAGTATTTGTTATAAATCTATCATAATCTTTTAAAAGTTGTGCAGTTTTAAGTAATCCTTTTTTACCTTCAAAACTTTTTCTTACTTGCACTATTCCTTGATTTAACCTAACAACATACGATTGAAATTCTGCAGTCTCTCCGCTTTCAGATTTTTTAGTTACTTCAAAAAAAGATTTTCCAATTGCAGACATTAACAATAAATTTCTGTAAGCTCCTTTATATCTTGATTCAGCAATTCTAAAATCAGGTGAATGATATATGAATCTACTCCAGCTTAAATCAGTAGAAAGCATAAAGTCAACTTGTGCGTATCCTTTTGATACAAATCCGCTAACAGGCGCTGCTATACTTACTTGATTAAAACCAGGCATCAATTTAGTTTGGTACCCAAGTTTTTTAAGTTCGTCATTTAACGCAAAAAGAGCATTTTGCAAAGGAACTCCAAAAAAACCTGCAATCTTATCAGCCGATACTGCAATGTCAATATCACCGCTTGTCTGATCAGGAAGTTTTTTACCTGCTGAACCTATAAGAGCAGCATCTTTATCCAAACCTTCTAATCCTATTTTAGGAAATATTTCTTTTGCTATCCATTTTGCAGTTTCAATTACTTCAGTTTGATTAATAGGGCGAACGTCGTCAACAGCATTTCCACTTTCTTTGATGTATTGCTCAAAAAGTTTAACATATTTCATATTTAAGAATTTGTCTTTATCCATGCTTTAATTGCATCTTCAGCAGCCTTTCGTAATTTTTCTGTGTCTGCAGGACTAAAATCACCAGATTTTATATCCGAGAAAGAATTAGCAACACTTTCCCAAAAAGCATCAAGAGCATCTTCGGCTACTTGACTAATTTTTTGCGAGCTGTAATTAATGCCTTCATCTAATGAGTCCTGATTTAAAAAGTTTTTAAATGTTGTAAAATGTTTCATTGTTTTATGTATTTTTTTAGTTCATCATAATATTTATGCAATTCTTTTGGCATTAATTCATTAAACAAAGCTTTGTCATCATTTCTTAACGCCTGCCTAACTTTTGTTCCACTTGGTCCATCTCCTTCTCTTGCATCAACCAATCTAACAGAAAAATTAGCATCAACTGGTGTATCAGTTTTAGGACCTGTTATGTATTCAACCTGTCTCTGATAATCCTTCATGCGGTCAGCGCCTGCGCCTAATCCTAAAGGTTCATATCCCAATTCTCTGATGTATTGAACCATTAAAGGAATCACAGTTTTTTTACCTGTAGGATATATTTGAAAATCTTTAATAAAAGAATTGTTACGAACAACATCTCTAGCCATTTTTTGAAGTAAAGTATCAGGAAAAGGCGATTCTTCTTTTGCCGATAATATTTGTAATGCAACAACAGGTTTTCCGAAAATTTCTGAAGTTCTCTTTAAGGCGGCTAAATGACCCTTATGAAAAGGCTGAAATCTACCAGGAAAAAATACTACCTCATTATTTGAGTTTTCGTTTATAAATGATTCAAATGTTTGAACGTGTCTCATAATATTTTAAATTTTTCTATACAGATATTTTTTTTGTATCCGTAGATCCTATAAAATCTTTTTTAACCATAACTGTGATAATGACAAAAATCAAATTACCTGAATCATTTTTTAGAGCACCTATTATGTTTAAAAAATTTTTATCGTTTCTTATCCAATACTTTTGTCCTATCTCATCAATTCCTTTTAGTTGATTGTTTGCAATTTTAGGTAATGCTTTATTTATTTGATCGACTATATCATTATCTTTTATTTCGTTATCATACCCATGTCTAAACTTTCTTATTTCTGCATGTGTCGTGGTATTTAAAATAACTTTCATAGGAATTGTACTTTTAATTGCTCCGATATTTCTTTCTATCAATTTTTTATTATCTAATCCATCAATAACCGAAAAACTTAACAATTCTTTATACTGATTTTCCGCTATTAAATTATTATTACATATTGATTTGATGGTTAGCTTTTCATTATTTATTTCAATAAAATCTTCAACTTGATAATTAGAAAAAAATTCAAATGCTTCTTGATTTTGGATAAATGATTCAAAAGTTTGAACGTACTCCATAATATTTTTTTATTTTAACTTTAAGATCAGTAGATCCTTTGATAACCCGATGAATTATACCAGCGGGTATATGTATTTTTTTATTGATAGGAATAGGTAATTCATTATCAAATTGAAAAAACCAATCATTTTCATTCAAAGGTTCAACGTCTCTGTCTTCTTCATCCCAATGCCATTTAAGTTCGCTTTCATCAACGTTGGCATCAAAATGACGAACTAATTCATTGCTATTCACTTTAGATTCATCAAAAGGTTTAATCATATATTTTATATATCAAATAAAAAATCCTGCCTTACAATGCAAAAATACAAAGTAAAGCAGGATTTGGATTTTTTAATTGATAAAATTAAGCAGGAGTTTCTTGCTCACTTTTAATTTTAGCAATCACAGACCAAATGCCACCGATAAGTGTAACAAAAGCGCCTGATAGCTCTTCATAAACTCCATTTTCAACGTAACCTCTCATTACCAAAATACCGCCGGCAAATGTAAGTACGTGTCTAATGACGCCTAATACTTGTTCTCTTGTGAATTTCATAGTTTAAAATTTTATTTTATATATTAAGATTAAAAATTACCAAGGCTCATCACTCTGCAAACCCAATTGCTTGCCAAATAATGAGGGAGCATAACAGCTCCAAAACCCAGGTTTGCTTGGATCCATTCTGGCCTTTGTGTCACATTGCTGTCTTGCCCAAAAACTTGCAGCTGCTTTTGGGTCATCATTTTTTATGCTTAGTCCGCTGGTATCACCCCATTCAATTTTTGTAGCTAAGATGTTGCCGTCATCATCTTTTTTCCCACTGTTATGATAAACAAAAAATTTCTTGTCTCCGCCTCTTGTAGGAGTATCAAGTTCAACATCTAATAGTTTGCCATCATCGGATTTAAACTTTGCCTTTTTTCCTACTTCTAAATTTTTTGTCATCCATGCAGCTTTACCTTTCAATATTATGTTGCCTTCATCCCAATATTTTTTGGTTTCCTCAAAAAGATTACGATATGCATCACTTCCTAAACGATACACTGAATTAGTTATATCCAAACCGTTTTCCATGTGATACCTAAAGCCTTCACTCACAATAAAATCATTAAAATCTTTAACGTATTTCATTTTGTCATCCAAGTTTGTATTTTTATATTCATCACATTCTTTCTTTTGTAAATTTTACAAGTTTATTTTTTTCAATGTAATCTTCATACAATTTTGCATTCATTAACGGTTCTTCATATACCATAATGTATCCTTCATCTTCCCAAAATTGTAAAAATTCTGGTATTTTCTTTTCTAATCCACACGTGAGAGAAAAACTGCTGCTAGGAGGGACTACTCCCAAATCTAAAGCAAGCTGTGTGCGTTTAAATTTGCCTCTTTCTTCAGTAAAAAGTTTAGGGTAATGCAATTCCATTGGCCACGCAATTGATGAATTGTATTTAAGCTCATTATAAAATGTTATTGAACAACTTTCAATATTTCGTTTATCACGAGAATAAAGTTTCCACCAGACGTATTTGGCTTTATTATTTTTTCCTTCATTGATTTCAGCATGTTTTCCGTTTTCTGCTAAATATTTATCAAAATTATATATGTGTTTCATATTAGAAGTATGTTTGTTCAAAGAAAAGTAATTCAAACGGATTTGACGGATTGACTAACTCAAGCGCGTTTAAATAGTCTGAATATTCTTCAACTTCGCCATTTTGGATATCAACGTATTGTTGTATGAAATTAAAGGTAGCAGGATCTAAGCTAACCAAAAACTTTTGATTTTCGGAATACGCATTTAATAAGGTTTCCTCAATCATATAAGCTTTGTTAATAATATCAACTAAACCCGAAAAATTAATTGTGGTATGTACTTGCGGAATAACAGGTAAAGCATTCCATTGAGTAATGTAATCTTGTAAACCTTTTGCGTGACCCAATTCGCCTTCCGCTTCTTTGTTAAAAAAATCAGCAGCCTTTTTATAATTTGCATTTTTACACCAGTTTGCGGCATTTCTGTAAAAGAAATATGCTGTATATTCATCGCCCAATCTTTCATTTAATAATTGTTCAACTTCAGGCAAAAGTTTTTTAGGTTTAATAGGTAAAACTGTTGAAGACATACCTATAGAGTGAAAAGATTCGTTAACGCCTGAATCCGCGGGTTTTTTAGATTTTGAACTTCTAAAAGATGAAAAATTTTCCATTTAAAAAAATTATTTTATGTATTCTTTATACTTATTATATTTAATATATTAAGTTTTCCCAGTTAAACCCTTCACCAAGAAATTCATCATTAAACTTTGTTGAACTTAAAAGATTTCCTTGACTGTCGTATATGTTCCACATAATTACGCCATGTTCATTGGTGATTTCAATTTTTCTTTCTCCATATTCGGAAACATATGTGGTTGATGCTACATCAGTTGCGTCGTTATATTTCCACCCTAAACTTTTTAGGTCAAGAACAAGATCTTGCCATTCAGTATCGGATTCATTAATAAATGTTTTAAAACTATTAATATAATGCATACTATTTGTATTTTTTAATCCAATTTTCAAATACTGTAACAGGAGTCCTGTGCGCCATATTTTCGTAATGAAAAACATTGTTACCATTTCCCATTATTTGCAACCATTGCACTGTTTGAAAAGGTTTAATAACTTGATCATTTAAACCCAAAATAATAGTATTGGTTACCTTTTTACCTCCTTTGGGATCAGGCGAAATGTTAACATGTATGCTACGATTATGCAAAGCTGGATTAAATAATAAAGTAGGAATATTGGTTTTTGTTGAAATGCAATACGATATCCATCCGCCCATTGAAGACCCAATCAAAAGATCAATCTTTTTTTCTTTAATTTCTGATATAATTTTATCATAATTAATATTACTTTGGTAGTTCATAGGCGGATCATACACATAATCAAAATATTTGCGCAAAATATCATTTTTCTCTGTGTAAGGATCGGATTCTAATCCGTGAAAATATGCAACTTTCATAATAATTATTTTTTTGGTCTGCCTAACATAATTTTATCGTGAACATGCCCTCCAATCGTTCTGCTATACCATCCATCACCTGAAGCATTATTTTTGGTTCCTATCCAGTTAATTGGTTTACCTAAAATTTTGGCAACCAATTCAGCATCATCAACAACAGGAACGTTATATTTATTCATTAAAATTTCCGCAATTTTGCCCGAAACTTCAATGTAATGTCCTAATTTTTTAAGCTCAGTGCCACGCATCTCTAAATACTTTCTTTTGGATGCGGCATCGCCGTCGTGTCCTACTCCGGAATATTTTATGCCATGCTTTGTCTTTTCTCCAAAAATAATAATATCAAAGTTATTATCATTATGAATATCAACCCCTTCCCAATAATTCCAATCAGGATCAGAAAAAACATCTTTAGGCGTTTTTACTTTAACGTGTCCTCCTATCTCAGCATATGCAATGGAAATTAATTCATAAAATTCATCAGCCAATTCAGGATGTTTTTTAGGATCAAATGTTATAGCTTTATTTCTAACAGGATTAAAAATTTCTCCTGAAGATTTTTCATTTAAAAAGCTTTCAAATGTTTGAACATATCTCATTTTTTTAACATTTATTTATTATATACAAGAATAGAACGAATTTGATGAAGAGCCGCAAAAATTCCTGTAAATTTATATAATTTTCCTTTGTATAAAAAAGTTATACCTTCGGTAGGCACAATTGATTCTAATCCGCCGGCCGCCGCAACTCTTTCCAATTCATATTCCATTTTTTTAATTGCGTCTTCTCCGCCTTCCTTGCGGATTTTAGCAATAACACTATCAATTTCTTTTTTCATTTCTTCAGCTGCTTTAGTTGGATTTGCTGATAGAAACGAAGAAACATTTTTCATTACTTCGGTGCCTAATTCCAAAAATATTGATTCAAGCGGAAGATATACTCTTTTTTTTAATTCTTTTTCGCGAGTCTTTTCTAAATTAATAAACCATTCGGAAACGTTTACTGCTAAATTCTTTTTAATATTAGCAACTGTAAATGACTTATCTATGCCTGCTATCCTCTTTCCAAGCGCATCTAAATATTCATCAGGTATATCAATATTATCTCTTTTAGCAAGATCCTGTAGCATCCTTTTTGCATTGCCTAAAGCGTATTCTTCAACGCTCGAAGAAAGATTAGTACCGCTTTCTTTCATTATTTTATTTAATAAAGAATAGTAGTATGCTTCCCTTGATTTGGTATTAGGCAAAGGTTGTAATGAAATATCTTGAGGTCCTCTTACATAAAACATTTCTTGCGCAGCAGCATTTGCATCAGCAATTAATTTACCTAAATCTCTGCCAGCCTGTTTATCTTCGCCAATAGGGTTTCCATTTTCATCATATTCAATAACTCCATGAAATACCAACATATTTTGTCCATAAGGTACAGTATTTTGTGTAACTGGAGTTATAATTTCAACGCTTGCAAATTTTCTTCCGTTTGCAAAATATTTTTCTTTGATGGCATTGCTTAACGATCCTACAGAAGAATTCAAGTCTTTCATTGCGGCAACAAACGCAATTTCTATGTCGCCTCTTCCCGCAAACATATTGGCAATTCCTTTTATTGTCAAAGAATCTTGCCCAAAATTTTTAATATGACTTTTATTACGAGCTGCTCTAATTTCTCCGTCCTTCCATGATATTGATAGCTGCTGGCCGTCTGTGTTATGAACCAATATGCCATTAGCAAAATATCTATGATTATTACCTACTGTTAAATCATAACATTTTTCGGTAGATACAATTTTACGAATTGATTTTACTTTTGATCTTTTGCTTAAATTTTCGGTATCCCGCAAATCTTTTTTCCAGACAGTTAAAACTTCATCACCTTCTTTTATTTCGTCAGCTCTTAGGTCAAACCCGTTAACATAAATTCTATGATTCGGCGTAGTTCTAATAATTTGTCCGTCTTCGGTTTCTATTTCAATCCATTCTGTTGCTTCTTCATTTTCAACCCAATCCATAATTGGTTGATATGAAATTTCTCCTAATTCATTGGATGTTAAAATATCATCTTCAATTTTTGATTCTACTAAATCTTTAATTGAAATTAATCCTTTTGATTTTAAAGAAACGATAGTATCTCCGGACAAACATTTCTCTTGTGTAAAATTTTCAGGTCCAAAAGAGCCATTCACCGCAGCACTTATCATATCCTTTATATCCTGCATTGATAAATCAATATCCTCAAAAGGATGCGAGAGGTGCCCGTAAGCACCTCCTTCATTTATTTTATCATTAACATTAAAGTTTGCTATACGGCTTTCTTGAATAAGAAATTCTTTATATTTTAAAAAAGTCATTAGATTTTGTTTTTTTATCCAAGTCCTGCTGTCAAAATTCCTACTGCAGCGCCTAAATCGCCTTTAGCTTTTTTAAGAATACCATCAATTGTTTTTTCAGCTTTATTTTCATCATAATCATTTTTATGCGCCTTCTTTAGAAGGTTTTGTGCATATTCTTTAAATTCTTCCTCGGTTTTAATTTTTGCTTCATTCAAGAATAAACCATACAAAAATTCAGCTTCGTCTATTACTAACTCTAAGTCTCTATCTTTATTTGCAATTAATTTGTTTAACTCTTTTTCAAGTTCTTTTTTCTTGGCGGTAAGAGCTTTTAATGTATTAAGTACTTTATCTTTTTCAGCGCCTGTTGCAGTTTTCCAAACTTTAGCAAGTTCAGCCATTTCTTTAGTTACTTTGCCCCATTCGTCATGCACCTTTTCGATTGATTTAGCCTCATACATTTTAGCAGATTCTTTAACGCCGTGTTTTTCAATATCTTTTTCCCCCGCTTCGGTTGCTCCTTTGCCTTTATCCCAATCGGTTTTTAAATCATTAAAAAACTCTTTTTTCTTTGCGTCGTCCAAATCAGCTGGTGATTTTGCTCCATATTTTGCTAATTTAGCGCCAAAATAATCACGCCAATTTTTTTGCAAATCTGACAAAGCTTTTTCCTCTGCTTCGCGTATAAGTGGTGTATAAACCGATAGTTTTTTCATTCTTTTGGATTTTATTTTTTATGCAGTTGTTCCGTAATGATTATCTTCATTTCCGAAATATTTTTTGGTTTCTTCTGTTAATGTTTTAATTGTTTCCTTAACTGTTTCGCCGACAGAATCAGCAAGCATTTCAACAATATCTGAACTTATTCGCAATTTTTTATCAAGAGCATACACATACGTGGAAATACATTTATTAATTGTATTTCTTGCTTGTTTGTCATCGGTTTTGGCAAAATATACATCAAGTAATTTCCGCCTAAACCCTTCAACCGTTTCATCAGAATGGTTAACCGAAACTTCTTGTGGGCTATTAGTTTTCATAACCCGACCAGACAAGTTTGTGCCTTTTTTTCCTTCAGCCAAAAAATCTTTATATAGTAACATAATTTATATATCATATGCGTTTATGATATTAAATGTTAATTCTGTATTCTTTATATGGAAATCCTTGCTGTTTGTATATCTTCATTCTTTCTTCACCATGCTTTAATAAATAATTCTTATTTCCTCCGTTCATTGAAAAGTCATCTACAAAATCTATAATGTTAACTCTTTCCTTGCCGTCTTTTAAACGCATACCTCGCCCAATAGATTGCCTAACAATTTTTTCGGATTTATAGGATTCCACAAAAAACACATTATGAATATTATTAATACTAATTCCTGTTGAAAAAGTACCAAAACTTGCAATTAGTATTTTATCATCGCCTTCTTCCATTCGATTAATATAATCATCTCGCAAATTAATAGGAGTGTTGCCGTCTACATAAAATATCGTCTTATCACTTGTATATTCTCGCAAATAGTCATAAATTTGTTTTCCATATTGGTCTTTAACATTTTGAAATAATACTAAGCTATTTTTTGTTGATTTGGAAATAAAATCACACACAAATAAAAATCTAGGGCGATTTTCAACAACCAATCTCTTTTCTATTTCTAATAGTTTGCTACCGTCAATTTCCGCTTTTCTGCTTCTTAGCTCTTCTAATTTTTCCCTGGAATCGGCATCTAAATAATTGAGCTTTATTACTTTAATAAAAATTTTTGTGGCATAAGAATTTGCTTGCAAAAATGCGGCAGATATATTGTTTACCTGCGGACCTAAATATGCTTGAATTGTTAATGCTTCGGTGCTACCATTTTGCAACATAGTACCCGACAACCCAAATGCATATTTGGTATTTAAACAATTTCCAATAATTTTTTTGATGGAACTTGCTTGAGTGTGATGCGCTTCATCAACACAAATAGTAAAAATATCATCAAACCATTCTTTTTCACGTTTAACTAAAGTTTGATATGTTCCTATAATAACATCAACGTCTTTTTTAGTTTTATCTGTTCCTCCGTGAACCATTTGTAATAAATAACGTAATTTACCATTATTATAAACTTCCCAATCCTCGTTGGTTTGAATAATTAGATTGGTGTTAGGAACAACCATTAAAAACTTTCCAGCTTTTTTACGGTCATATAAATAGGCAAAAATCATAAAAATGATTAGAGTTTTACCAGCCGAAGTGGCAATTTCAGATATGCTTCTACGGTATTTTAAAATTGGAATGCAAGCATCTATCTGATAATCTCTGGGTTTAATTTTTGGATGATCGGAAAAAAACTCGTTTACCCAGCTTCTAAAATCTTCTTCATCAAAATTATAATCAATAACTTCTTCAATTCCTTCGATATCAAGTTTAAATTCGTATGTTTTACAAACATTACTTAATTCATTCCACAATCCAATAGGTATTCTTTGATATTTATCAATAAATGTTATGTACCCATCCCAAAGTTTTTTCTTTACGAGTGGGTGAAACCTCCAATTAGTGATTCTTTTTTTGAAAGAATATTGTATTTGTTCTAACTCTGTACTATTGCCTTCAATAATCTGTATAAATCTTCCATCAGGAGTTACTCGTGCTTTCATTATCTTTATTTATTTCATAATAATATTCTTTAAACGGTAAAGAGTTCCAATTTGCATGAAAATCTTTACTTAATTCAATAAATTCTTTTTTCTTTTTGTCCAATTCTTCGCCTGCAAGAACTTCAAGTTGCATTCCTCCTGGGTGTGATATCCAAACTTGAACTTCATCAATAGGTTTTTTAAAAAGTTCTTCAAAAGAAAGGGCATATGCAGCACCTTGTTTTTTATATTTATTCATCACATCAATCCCACGTATTCCTGAAGCACTTTTAAAATCTGTGATAATTCTTTTGCCGTTAATATGTTCAAATCCAAAATCGGCTGTTCCAGCAAATAAATTTTGCAAAGACCACAAAAACTTTTCAGTAAAAATTACTCTTTTGATGTTGTCAAATACATTTTCATGTATAAAATTATAAAATAAATCTCTGCCGTAAGAAATTTTATCTTCAGCCATCCCATCTTCTCTTAAATCAGCAGGTGTCTTCTTTTGCGTGTATAATAAACACATATCAGAATTACCTCCATTTTTGATACATATCATATAATTCTCCAAAAACCGATGCATAGCCGTACCTCTGCCTGCTGCACGTTCTCCTATTTCTTGAAGCTTTTCTTTTCCGATTGCATCTTCTAAATCTTGAAGATACTTTGAAGGTTCATATGAAAGAATAGTGGTAACAGAAGGCATAAATATCGGCTCTGCATCATTTTCTTTATAAACATAAACTCTCCCGTGTGGTGTTTCAAATCTTTTAACTTTTGACATATTATCCTCTTCTATATTCTTCTAATTGAATTCTGTGTTTAATACCGAAAGAAATTGTATCAATTGTTTTAACAGTTTCTTTCATATAATCTAAGTGATTTTGTAATAATTCTTTTCTTTCGTTAATATCAGCAATATCTACATATATATGTAATTCCTTTGGCTCTTTATCCATTCGTAAATCATAATTTCTGGTATAATGTTCCCACTTTTCAATTTTCTTTGCTCTAAAAATTTGATTTACTTTAGATAAATGAACCATTAAAGTATGACAATATTCAACAGCAATTTGCCTATACGAATAAATGTCAACCTGCAAATCAGCAATTTTGTAAATATCCCTTAATCTTTCGGACATATCTTTAATCCTATCCGTCCACTCGTTTCTTTCAGTTTTAAATCTTGCAATTAATTGCTCATTAATTTCACTAGAAGAGGTTTGAGGATTTGTGTTTGTGTTTTCTTGTGTCACGTATTTCAGATTTAATAATTAACTTTTTCTTGACAGATGATACTTGAATTTCAGAAAAATCAGGTTTTTCAAAATTAAAAGAAAACTCGACATTTCCTTTAAACCTCACTTCTTCGTCTAAACCTATTTCATTAGATCCAGTATGCATCGTATTTATCGTTGGAAAAATAGTTTGCCAATCTTGGTATTGAGATGTTTTTTCTTTTTGCCAAGACGACAAGGTCTGTGAGGTCCATTTTTTTATTTGTCGGTTCATCGATATTTGCTTCTTTAAAAAATTTCTTCCATAAAAATACAGGCTTGCCTTCTTTTAGGCGTTTAATTGAGGCTTCTTTACCCGCTTTATCAAAATCATACAAATATCTTAAAGATGATAAATCAATCGGAACATCAATATTTGACGAACAAGTAGCTATCGAATTTTTATATAAAAAAGAATCTAAAGGTCCTTCAAACACCGTAATAGGCAATGATAAATCCACATTAAGTAAACCAAAAATAGTTGACATTGGATCAACTTCTTCTACTTCATGTGTTACAGTTTTTCCAAAAATTTCGTATATTTTGCTTAATCTAAATGTCATATACTTAGGATATGTTTTAAAATTTCTAATCTGAAAACCTAAAACTTGATTGGTATTAGGAATCAGATTAAAAATGTAAAGTTGTTCTTTTTCTTTACTCCAAGAAAAAATATCCATGTTTGGCTGCAACCTTTTAATTAAATAAGTTGCTATTGGAGATTTATCAATTCTTTTTAATTTAAACTTGTCCTCAATTATATTCCTATCAACAGCTAAAGTTTTTAATTTTTCTATGTCAAATAAGTAAGAAGGGTCTAATTGAATAATTTCCTTTTTTGTACTTTCCTCAGCATCTTTGATGTAAAGCATCTCATCAACGCTAAACACATCTTTTTTGAAGTCCTTTAAGAATTTATAAACATCAGTGTATTTTCCACAATTATAACACTTAAAATATAATTTATCAATATAAATATTTCCGCGTTTTTTATGTGTATCAACGCTACTGTCTCCACAATAAGGACATGCAAAATTTAAACGCCCAGCTTTATTATAAATTATTCTCTTTTCACTGTGTGCATGGTTGCTGTTTAAAATTTCCTGTAAAGAAACTTTAATCTTTTCAATAATTTGTTGAGGATTAACAGCAACTGAATCTTTATCATAAGAAAAAGAGAATGAGGTTTTACCCCCATTCTCTCCGTTTTCATTTGAATTAAAGTGATGCATAAAGGTCATCATCAAAAGAATTTGGGTCAAAATCATCAGAATCATCGAGTATTGATGATGTTTCAACAGCCGCAGGTTTTGGTTTAGTCGGCGCGGACGGCAAAACAAAATCATCATTGCTTTCAGAGATTGCTGATGTAGTTTTTCGATTGTTTTTTTCCACGGATTCAATCATACGGCCACCTGGGACAGTGTTTCTGATAACTTGATTGACAAAATCTTCGGTTGCTTGATCCCAATCTTGATAATCATAAGCACTTAGATCAGGAGATTCGTCAAGATATGATTTAATTTTATTAAAGCATTCTTGAGTTTTTTCCATTTTTTCTCCATCTATGGTAAGCGGCATTTTTTCATCCAAAAAACGACAATTATCATAGTTATTATAACCTGCTACTTGCGTAATGTGAACAAGAAATGGCTTTCCTTCAAAAAGATCAAAAGGAATGTGTGGTTTTCCAAATTCTGGCTTCATTTCAGCCTGTAATTTGTTGTAAATTTTGACTCCATAAGGCCACACCATAATTTTACCAACCATTTCAGGATTGTTGTCATCTTTGATGATTTGAACCAATGAAGCAAATCGTTGCCTGCGAGAAAAATTTTCGGCTAATTTTTGTTCAGCAACAGAATCAGACTTTTTAAATTTCCAATAAAAATCTTGGATAATTGACTTTTTACCAACAGTGGAAGGGCAGTCAACCATTTTTCCTTCATTATTAGCTGGATCAACCAACCAACATGACCATTTTTTCATTACCGATTTTTTTGCATCCTTATGCCAAGGAATAAATCGAACTACTGCTTTGTAAACTCCATCTTTACCAGATTTTGAATCAGGTTTAAAAATTAAAGATTGTTTACGTTCGGGCTCTTTGAAGTCATCGAGCGAAAGATTAAAGATGTCATTAAGATTCTCCATTTTACTTTAGATTTATTTTAGTTTGTTTTAAGTTTACATTAAGACGCCTTAAGTGAATTCAATTTATATATTCACGAACAAAACATTAGTTTTGTACTTCATTAATATTTTTTTGTACTTCTTCTAAGACTAAATTTTTTGCTTCCTCTAAAGAGATATTTAAACGTTCACTTAAGTCTTTATAAAAATTATTTTCTTGCTGTGTTACATATTGCATTTTTGCAACAATGATATTCATATCATCTTCGGCATTTCTAATTTGAGCACCTACTTTACTTGCCTCGGCATAAATTTTTCTTAGTTGCTCAAGTAATTCGGATATTTTTTGAATTTCATCCTGCGACAGCTTAGAAGATTTGTAATTTATCATTGGCTCAGGTGTAATTAAATCTTTATTAGTTTCCATATTATACTTATTATATACAAATTGTTTTAAATAGTTTTGTGATGCGCTTCGATTGTTTTTAATACCCAATATGAATCAACGATATCATCAAGAGGTTTAAGCCAGGCACCTTTTTTATTTTGAAATTTTTCAGGATTTTCTTTTAAAGATTTATGTAAAGATGTATTAATCAAGAATGCATCGGTAGAATTAATAAATGCTTCTATCATATTTTCTTTTTTAAAGTTTCCTTTGCCAGCTGTTGATTTAACGGTCATAGGCGAATATACATTAAAATTCTCAATATCCAAACCATTTTTAATTAACTCCCATCGCAAAACCCATTGATATCCACTTATTTGTGCAAGACGGTTTCCAGTGGATGCAAAAGAGAATCCTTCTATACCCCATTCTTTAATAGGTATTCCTGCAAAACAATTTGTTATTTGTGGAATTAATAATAAAGCATCTTTTACAGATGTTCGTTCTCTTTCACCTATTGAAGCTTTTTTATGCGGAGCAGCTTCTTCGTCTGATTCAAATAATAAAACCTCCGCATCTAAAAATGCTTGTTTATCTTTTTCTTTAATTATGCCATTTCTTGCATAAGAATAAAAATTATAAGAATTTTCGGTTTTGAGAGTTGCGGCTGCTGATTTGATTGAAAAGTCAATCCCTAAAATCATTTATTCATATTGTTTTGTATAGCATTGCCTAATGCGGCTGATACCAAGCGTGATGTAAACATATCATATAAAATTCCTTTTTCAATACCTAGTGCTCTTGCAACAACCCTACCTATTGAAGGCCCTACTAAATACCCTAACGCTGCACCAAAAATACCTTCACTTATTGCTTTCTCTAATCCGGGTATTCCTTCTTTGTCAACAATTTCATTTAATTTTTTTTCAAAATTGCCAACCTCTATGATTTGATCTTCATCAAGTTCATAAATTTCGATTTGTTCAATCTTTGGAGGGTTTCTAAATTCTTTAAAACTTTTCATTTTAATCAAATCTTTTCTTAATGTTTACGTAGTTATACTTAAAATTAGCAGTAAAATTCTTAAAATCCGCTGTGTTTGATGAATAATCAAGTTCAAGTTCAGATAAACTAGTATATACTATTTGTGAAAGTTCAACTGCAACAAATTCAAATCCTGATTGGTCCAAAAAGGAAATGGTTACATCTCCTAAATATTTATTTTTTTGGTCCAAATCATAATATTCAAAAAACATATCAAACATTACCCAATAATTTATATATCCTTCATAAGATTTAAAAGTTATAGTAAAATTGCGGTCCAACCAATATATAGGTCGCAAGCCAGCCTTTGCAGTTACAGGATCTTCATATAATGTCTGTTCAACCGTTTCTGCGGTTAATGAAGGAAATGAGATTGATTGTATGCCCGCTGTCATATAATCATGCAAATTTTCATATGGCAGAGGTAATCTTTTAATGTACGTTTCGTATTTATTAACAATTTCTGGGTAGAAAAAGTTTTTTTGAAGCCGTACAATAAAATTGGTATTTTTGCTATTTAAAATCATAAAGTTTATCTAAATTCAAAATTTGTTGTGCCATCAGCATTAACACTTGAAACAATTCCTTCTTCGCGTTTTTCGTTATTAATAGGAATCGTTTGTCCAGATGGATTTTTAACAACAGGTGCTGTTGCTGCCCAATTGTTTGATTCCATATTGGGAGTTAACCCAGGAATTTCAGGTATGTTTAATGTACTTGCTGTGCTATTATTTGCATTTGCTAATGCATAATTCACTGCGGCGGATTGTGATGTTGCAGTAACTATTCCTTTGGTTGTGCTAACAGCATTATTGGCAATTTGCGCTTGTGCTATTGAATTAGCGGGGGATGAAGATGTGCTTGTTACGCCTGAAGTTGCAACAGCTGTGCCTGTTCCTGTAGTTACATTTAATGTTAATGCTTTAAGTTTTTGTTTAAGTTGAGTAATTTCCTCGTCTTTTTGCAATAAGGCAGCAGATATCGAAGTCTTAAATTCAATATTTTCAAATTCTCCTGTGTATATTAAAACGTCATCACCTTCTACATTTTTATTAACCAAATAATAATTTCTTGTTGTCCCTCCTAAAAGTTTAACCGCGGTTTCACTGTCTATTTTAAATAAAATTTCACCTGCCCCAGGATTTGCTGCTTCAATATTTTGAACAGGATCTATAAATATTTGTGAATTATCACTGAACACAAAACTTAATTTTACATTCATCCCGTTACTTGCAAGATCCAATGTAACATTTTGTTTTTTATCCTTTGATTTTGTAAAAATTTTGAATTTTACAAAATTATCAAACGGATTCATATAAAAAATATTTGTTCCTTGTGGATATACAACTTGTCCTAAATCAGCCGAATCTATTTCGGTTGTTGAGGCAACAGAAATAAAATTAACATCATAATAATTATTAACATAGCTGTATTGAGTTATTATTCTAGGTGTTCCAAATGAAACACTTGGAGCAGGAGTATCATCGGTTTTAACAATTTTATTGTAAACTTTAATTGGTCTAAATCCTTCTAAAGCATTAATCTTTTCTAATTGATAACCGTATTTTTTTGCGTCTGTTGAAGAAAACGTTGATCTTCTAACTATTTCTTTGTTACTTACTTTATTTACTAAACGCATAATATATTCAATATTATAAGAATATATTGCAGCAGCATTTCTTAATACTGGCCTATAAATTGACGGCTGGTCAAAATTATCTTCTTGCAAAATTGTCACATCAGACGTTTTAATAAAGTTGGTTCCTATTTGTTCGTATACCGTTAATTGGTTGATAACAACCCATTGACCTGATTCGTTCAATAGATTAATGTAATCTTCAATAAACCCTCCTTGAAAAGTAGGGTAATATTCTATAAAATCAAATTCTGCATTTTCTTTAATCACTGCGCCAACAAAAGAGTACTCATCTTGCTGATTGACAGAGCTATTCCATGTAGTTCCAATATTAAGATATCTATTTCCATTGGTTTCTGTAATTGAATTTATTTCATACAGATTAATGCTTATTTGTGAAGACTGTGAAAAACCTACATTACCAAAAGTGTATTGATATCCTACTGAATTTGTTGCCGCAGGAGAAGTCCAGAAATCTAAATTTACATTATATAAAGAAGGAACTTTAAATTCTATGTATCTATCAAAATATCTATCAGCAATAAAAATAGGATCGGGAGAAAATGTTACATCAGGTTCACTTCTTAAATAAACATTAGCAGCAGCGGTAAAAGGACGTTGATTTGTCCCGTTTGCAGTCCATTCATTAAATGCTATTTCTGTGATTACACCATCTAATCCAGGAAATGTGAATCCAGCTAAAAAATGAACACGAACAGTATCATATTTTTGATTTGATAATAAACTTGCGGTAACATCAGTTAAAACAAAATTATTATCTCGTTGGATAATAGGAACAGGTGTATCTATGTCATGATATGCCCAAACTTTTGAATCTAATCCTAGTTTGCTAGCTGATTTATCAAGAATGTTGCCAGTTCTTTTGTATGCCTGAGCATTATTTAAAAACTGATACGTATTAGTGTATCTATTCTGCAAACGTAAACATCTTGCTTGTGATGTTGTAATTGTTTCATTAGAATAGATGTATTCTACTAATGCATAATTTGTTATTTGTATGTACTGTGAAGTAGCAGACATTTTAAAAAATTTATTTTATTGCTATTATTCCCAAGATTAAACCAATTAAGGATATGCCGCTGATTGAACCGCCTACTAGCATTTTAGTTTTTAAACTATGTATTTCTTTTTGATAGATATCTTCAATTTCTTTAGACTTATCTAATTGTGATTCCAATGTTACAATTGCTTCCTCCCTGTTTATTATCATTTCTTTAAGTTCAGAAATTTGTGTATTTTTATAATCCACAGCTTCTTTTAGGATATTTATTTGAACATACTGTTCCATGATTAATTTATCTTTTGATGATATTATCTTTAAACAAATACTATCATATTCGGCTACTTCTAAATTTAATTTTTCAAACCAAAAAAGTAGGTCAGTTAAATTATCAAGTTTTTGAGCTTGTTCAACCGTCATTATAATTACATCATTGCCCGAAGAATCTTTTTCAAAAATAGGATAATTTGTCTGACCTAACAAAGAAAAAGAAAAAGAAATACATAATATTAATAGAATACTTTTAATCATATCTCCAACTTAATTTTTAAAGAGTTAAGTAAATCTTCATTTGTTCTATTATTGGGATTTCTTTTTAACTCGTCAATCTTTTTTTGGGTTTCAGCTAATTCTTTTTTAATTAAAAATAACTCTCTTTGTGATCTATACAAGTTTCTTTGTAAAATTTCAATTTCTTTATCAGAATTTTTAATTTTGTCAACAAGAGTTAATTCTTTTTTTTCCAAAACTTGATAATCATATTTTAGGCGACGAAATTCTTCATTTAGAATTTCATATTCTTTGTATAATTCCTGTTTCTTTGCCTCAAGTGTTGCTATCTTTTCTTTATATCCACTATTACTTGTATACCACATTGATCCCAATACACCGCAACATATAAGTAAGATAATAATTATAATATTTCTACTGTCTTTCATATTTGTGATTTTTTATTCATCTTCAGCAGGAAATTCGGGAGGAGTTGTCCAACTGCGAGTGTAATTGTTAGAATACCTAATAATTGACTGTCCGCTTACGGTCAAGTATTTATAATATGTACCTGTGCCTGTGCCTGTTATCGATGATTCGTTAAACATTGCATCTCTTAACGGTATATCATGGTGCATAATCGGATCGTCAAACATAATTTCTAATGCAAATGAATTACGGTTAACTGAACCTGATTCTGTAGGAACAATACCTCCATTATCCGCATAATAATTACCAAATTGAGGAACAATTCTCCAAGCACAAGAACGGTTTCTGCTAAATGCACGGTTGCCCATAAGTTGGAATGTTGCACCTAAATAAGTTTGAAAATATGCTTGACGTAAATCAGCAGCACCATCTATTTCATTTACCATATTAACGGACTGGGAATACACAAATTTGTTTGATGCCTTTTTTGTGTCAATCCATGTGTAAGTTTTTGCAGTTCCTTCGATCCCTAATGATGTTGAGGCAGATTGTCTAGGCTGCCATAATATTGATGATTGGTCATTTGCAAAATAATAACTCATACCGTAATTGATAACATTGCCATTCCAACGGTTGAAATAATTTGAAGCTGTTGCGCCTGACGATTGATTTAACATATAAAACGAATCGCCAGTATTAGATGTTGATAAAGTGCCTGCGGAAGTATCATCGCCAACAACAGCCCATCCAGAGTTCCAATTTTTATAAGAACTCCAATTTGCAAAACCTAAACCATTTCCAAATAAATCATATAAAAACAAATTGCGCTGATAGTGATCATCGGTCAAATCGGTAGCAGATGGGAAGTATTTTAATCTGATAAATTGTGTCCATCTTGGTGAACCTCTGTCAATTAATTCAGATTGGTTACCTGATACCGAAGAATCACCAACTTCACCGGGCGCAATTCCAGTGTTTAGGTTGGGATTTCTAACAGCAACCGTAACATTAAAATCAATTAAAGCAAACTCACTGTTAATACGTTTGAATCTAAATTCGGATGCTTTATTTTCATAGTTTGGATCACCCCATCCTCCATCATAATTGCCTGTTGAGCCATCAAAAATATTATAAAATTTATCAATATTTCGTATCATGGTGGATGCTGTTCCACCACCTGTCATTCCCGTAGTATCATTACCATCTGGCCAACTAATATAACTTCTTCCATTGGGCATCGACGGTCCAATTGCATACATTTTAGCATATTGGTCACTTGTAAACAATTCTTTATAATCGCTTGCAAGAGGACCGGTATAACCTGCTGTAGGCCACACATCATCAAGCATTCTGCGATTTGTGTATATTACATGCGAAGGCCAATATCCTGTGCCTCCATTATTTCCTATTACGTCTGTTCCGCCTGAAACCACGCCGTACGTGGTAGTTCCATAATTTGATGTTGCACCTGTTACCGCAGCAACTCCTACAACTCCAGCTGTTGCAGTATATCCATAAATAAATTCCAATGTAACAACTTCCTCTAATAAGAAATTGTCCATATTTACCGTAACATTATCAAACCCGCTATTCTTTTCTTTTTGCCCATAATGATCGGTAAATACCATAAACGTTCCGCCTGTATTATCCGTTTTAGGAATCCAATATTCGCGCAAAGAAGATTCATTTTGCGCTGATGCAACAACAGTATTGACTTTGCGATAAGCTGATGATGAAGTTATTGGTCTTGATGTTGAAGTATCACCCGGGATTTTTGTTGCGTCAGCCTCAAGGAATGTAAATACCAATTTTGGTGATTGCTGTCTTGCTTCTTTAACAGCAACAGCATCGCCCGAATTTTCATTCGCACCTGATAATCCAAGTCCTTCACCGGCAACAAAATTGTTTAGTCTTATGTTTCCTAATATCAAAGGGTCTTGTTCAAATGTAAGACGGAATCCCATTCCTGAACCTATGGTGCCGTTCCATGTAACATTTTCGCCATCCCAAGCTGCGGCAACTGCGCCTACGGGTGCTTCATATGATCCAACATAAGAATCAAGTGGAGCACCACTTTCAAATTCTGTTGGGTGAGGAATCATTATTGCTTCCAACCAAGTAGAAGGAGGAGTACCGCCGGTTATTCCAAAGCCGCCAGTTTGTCCAGCAAAAAATATAGTACAAGATGTTACTCTTCCTTCCCAATCAGTTTGTAAATTTAATGCATTAACATATGACGTATTTGGCGCTTGATTATACGGACTTTTTAATACTATATACTTTAATGCATCAGCATTGGTAATGTTTATTGTTGAAGAAGGCGGATATCCCCAACCTCCGTTCTGTAAAGTACGTCCTGGTCTACCGTGTAATTTTTCTGCGGCAAATTCTGCTCTGAAAGTATCAGAAATGGTTGCGTTTGAATTTATTAATGCTGCATTACTTGTGGAAGAATTTTCAATAAAGCTTCCTGAAACACCTGTATATAATACTAATCCATAAGCGCCAGACGCGCTATAATATGCTATGTTGTGATTGGGCGATGCGCCAGCCGTTGAAGGCGAAGCAGTTAATCCGTTTGCAACCGCTGGTCTTGGAACATAGTTTAAGAAGCCAGTTGTGATATTTCTTTCGGTTGAAGCATATGCATTTTCATCAAAACCAGCGGCGTTACCAAATCCAACACTGCCATCTTTTTTGACTATAAGCTTGATATTGTTTAGTACATCTCGCGTACTCAATCGTTGTTCCCAAAATCTATAAGATTTTCCGCCATTACGTCCAGACTTTATTGATGATATTGCAAGATCACCATCACCGTTTGTTAAAATTACTGAGCCTCCATTTTCAGTGCCTCCATTTGTGCCAGATATCCAAGTAATTGTTTCATCTTTAACATCTCCTTTATTCATCAAGTCTCTAAACAGATTAAATCCTTGATAATGAACAGGTTTAAATAAAGCATTCTCTATTCCTCCGTGTCTGAATGCATTATTAAATGCTCCGGTAGAAGCAGTAATACCAGACATATCATCTTTGTAAAAAGCTGCATACAAAGAACCGCTGTCTCCTGTATTACCGTAAGGTATAATATGTCTAGTTGGTGATAGAATTTCTTTGAAAGGAAAGTTTGCGGCATTTGTTGAATATGCACCTAAACTTCCTGTACCTACTCCTGCCGTTGGTGATCCTCCTAATGTTGTATATGGATATTCCAAAATACCCGTTGGATATAAATATGAATCTCCTATAAAATCGGTAATTACTTGCGTATTTGAACGATAATTTGGCTGATAATAAGGATACGTTGATGATAAACTTCCTTGCGCGGCATAAGCATATCCAGCATATACTGCATCATTATCAGTTATTCCTCTATCAGTTTCATTATACTTATTTTTCCCGTAAATATGAAAACGCGTTCTTGGCCACAAATTATGAACACCAAATCCTGTAATTGCTGTTCCCGTATTGCTGACTTCAGTTGCATTTGCATTTAATGGATGTAAAGCAACTTGAAACTCATTTCGATAATTATCAAGAATTTCACCGATATTTGTTCCTGTTGCTGCTGGCTGAACGCCTAATCTAAATGAATCAAATCCTTCATTTGCATACCATCCTTCTCTTCTAAAACCTATTCTAAAATTACCTGTTGCCGAAGTAATAGGAGATGTTCCAGATCCGTAAGGGTTTGCACTTTCATATGAACTTTCAACAGTTCTTCCCAAATAAAAATCAATAAAACCTTGATTATTTGCAGAAGACGTTGATGAAGTAAATGCTGCAACTTTGCTGAGTTGTGTATTAATGTCTAACTTATTTGCAATATTGCCAAATTGCATCCACACGTTTGTAGGATCATTTCCATCATTAGAAAGAACGGATGGATTGATATGTATATGCATTTTAGCAAGAGGCTCCCAGACGCCGTTGTCGTCACTTGTAAATGTACCTATACCTATATTTCTAAAAGGAGATACATATAATGAAGGCAAACTTCTTTGTTCATTTATAGAAGCGTCAATATCTTGACTTGACACGGCATGATCAGCACCCGCAACCGAACCGTCTAATTTATACTGTGAAGTATAGAATATAAGTTCACTTAAAAAATAAGTATCATCATTTGTTGTGTTCCAAGTACGCTTTCCTCTTTCAGCCATACCTGCAAGACGAGCGTATCCTTCTGATAAAGGATCCGATGAATTAGTTGACCAAGAAGAAACATCATCAAATCTAAATCCTGAACCATACCAAGAACGTCTTGTTTGGTTGCCTAATAAAGGTGTATCATTGAATAGACCGCTGCTTGCAATTCCTGCGCCGTAGTCTATAAAATTTGCAAGAGAAACTTGCCCACCTACATTTTTGCCGTTTGCTGCGGATATAAATCCTTGAAACACTCTATAAGCGTATGGGCTTGAACTTTCGCGATATGTTTCATCACCAGAATTAACATAATCTGATGATAAAACTAAATCTTGAGGCAAAGCACATATTATTTGATTTGAAGTTGTTAATGATTTAACATCAAGAACTAGTTCAGCCAAATTTATTGTTCTTGCATTGGAAATTCCAGCGCCAGCAGACATTGCATCGTAATCTTCAGGAGACGGAGCCAATCTTGTTGACAATAAAAACATTGATTTTGTTTCCTTTGGAAAGATTGAACCTGCTGTTGAACCTGCGGTTATACCAGCGCCACCACCGTACGGAGTTGCTAATGTAGCGGTATATTGATAAAGTCCTAATGTACTAAAACGTTCTTCGCCAATTCCGCTATCTGGCCTTAATTCTGACCAAAAGAAAAGAGGAGTATAATCATCAAGAGGTGTGTCATACATCGGTTTAACCCAATATCCATCACCTGACAAAGGAACGATTCCTACTCTTGGGTAGGACGTGTCCTCTGCATTTGCAGGTTGATCCAATAAAGTGGTAGACCTTGCATTAATTATACTATGATATGGTAAAGAATCTAAACTAAATTTAAACAGTAAACGATCAACCCCTGCATTCCATCTACCAGGTTGAGGAAACGGCAATGCAGCATCTCCGTAATCTTGCCCCCAACTTTCAATCGATGGTGTATTATAATCTTGAGATCCTGTTGCTCCTGAATTGCCTGCACTTACCCAAATTGTTCCATATTTGCTGTTAAAACGTGCATTTGGTATCTTAAGAGGAGAAGAAGATGTATCAAATGGTCCTGTTGCATAAGGAGGGTTTGTAAAATATGTAGAATAATCATATGTCCAAACATTACTCAAATCTTGTGTTTCAGGTTGAGGGTAAAAATACCACCCAGGCCCTCCGTAATATCCTGTGCCAGTTGGCGGATATGTTGGTCCAATATTTGCATATTGCCCTTCCGAATCAGCGGATGTTAAATACATCCAATAACCACGATTATAGTGATCTATATAAATATCTCCTTGTCCACCTGTTCCTATAGTTATGTCTAAATAATCAAGAGATGCAATAGGCCAAGGACCTGCTATTGATGATGGACCAGTTGTTCCGCTAACTCCATCAGCAAAAGGAATCATATATGCACTTAATCCAGTAGGTCCAACTGGACCTTGCGCCCCCGTTTCTCCTTTTCTACCCGGTAAACCCGGTAATCCTTGATTACCTCGGATTCCTTGAGGCCCTCCACCCGCGAGTGATATTACTTGAAAGTTATTATTAAGTTTAGCAATTATTGTTGATAAACTGTCGCTTTCAAGAAGATTTTGTAATGTTATCATTTTTGATCTTTTTCTTCCTTTTTTCTATATATCTTAGACTCTTTTGAGAGTGACTGACACAGTATATCCATAAGATTTTTTGGTATCTAAAGTTTTGGTGACTGTGTAATTAAATTTGGATAATTGGGAAACTTGACAATCTTTATCAACTCTATATCCATTTGTTGTTTTTTCAGACTCAGATAAATTGCTCACAAAAACAGGAACATCATCTCTTTGAACAGAATATAAAAATATGTTATTTACTTCATATAATGCAAGCAAATTTTCCCTTATGTAAATATCTTTAAGTGTATCTAATTCGCTTTCAGTAAGATTTAATCCTAAATTTGTGTTTAACCAATTAAATTCATCAAAATTACTATAACTTATATTTTCCTTAATAAATCTTATTAATCTTTCTTGTAGTGCTAATTCAATAAATAATCTAGGCCTAGATACATTAATTTGTGCAGTTAAACCATTACTAATTGCAGGCTGTAATACAGTAAAAGTAATTTCATTAGGCAAAAATGTTTGAACATCTAAGCTTTTTGGTATTATCATAGCCTTAGATGCCATAAATGTTTTAAATTCTTTCATTTCATTATATCCGTCAATATCTACATAATTGTTTAAATCTATATACTTTCTAAAATATTTTGCATCCCAAGAACTGTTTAAAACATTAATATTTTTACGGTCAACCGCAACTTCATGTATAAATTCATAAACACTTTTATATGCAGAGTTAACAGGTATTTTTAAAATTTCTTCATCAGCTACTTTATTTATTCCATAGTTTCTAATTACACCAGAATATGTAGGTAAACTACTAATTCGGGTATTTGCCAATAAGAAATCTTTTTCAAAATGATTTGTAACCGATTCATCTTCGCGAACCCAAAAAGATATAATATCCATTGATTTAGGCTCATAATATCCTCTGTGCCTAATAACAACTTCGTTTTGATTTGTATTAACAATATTATATCCAATTACATTTACGTTTGCGTATTGCGGCGGCCTGTCTTGATCTACTATATAATTTAAAACACCTTTTTTAATTATCTGATCTGCTGCAATAATTGTAAGTTTAAAATCTTGTGCTTCTACTTTGCCATTATCTGTTACTTTGTAATATTTAACAAGAGGGCTGGAATCATTAATATTTTTTTTAATATTAGCAAATGTAAATAAATTTTTTGTATTTTGATAAAAACCTATTCCACCTCCTATATTAAATGTTTCAAGTGTTAAAAAAGGATAAGAATTGTTTGGGTAAGTAAAAGTATTTAAACCTTCGCTGTTTCCAAATGATGTGATTGAATTTTTAAAATATTGATATCTTAAAGGCGAAGATATTCCTAAGCTGTTTATTAAAATTGTATCTGAAGACTTTCTTGTATCAGTAAAGTCATATGTAAAATATGTGGATGTACTGTCAGAAAAGCCAGTTGATATAAATTTATTTAAAAACCCTTCAAATGAAAAACTATTTGGCACAATTCTTGTTGAAGCTATATCATAAATAAAAGGATATGATGAGTCTAAACTAATTGGGTATTTATTAATAAAAGGATTTACTTCATCAGATACCGAAAAAGGATAATATGTATCTGAAGAATTTAAAAAGAATGTTAAATAATCGGATGTAGAATTATATGATGGCAAAACATTTGAAGTATCAATGACCCCACTTAATTTAGGATCACCTTCTTGTATGTACCCTCCACCAAAAAATAATTGTCTTGGCCTATATGCTGCTTGCGCATCATAGCTGCTTCCTGTTACGCCGTAAGGAGCAACAGTCGAAATATTGGAACCAATTGCAGACGATATATTAAATTGCTGTTGATTATTATTTTTTAAATTATCCAACGCAGAATAATTAAATACATAATCTTGCAACCCTGATTGTGTTCTATAGTCGTGTGTTCTTTTGGTAATAATAATTAAAATTGACTTAAATTTATCATTTTTAATTATTTCTATTTCTAAAGGAGACTGTGTTTCATAAAAATTATATGGAACGGTTCTTTGTATTGCAGCAAATTTATATTCATTATATTTAACAGAATTAGCTATTTCGGGCAAATCTATTTTGGAATCATCTATGTCAATAACCTGTATTTTGGCGCCTCTAAACAAAGTTTGTGGTCTTGGTATGCCTGGGTTAAGGGTTAAAAATGTAAATCTTTCTTCCCTGGGTTTAGGAATTAAATTGCCATAATAATCCTGTTCAGACGGATAACCCACTGAAAAATATTTCAAAAACCAATCATTGCTATTATCCGTCATAATTAAATCATACCAAGACTTGTTATCATAAGCAATGTCGGACAACTTCGCAAACATATACGACCTTGAAGATCCTAAAGATTCTTCTGGATAATCTTTAGGAACAGTGTCCAAATAAGGAAATTCATGTGATAATATGATGGGTTCAGCAAAATCCACGCTGTCATCAGGAGAAAAATTTGTTCTTCCAAATGCTCTTGACGTATTTAATCGATAATAATTATCTCTTGCATCCGTGCCTTCTTGCACCCATTTATTTATAAAAGGCACAACTCTTGACAATGTAGCAAAATCTTTGTTATAATTTTCTCTTAAACGATCATATTCACTTAATAATTGTTGACGCAAAAATGCTTCTACATATTTTCCTTCATCTTTTAATCTTGTTATTTCTTGTTGGTCATTAATATTTAAAATGTCAGTTATGCCGACAAATCCTCCAAATTCTTTGATATCATTATCCTTTGAATAATCAGATTTTTGAATATTAAGATACGGTAAACCAGCTCCACCTAAATATCTAATTCTAAATTTTTTAACATCAATAGTAGTTATACTGTTATCAGGATTTTTATTTGAAACTAATGACCTTTCAAAATTTCTATAACCCGATCCTCTTATTAAATACTCACTACCATCATCATATTTTTGCGGATGCTCATATGTGTCATAGTGATAAAAAGGTGTATAAGTATTAATTAAAAAGCCTGTTTCGGATGAAACCGAAGTAACTGAAACGGTTGATAAGTTATCCCATGTAGATGTTATTTCATTAAAACCTTCAAAAGAAAATTGATATGAACCAAATGATGGCATTTTTTTAATTCCACCAGGATCTGACGGATCAATGATTTGAGGTAAAAGAACATAATTTTCATCCGAAGATAACTCTAAATATTCATTTTCACCAATTGATTCATTCAAAAAATATCTAAAAGTTTCAAGAATAGGTGAATATGAATAATCTGATAAAAAGAAGTCAAAATCAAATTCTTTAATAGGAAACATCGAAAATAAACCTATTGTAGGTCTATACATTTCATATGCCACTATTCTTTTTTCATCCGATAGATAAAATTCTTGTGATGCGTCATTTATCTCTATTATAGAATAAGTGTTTTTTTCATTAAATGCACTTATTAAATTTTTATTATCAAATATAGGCTCGTCTAAATACGGTAATGAATAAACGTATTTTCCTTGAACGTTCCAAGGTAATAAACGTGAATACTGACTTTTTGCTGTTTGGAACCATTGTTGCAAAAATAATTCATTATTTAATATAGAAAGGTTCCCAAATGATAAATTAAAGTTTCCAGTTTCTGTTGCTGTATTATTTATTGTTACAGACTTCGTATTTTGATTAATTTGTAAAACATAGCTATTTACAGGTATGCCTGTTCCTGAAACTGCTCCTCCTACATATATTCCTTCTGTTGTACTAACATTAATTATATTGCTACCAAGTGAAATTCCTGTTAAAATTTCACTTTTATTGTTTTGAAAATATCTTTCCCCATCCAATTTTGCAATTCTTGCTCTAGACCTCCTTCTTTGTGCACCTCCAATAAATAATTGCGAAGCATTGGTGTCAACTGTTAATTTAATAACAAAATTTTGATACGAGCCTAAAGAAATGTTACTCGTATCTATTGAAAACGGAATTGTGGTATCGGAAAAATTACTATTAGTTGTAAAGAAAGAATAGTAAGTACCTGTATTTTGTATTGTGCTGACATTAAGAGCATTAACATCTGATCTTATAATTATATTTGCTCCTGATGAAGTTTTTAATATTTTAACAAAATAAAAAGTATCGCCTGCAATGTTAGGATTATTAACAATATTTAATCCTATACTTTCATTAGACGTTAATCCAGCATAAGATACTGTGGAAATATTAGTTGCTACTTTTACGTTTCCATTTTCATAAAAACCTAAATTATTTATATAGCTTTTTCCGCTAATCATATGCCTTTTAAACTCTATGGTATTGCCATCTAATGGTTTAAGTTTAGATTTTAAAATTATTTTATTGTCTTCAGCTAATGCATATGCAGGTGAATTATCAAATGAATTTATACAATTAGATATTGCTTTTGCAATGTCATTAACATTTCCATCATTGCTGAAGTTTGATATCCAATCATATCCGTTTGGATCTTGTACAGGAAATGCCCAAGATTTACCTTTTTGCAATCCCGTAGGATTTGCAAACATTTTCCATCTAAACTGTTTAAACTGTTCCTTTATTATTACGTTAAGTCCTGATGATCCATTTAAAACTGATAATGTGTATTTAGGGTATTCTATTATAATTTCGTAAGAATCCAATAAAGCATAATTTGAGCTATTTCCTGAATATCCTTGTTCTAAATCTAAAGATATGTTTGTATCAATATCCAATTTATAGCTTAAAGCAGTGTATGCATACGTTGCAATTCCAGTAGGATAAGAACCTACTAACGCATTTGCATTAATGGTTGTTCCTTGTGCAGAATTTTCAGGATTACCTAAATTTTTAATTTCAGCTGATGTAGAAGAAATTAAATTAACTATTTTATAAAAACCTCCTGATACAATAAAAATTGTTTCATTTTCAACTAAATCTTGTGTGCTATCAAATGAAGCTGTTACGTTTTCACCAACATTTGGTTGAACAAACGAAGATGATAATGAAGTTACAGATTGATCTTGGAAAAAAGTAAATGAAGTTGCCGTTCCTCCTACAGCAGAAACTTGAAAATAATATTGTGAATTTTTGTCTGTGTTATTATAATTCTTAACATTTATTTCTAAACATTCGTCATCAGCAATTATACTTCCATTATTTCCTTGATCTATCAGATTAATAATCAATTGTGACTGTCCTTCGTTTAGCAACAAGGCATCATTTTGTGAGATCATTTGTATAGGTCCTCCATATTTACTGATGTCTTCTTGTGTGTCAAAGAGTTTGACTTGTGTTACTCTTTTATAATCGGTAGTCCCAGTAAAACCGTAATCAACTTCAGACAAAGAAATTGCTCTTTTAAAAACATCATCTCTATCTTTAATATAAAAGATCCTTAAAGGATCATCAACCATTGCAGGTAAAGGAAACTTTCCTATTACATTTCCTTGATAAAAAGGAATTGATGATGTATTGTTATTAAAAGAAGTGTTATGGTAATATTCAATAGGTAATTGTATTCCGTTTGGATTAGATTGAACAAAACTTCTTGTTGAATATGGCTCACCGTCAACACCAGGTTTTGGTGGTGGAGACTGATTAGGTATTTTTCCTAACACTGACGAAGCTAATTCAAATTCAGCTAATTGAATTTCAGATACATATAATCCAAAATATCTATTAATTGAATAAATATTTGCCTCAGGATCATCAAATAAAAATTCTAAATTAATTAAATTTGTGCTAATTATGCCATTTCGTTCAAATCCGTTGGTGATAAAATTTTCAAATTCTTTAATCGGTTTATCCGTTGTCCAAAAATCATTTAACAATTCTCCTTTTCCAGCAATAGTTCCGCTTTTATAAACTATACCATTCCATACAGTTGAAGCGTCTTCATCAAAACTTACTTCGATAGGACGTTCGATAAATCTTGGATCATTAACAATTTTTCTAATGTATTTACCTAATTTAGAGGTATCTCGCATATCAAATGTTTTAATTATACGAGCATCTTTAAATACATCTTTAAACAAATCATCAACGCTACCTTCATTATACGTTACTAAAGATAGCGGATGTTCTACTCTAAAAATTACAAAATAATCAGGCAAAACTTTTCTCATCCACAAAGGAGCTAAGAAAGACAAATCTTCGTCATAAAATTTACTTCCTAATTGTTCTACGCCATAATTATAAAAATTATCATATTGCTGAAATAAAGATGTTTTTGTACTTTGATAATCTTCATCAGCTTGAAATAAATCAAAAACAACCTCTTCAGGTGTGTCTTTAAAAAATGTATATAAATCTTTTTGATATGTAGATTCAGGACTAATAGTGAATCTTTTATATCGGCTATCTGATAATTGAGAGTTTGCATCAAACGAATTTAATGAAAGTTCTCCTTTAGAATCAACTGTCAGTTTAACATTTCCTGATAATTTAGGATTTGACTTTAATAAAGCATAAGAGCTTCTATCATCATATACGGTATTGGATGTATTTTTATTATTTTGATATGTTGTTCTTGAAGTTCTTACAGTAGTTTCGGCATATCCAAATATATGGAGTTCTTGATAATCAATGTTATCAGAGAACTCAGTAGGAATCATAGAAACATTTCCAGATTTTAATCCTAAAAATTCTGAAGCAAAACTATTAGGGTTATTTGGTCCTGTTATACTTTCAGGCATTATCACAGGAAATGCTTGTGATAACGGGCCAAAACTAGGATTATACCTAAAAATAAGAATATTTAATTTAAGATGACTGTCATTATTGCCTTCATAATCTATTCTTACAGTAATACCTCTATTTTTATCAAGTTCGGGTGATGATGAAATAATTTTTGATGAGCTGAAGCCCAATAAATCCCTGGAAACAAAGCCTGTTCCAGTAAATCCACCAACAGAACTTCCTGTTGGATTATATGCTGTGCCATCAAACGGATTTATAACTGAACTATAATCAATAGCTGTACCTGTTGCTGGAACACTATACACTAAATTTTCAAGTTCGCCTAATGAAACTGTGTTAAATTTCCAATTTTCTTTATCAACTTCAGAATAAAATCCTACATTAATGTTTTTACTTGACAAAGATCCAGTTGCACCAACAAATGGTTCAGAACCACCAGTTGGTCCTGTCAAAGAAACTTTTGTTACAATACCGGATAATGTATTTAGGTATTCAACTTTTTCAATTATAACAGGCCCTTCGCTATTAGGTAAAAAATCTTGAGTATTTTTAACATATAATCCAGGGCCTATATTATTAAAACCAAGAGTATTAACAGTTGATAAATCTTGATCAATAAAACCTTGTGATGTTAGGTTGCATTGCCCTCCTATTGCAGAAGTTTGAGAAATTTCAAATGTTCCTACACTTTCAAATGTACGAGTATTTGGATAAAAAAGGACATAAAGTGTTTCATCTTGTGCAAGTACGTCATCATTTCTATTAATAGTTAAAAATGTTGACGATTTTCCTTGCATTACAACTTCACGTTCAAAATCTATGTTGTAAAAATTAGGACCGTTTATATTACTCATTATACATTAATTTTTATACATTTGAGCGGAAAAGCGATTGAACACTTTCTTTTGTAAATGATATGTTTTCGACCACTTGTGCCACTTCAGGAACTGATTGTGCATCAACAAGAGCAATGCTGTCTTTTTTGTATGTTGAAGTCACTTGAACATCAAACGAAAATACAGGTTCATCTTGCTGGTAAATGTCAATACCTATTTTCTTAGTGTATGATAAATTTCGCAATGTTCCAACCCTTTGAGGATCATATCCTCCAAGTATTCCTAAACCGCCAGCAATTACACTTGTAACTGTTGAAGATATCCAAGGTCCAAAATAATCAGTCATTCTGTATTGAAACACAATCGGAACAACTATTGCATTATCTGACCCAGGCTGAACGCTCTTATATGATCTTGCATCAACTCCATTAACCAACAATTGATTAAATTGTGCAGGTCCTACAAAAAGATATGCTCCTACTGTTTGTGAACCTATTAAATATCTATCGTTATCAATAAATCCAAATTTGTTAGGCAATTCATCAACAGATGATGGTGTGTAGGTTGATGGGAAAGGCGCTGATCCTGTTATATTAAGATTATTATCTTTGTAGCTAAGCTGTAAAGGCAAATATGATGATAATCTTGCTGGTGCAGGTTCGTTAAAATAATTTGAATGTATAAACTCTGAAACAATCTCAGGCGCCTGCGGTAAACCAGTATTTGTGTTTAGATTAACAGTAGGTAATTGGAGATTACTCATTGCTACTGTTGTGCCAACATTGTTAATAGCAGGATGCTGAATATGTACACAAAAATTTGTTAAATACCCATTTCCTGCTGCAGTATTTCCAGGAGTTACAGGAGAAACAACGTCCCACACCCACGGAGCGGTTGTTCCAAAAATACCCGATGCGGTTGTTCCAGGAATAGCAGTAATTCCCGTGTCACCAAGATCGGGAATGAAACTTCTTGTTGCTGTTTGTCCATAAATAGGATTAGTTAAACCTACATCGGTATATCTACTATATAAAAATTGACCTAATAATTGTCCACTTTGATAAAATGAAGCAGATAATGTATTATCATTATTTGTATCTGTTGTATTTATACCTAAATTAACAATAGGAACATAATCATATTTTCTATAATTATTATAATCTTGATCATTTACAGTAAATGATCCTCCTGTTGCTCCTGTTCCGCTGTAAGGAACCATTTGCCCAAATCCTCCTGGGAATCTTGATATTAATTTAAGAGGAGAAGCACTATCATTTTGCAGATATAAATAATATGTTTTAGTTAATATTGCGCCTCTTTGCTGCGCTGTTGGCAAAGAAGCAACTTGGTCTGCATAATATCCTGCAAATAAATTAACAGTAGAACCGTTTTGTACAGGTAATTTAGTATTGCTTTGATCATCAACCAAAAATATAGATATTGGAGTAACCACTTCGTTTAAGCGATTTTCAAGATCTTGTATACGCAACTGCATTTCCTGTAACTTTTGATACAAAGATATAACGTTGCCGTCGGGTGTATAAAAATTTGAAGCAATTACATCCGCACTGTGAGCAAAATATTGTTCATTTGCTGTAAAAGAGGATGATAGGTGTTGATCCAAACCTTGTGCAGCTAAATCAGATTCAATGTCAACTTTTACCTTTTCTTGTGCCGCCTGCTGTAATGCAATTGTAGCTTCGTCTTCGGTAACCAAATCATTAGGAAATTCAAACGATATTGTATTTGACGGCGAAGACAGAATTGGATTATTTGGCCATCCTGCCTCAGACACAGACACTACATAAAATTCAACTTTTTCTCCTTTAGATATAGGAATATCTATTTGATTAATATTGATAACATCAGGATTAGTTATATCCTCATTTGCCCAAACGTATTTTCCTGTATTGCCATCATATATTTTTTTACGAACCGGTGATTTATACTCGTTTAAAGCTGAAAATGATGCTCTTTGTTTTGATCCATTAGGATCGGTATAATCGAATTGCTTAATATCAGTTGCACTGCCGTCAGGCCTAACATATCTATAATAAGTTATAAATTGAATTACATTCTGCGCACCTGTTTTTTGACTGATAACAGGATTTGGTATTTGAAAAAATCCACGTAATCTATATTTAGGCGTATCTAATGCAGCTGGTGCATTTTGTGCAGCAGAATTTAGATCAGCAACAATGGACGCATATAAAGATGATTGTGAAGTTTTTTGCTTAATTGCTCTGTCTAACTTATTTATATCAGACTTTCTTTCATTCTCATTTGCATATTTTTTGGAATTAATTTTAGATTTTAGAAAATCAATCGATTTTTCCAATTCATTAATTGTTTGCTGAACTTGTATTTTATCAGATTGTTTTTTTCTGATTGCTTCAATTTCTGCTTGATCTAACTTATGATCATTTATTTGAACAACTTGAAAATTATTAATGTCAAGCACAGGAGCATTTGGAACTAATCCATCAAACGTAGAAATTGATCCATCTCTTGCGCTTGTTAATAAATAATTACCAAAATCTAAAACAGAAGACTGATAAAAATCTTTGAGATTTGTGGTTCCAGTTGTTAATGAAATGTTTAAATCATTTGTAAAAAATCCAATGCCTGGTGACCAAGTTGTTGATAATAAATTTGCTTCATCGTTAATTGTTCTAAAAAATACAACAGTGTACTCATTATATCCTATCCCAACATTAATTAATTTAGGCGAAAATGTTTCTGAATAAAATTGAACATTTTCGCCAATAACTATCGGTTCGTATCCGCTTATTCTTGTCACTCTCACGTATCTTGTTGAGCTATCAATTTCAGCTATTTCATAAATAGTTTCGCCTTTAATTAATTTATCGCCGACCTTTAAAGTCATAGAATCTACAGATAATGATAAATTATCAGTATAAGTTAATTTATCAAACAGATAAAATCTTTTTGTTGAAGTGGTGCCATCGGAATTAGTGTATGTTCTATCTTCATAATTAACAGGCAAAAAAGATCCTGTATAACGAACAACTGATAACGGCAAATCATTTACGCCTTCATCTAAAAAATATGTTATACCTTGTTTTTGTAAGTCAACCAATAAGTTAACATAATTTATATTATTTTTTCCTTGGATGTTATTTTGAAAATACTCAAGTTGTGTTTGATTGCTAATGTTTAGAATCATCCTTTTCACAAACACCTTGGATTCTTCTTGCGGAATATAACGTGTTACATCAAAACTTACTTTTAACGCAGGACTCATCAGGTTTTCAAAAAACCAATTATTCTCTGAAATAAAAGTTGATGGAACAGCAACTTCTCCGATTGGAGAAGGATTAACAGGAGTTTTTGCTTGATAGATTTTTTTATAAGTGCCATCAGGTTGTCTTATAAAAGCATCACTGCCGTCAAACCCCAACATTTTTGATATCGTGTTGTCAATCCTGTCTATGCTGGATTTAAGATATCCAAAAGAAGGTATTGAGTACGTTGATGTTGTTCCGTCATTTTCTTTGACCGAAATTTGAACTGTTTCAGAAACAGAAACAGTTGCTTGTTGCAACTGTTGCAATGTTTCTAATGAATTATTTTGCAGTCTAACAAAATCAGCAAGAACTGAGGATAAACTATTATTTGTGTCAGCCATTTTTTAAATTTTTATTCTTTTAGAATATGTCGTATGTAAATACATAATTTACAGGGTCCAAGCATACAATTTCAATAATTGGCTTATCACCTTTTTCAGCAAATTCAAGATATGTTATAAATGCAGCTTCAGCTTCATAAGCAAATCCTGTATTTAATCTGTCTATAGCATCAGTGTAAACAATCAGATTAAAATTACCGTTATTATTTGACATATCTATGCCATTTTTAAATGATATTCTATATGTCTGACCTTTTTTCCAAACTTGATCCGTATCATCTATTCTAATAACAATGTCTCTATCTATTACATAAGGAACGCCTAATGTCCCATCTGTAATTTTTAAATAATTGGAAAAAGGCAACAATTTATCCGTGTATTGATATGTATTTGGAAAAATTGTAAAATCATTTGTAATTGAAACTAAAGGTTTCGGGCCTAAATTAAATTCTTGATTGGAATTAACAATTTTTATTTGGTTTTCTTGTGTCTTATCCAAAAATATTCCTTCTCCGCTTGATATAACATCTAAATTATAAGAAACTTGAATTGACGAAGTATTGTTATATATGTTGACAATATCTTCATAATTCTTTTGGATTAAAGCAAGTAAACTATTATTATTGGCAAATATTGCTTTATTATCATTTACAAGTTGTTCTAACGAATTTATTCTTTGAGATAATACTTCAGAATTTTGTGAATCTACAATTAAATTAACTAAAGAATTTACTTGATTTTGTAAATTATTGACTAATTGATTATTTTTATTCATTAGAGTAACAGATGCCATCATTTCGTTTAGGACATCCATATAAAGCTCAAGAGAATAAGGATTATAATCATTTATTGAAGTTTCAACTGCCGTATCTTCTGTGTTGACATCAAACTTTAAGTTGATTCTGAAAGAATATGAATTGCCATTAACACCTGTAATGCTATTTGGCTTATATTTGGTTAACCGTGGAATATAGCCTCCGCCTGATGGAAGAGGATCAACGTTATCAAGAAAGAGAACACCAAATAAATTTGAGGTTGAATTTTCAAGAGTTGCAGGATCATATAAGTCATAATAAATAAGAATTGCATTAAATTCAAACGTCTGAGCGGCTGCTGTTTCATTAAACTTGCCAAAATCAGTTATTCCTACATTGCCCATACCGCTATATGTAGCCGTGTCAAATTCAAGAGTTATACCGTCAAGGCGACTTCTTTTAAATTCAACAGATTTATTAACACTCTCAATTTTAAAAGTATCATTTGTTGGATCCAAAAATGTAGCAGGTTCAGTAAAAAACGTATTTGGCACAGGATTGGCAAACCACCATTGAAACCCTGGATTTCCTTGCTGAATATAAGATGCCGTTAACGCATCATAATAATAAAAATCCGCTGTTGCTCCAAAAGGATCGGGAGTTGTAAATGTAAATGTATCACTGTCAAAAAATGCACGTGTGCTTAATCCTGCAGGATGCGCTGATATTGCCGATCTTCCATAAATATATTCAGCATTTAATGGATCAGCTGGATCATTTGTGAAAACCATACCTGGTGAATAATTTACATCATCCACACATTTAAACATTACGGTAGGTGTATTGCCATGTGATGTTGGTATATAAACATAAACTTCGGTAAAAGCATTTGCATTATTTTTTACCGTATTTAAAATTCCAATATCTCCAATGTATTTAATTACCTTTTCATATGATAAGCTGTTGTCTTCTTCAACATAATGTATACCAAACGAAGAATTAGATTGTTCTGTTCCAACAACTGCTTCTCTAAATCGTATTGCACCTAATTCTTTTAGCCATTTGAAGAAAACCCTCTCAGAAACTGTTCTAAAAACGTTTTGGTCATAATCTTGTGATGAAGAAATCATTGATTCAAGATTAAGACAATAATTTTGAAAAGATTCCGCTAAATAATCATTTTGAGTTTTACTTCCGTCAATCTCCTCATAAGCTCCAGGCGAATTTGAAAGTCCGATATAGTTTTCAAAATTAGTACTTGGATTTTCGATATTTGGTATATTTAGTAACGCAAATTTAGAAAATCTAAATTTTTTATCTGAACTATTGAATGAAAGACCTAAATCTTCAGAAGCTGAAGAAAAGGTGTAAAAGGTACCTCCCGCTAATCGAATAGGCCTAATTAATGGTGCTATCATTTAATTATTTTTTTTATTAATATGCAACATACGGAGTGCTATTAAGTACTCTCCAACCGTTTCCTACTTGAGTATCAGCATAAAGAGTTATTGCCGCTTTTCTCAATTCATAGCTATCACTATCAACAAAAGTTGCAGTAATTCCACTCATTAAAATGTCTTGATTGTATCCTGATGCAAGATTAACACTGCTAATACCAAATTGTGCACCAGTTGTTCCTGTTGCTGCAGGCTGATCTATAATAACCGTTATAATTTGTCCAGGAGTTACGTTTGCTGAAGATACGGCGGGCAATTGTATTTTAGTGCAACTTGTTGCCGCTAACGCAGGATCATACGTTGAATAATTTAAACGAATAACACTAATCTTAGGAAAATTTGAACCTGCTGTAATTTCTCTTACGGAAGAAGACGGAGTTTGTGCAAGGGTTTGTGGGTTTAGCAAATAAGCATTAGAAGCGCTTTGACCATCCAATTGCGGTGAAGAAAGAGCTGCATCAAGGTCAAATGGCAATTCACTCACAAAACTACTTCCATTAGTTGCAGTATCATCAAACACAACATTTCCACTAACCAATAAATCTAATCCAACATTTAATGCTTCAGTTATTGAAGTAGTTTTGGAAACGTTTAAATTTCCTTGAAATAAAGCTGATGCCTCACATGTAAAAATTTGTGAAGTGACTGGATTGGTATATCTTTTGATTAAAGCATTTCCTACATTTAAAGATCCGCCAGGTGTAAATGATGTATCTAAACGGGTCTCTATGTTATTAATAGCTGTTGCTAATGTAGAAAAATTTGAATTGATTGTAATTCTTGAGCCTGCTATATTATCGCTGCCTAGAATTTCTGTAATTGATACGGTTGCCATATTTAATGTATTTTTTCTGCCTTTTTTCTATATATCAAAGGCAGAAAAAATACATTGTGTTTTAACTATTTTTAATATAATTGGCTGGTAAATACTTTTCCCATTGCGGATCATACCAAAATCTTCTACCTGTTTTATCAACAATTGATGCGCCTTTATTGTAGCATAGCATCCATTCTTTGAAAGTTTTTCCTTCAGTACCGTTTGGGTTAACCCAATCTTTAAGTTCACCTCCTCCTAATTTGTAAGCATCTCTACAGCACAAATGAATGAATTTAATTAATGAATCCACTTCCAGTTGTGTCAACTTATTTGCTGGTTGAAAAGGATTAATATTCATTCTATAAAGAATTTCAGCTCTTAAATAATTGCCAACGCCATTAAATAGTGATTGATTCATAAGAATCTCGTTAAGCGGAGTATTAAAAACTTTTTGTTTATACCAATTATGTCTTAAGTATTCCGAAAATTCATTAAATTCTGTAAGCGGGCAATAACCTCTATTTTTCGCCCACCCGTCAACCCATTTCCATTTAGCAAATCTTCTAACGTCGTGCAAAAATAAATAATTTCCTTCTATTGTTTTGAATCTCAAATGAGCATGCTTCATAATTTTATCAAAATGCTCTGAGTTCTTTTTAATATAAGCAAAATTCCCACTCATACCTAAAGTAACTGATAAACTCTTTTTAGGTAAACCATCACCTAACGGTATTAAATCAATAATCATTTCCTTGCCTCGAGTTTTTGCTTGCATTTTAAACACAACATCATCAAAACTGTCTAACGGAGTTTTAACTTTTGAAACTTCTGACTTTTCAACTTTATTAAAAAATGTTTCTTTGGATGAAACATAATTAATAAAATCTCCCATGATTTTAACTTCAGCTATTTCAGGCATAATATTTTAAATAGATTTGTTTGAATTTTTATATACAGCCTCACACATTTTAATCATAGCCGTTACATCTTTTTCGCAATATGTAATAATACGGTCAATTTCTCCATTCCAATACGTTGTATGAACCATTGAGCCGTCAATGTCGTCTTTGGGTGATGGAATACCCATTTCATATACTGCTTCTTCAAATGAAACATCTAAACTTGAAAATGCCTTCCACCAATCTTTCATATCAAAAATTGAAATTTCCCAAGGTTTTTTATCAAAAGTATTTAAACATTCAGGAACATTATACCCATAAGACATAAGTTTACGATAAATCCATGCAATATCAAAATTTTTAATATTCCATCCAGTAGGCGTCATACCGTTTGCGCTTGCTTTTACAAAGAGCGCGTATACCGATTTTATTAGTTCAGCTTCGTTTTCATTTGAAATAGTATTAACTTTAATTTCACCTTCTTTCCAAACACCAAAAGATAAACATGCAATTTTTCCAAATTCAGGAAATAATGAAACTTTATCTAAGTATGCTTGGTTAACATCACCTAAGCTAAGGCGTTCAGCTTTTTTCTTGAAAATAGCTGCGCCAACTGGGTCTTTACTTTTAAATTCTTCATAGTTGCGGTATTCTCCGCAGGTTTCAATGTCAAAAAATAAAAAGCGGGAAAATTTTTCTTTAGAAAACATAATTTTTTTATGGTTTATATACCAAGTCTAATTAATAGTTTCAAGAACTTTTTTTAAAAGTGTTATATAATTTATATGGAAAACCAACAAAGAATGAAGATAGATATCTCAGATGCCCCTTGGGCTGAGTGCTGTGGAGAACCTCAACTGTTTGAGACAGCTTTTATGTTTAAAAGAATTTCTCCTATAGTGAGTCCTTCAGGAAAAGAGGAACATGTTCCTATAGAAATTGTTATTTGTAAAAAATGTGGTAAAGTTCCACAATTCATACTTAAAAATTATCCTGACTTACCTGATTCACTTAAAGCTAATTCATCAAAATTAATCAATGAATAATTCCCCGTTTATACTATCATCTTTGTATATTGATTGGGTTAATGAAATTAATGGATGGGGCATTTTTACCAAAGAGGATATCAAAGAAAAAACTGTTGTTGAGGTGTCACCTGTCATTGTTTACCCTGAAGAAATATTAAAAATTGCTTCTTGGCAAACACAAGGTGATAAAAATGCGTATGCATCATTAGGTTTTACTCTGTATAGCCTTAACTGGAATGAAAACTATGCCGCCATACCTTTAGGATATGGCGGCATTTATAATCATAGTGACAATAATAATTGTCAATTTATGAATGATATGGATAACGGTTTACTTTATATCATCACATTAAAAAATATTAATGCTGGTGAGCAATTATTGGTTAATTACGGAAATGACTGGTTTGATAGCAAGCCATTTCCAAAAATTGATTTATAGCTATGTGTTTTGTATATGATCCAAAAATTTAGTTATTAGAGGATTTCTAACGATATCTGACCGTTCAAAACGCATAGTTCCAAATTCTTCTAAATCTGTTACCGAATTAAAAAACCAACTTAAACCACTGGATTCTTTTTTCTTTAAATCAATTTGGTCTTCATCGGCTAAAAATATCATTTTGGAATTTTCTCCTATACGTGTAACAGTACTTATTAGGTGATGTTTAGGCATATTTTGTGCCTCGTCAACTATAATTATTGCATTATCTATACTTCTTCCTCGGATGTAGGCAAGAGGCATTATTTCTATCAATTCTTGCGCCTCTAAATTTTTGGATAATTCTTTACCAATTAATTTATAAAAATTATCCATAAAGGAAATCATATAAGGATCCATTTTTTCTTTCATAGTACCTTTAAGAAAACCTATTTCCTCTCCTTCCAATACTGTAACCGATTTTACAATGATTATTTTTTTGTAAATATCTGATTTTTTTGCTAATAATTTTAATGCTTCAGCACAAGCAACATAAGTTTTTCCTGTTCCAGCTGGTCCCGCGCAGATTACTATGTCTTTAGAATCAATTAATCTTACAAATTGTTTTTGTCTTTCATTTTTGCATTTTAAATCAAAATTAACTTTTGTCAATGCAAGCTGTGCTGGTGATAACCATTTTTCTATGTTTTCTTCCTGTACGTACTTTCTTCTCATATATAGTTTTTTTGTGAATTGTTAAAGCTAAACTTTAACCGTTTTAACTGTCACCCCTTTTTCTTTTTCGACTTCTTTTGCTAATTTTAAGTTATCATCATTATCATCAAAAAATATAAAATTTTTATACCCAGTTTCAACTAAACGATGCAATGCTTCTTTTTTTCTTTCGGCGATGCTACCTTTAAAGCCATGTTTAGGATCGTTAACAGCAATTACTAAATCCTGATGTATATCTATGCCATTATGTAAGAAAAATTCGCGTATCATTGCAGAATTTGATCTTGCAGTCACAATTGCAACGTGAGTGCCTGATTTATAAAAATTCTTTAATTCGTCAAGAATGTGTGAAATGAATGTAGATTGTTTTAAAATATCAAAATCTTCAAATTCAGAAAAAGATAACGTGTGATTTTTATTGGGTTTAAAAAAATTAAATTCAGTAGGAGATAAAGTTTTTATTATCTTATGTGTTTTTGAATCTAGTACATGTATTTTTGCTGTTGATAAAATTAACGTCTCGTCCAAGTCGAATACGGCAAGTGTGCTGGATATTTTTCCTTTTATATTTACTTCATTCATTTTTGTTTCATTAAAGTATTTTTTCGTATTTCTCTACTTCTTTTTCTTTTTTCTTCTAAAAAAAATTCTTTTGTATAAGTTTCTTTGTTTTTGTATAATATCCAATTTTTGTGCCGATTGCGTCTTCCGTTAATAACCGCATTTATATGACATGAAAGTGAACCTATTTTATTTGCAAGATCAAACTTAGTTCCTACATATTCTTCAAAAGTTTCTATATTAAAAAAATGATAAATTGTTTTATCATACCTTGGATTTTTTTCACCTTTTCTTGCGGTGGGATTTTCTTTTAAAAATTTTTTTAATGTTTCTGACTTTTTTTTATTTGCATATTCACCAAGATTTCCGCCCTGTCCACCGTCTACTAAATTATAACCTATATCAGGATTTGTTGAATTAAGTTCTTTTATCCAAAATTTTTCTTTGCTATTAAGCTCTTCTTTTGAAGAACAAGATTCTAAAATATCTTTTTTAAAATTTTCTGAACCATATTTTTTAATAGCCCTGCGTAATTTGAAACCCGAACCTAAATATTTAGGATTGTTAAATTTATCTTGTCCAACATAAATTTTTCCATTAATAAGATTTGTGATTTTGTATATGACCATAAAAGTTTTTTAATATATATCATTAAAAAAAACTTATTAATGTATCATCTAAGATATTAGATTGTGTTGGATATTTTACCTTTAATTTTTGCTTCGTTCATATTATTCTATTTTGATATATGTTTCAGGTGTCCATTCAGAATAAATTTTATCATTAAGATTAAAAATGCTACATACCGACCAAAAATATTCTCCATCAGATAATGTACCCGAAGGTATAACATATATATCTTCATTTGAATACATTTTAATTTCCGTGTATGCTATTTTTCTGTAATTATTGCCACCTGACAAAACATTAACGCCTGAGTGAACAATAATATTTTTATCTATAATAGAATCTGCAAATGAAGAAGAAAATGTAAAATCTGCGCCGTTAAATTGCGCTAATGTTATTTCCCAATTTCTATTTCCTAAATCAGTTTTTGATTTAATAAAAAGATCCTTTGATATATTTTCAACATAAGAGGAAATTTCAGGCACAAATGTATGATTTTTAGCCTGTATTCTTAAAATTCCTGATGTATAATCAGCATAATAAATTCGATACAAATCTTTTTGCAATGATCCATCATTTCCAAGCAAGCAAGATACGTTTGCGCCTGTTCCAGTGCCTACAACATTTACAAGTGGATTAACTGAATAGCTGCTCCCTGCATTTTCAATTTTTACCGTGGTAATTTTTCTTTCATATGCGCCTGTGGTACCTATAAAAGGTTTTAAAAGAATATCATTATTTCCATTTGCTCTTGTCCCAGTTACGTCAAAATAATTAATATTACCGCCGTCAGAAACATTTTTTTCTCTAACTCTTAAATTATACTTAAATACATTATTTGTAGGATCTTCCCATCTAAAATATATTCCATCGTTTCTTATGGTTGATAATAAATTAATAGGATACTCTTTAATTTTTTCATTTGTTATGTCTGTATAAATTTTTCTTTTCCAAACAAAATTATCATTTATTTCCATTAATAAAGGATCCCCGTCATTAATATTACATAATAAATTATATTCATATGTATATATGTCGGCAAAAGGACCGCTGACTGCCACATCCAATATATCTATGACGGCACCTTTTATATAGCTATGATTATCATTTATTGAAGTTACAGTAAAAAAATCTCCTTTTTTAATTAAATTTGACCCATACAATCCTGGAGTGTTTGCGGTGGGCGCTTCTTTTACTGTGTATTCAACTACAATTTCATATACAAAACCTACATTAGTTTGAGTTCTTCTTGAATTAAATGAAAGAATCGGAGAAGAATATTCAGTATCATAATAATCATTATCTATACTTTCAGAAGTATAGATATACCCTTGATTTAATGCATTAGAAGGCGTATTACCATCTTCTATTGGAGGTACCGATATAAATCTGTTCAAATCATTTGTTGATAAAAAAACAGATTTTTCTTTAATTTGTCTGCGATCCAAAGTTTTCATCTATTTCAATAAAAGTATTCTTTTTAATTGTTGCAGAATTTCCGTTTGTGTCCTCTATTAAAAGTTCAACTCCAAATATTCCTGGGTAAGTAAATGTCCACATTATTTTCGAATCAGATGTTTCTACTAAAGTTTCTTCATTTTCTTTAATCTTCCATAAATATTTAGATTTACCTGATATTTTAGAAGTATCTGATGTAAATAATATAGAAACACCTATTGGAAATTTTCCATTTTTATTGTTGGCCCAAGTTTCCTCCCATGTTAATGCTCCGCCGATTGATCTTTCATAAGGTAATCTTTGTGAATCAGATTCAGCCAGGCTAGAATTACTAAAATAAGGCGATGATATGTATGAATATGTAGAAGGTAAATCACTTGCTGGGTACCAACCTTTATATCCAAAAGGACTTAATCCTTCAAATAAATATGTTTGAATGTTTCTGTAATTTATAACAAAATCATTTAACCCAGTCAAAAAACTTCCTACTTTATTTTCACCAAATCCCAGCCAAGAATAATAATTGCCAACAGGAAACGAGTGGGATAGCGAAGAAATATTACCATCGGGTGCTTCAAATGTTAACCCACCTTCACCTGTAAGATACCCTAAACAGTCTACGCTTGGTGTTTTTGCCTGCGCAATTATTTTAAAGTTGGCAGCAATATCACCGGATAAAACCTGTGTTGAAATAACTCCAGTATTCCATTCAGCATAAAAGGATAAAGAATTTCCACTTCCGGTGAAAGGAGAAGATAAAGTTATTTCACGAATAACACCTTGCTGTACAAAAATATTTGTAACTGTTGCAGGCGCTGTTGGGTACAATGGCAAGTAGTCTGATGTCAGAATATCACCAGGAGCTATCTGATTTTCTAATAGACCTGCAACATTTTTAATTTTATAGTCACCTACTATACAGTCACCTATAAAAGTAGCTTTCTTTTTGATATCTTTATCTAATGTTACAGTAGTTCCTGTAATTCCCAATACGGTTGAAACTTTTTCAAAAGGTTCGCCATATATTACATCTCCCACATTAATAGCTGAAGAAGTAAAAAATGAATTGGGATCAGAATAAGTGTTAATGTTTATAAAGATTGGAGATACATATTGTTCTGATATTGGATAATAATAAAATTTGTTTAATCCTTGAGATGTTAAGTTATTTAATTCATAAAGAGCTTGAGCATAAATTTGCGCCGTACTCATTCCTCCTACAATTCCAGTAAAATTATAAGTATCGTCTTCATTAAAAGTTAATCCACTATTTTGTACCAAATCATTAATGATAAAATTACACCAATATGAATTTGAAAAGTCTAATGTATTCCAAGATAATGCACAAGATTCTTGCCAAATTACATCTTTGTAATTTTGCCATGTAATAATATTAGAACCTAATTTTCTTTCAGCGCTATCTTCATCAAAATTTCTTTGACACACCTGAAATGAAGAAGAAATTTTAAGTAAATCATTTTCTTGATCAGATACAGATAAAATTGTGCCTACACCATTTTTCCAATTACCTATTTGTGTAACTTGCAAAGAAAAATCTCCGTACAAAATTCCGTTATCAAAGTACCAATTTGTATGATTAGCTATTGCGGTAGAATCAAATTCAGATGAAGGCGCATTATTAAAATCTCCTGACGAAGGATACATATTAAAATCAAAATAAATATTTGCAGCACCTCCTACATTTTCTCCATAGTAAATTCTTGTAGGAAATTCTTGATATTCGTATTCTAAATAAACATTTTCAATTCCTTCTGCTGCTAAATTAATTAAATAAGAATTTAATTCATCAATAGGTCCACCGTTTATTCCTGCAATATCTATTACATATATTTCAGATTCAGACCAAATATCATAAATGGATCCAACATTACTTGTGTCCAAGTAAACGTGCGTTGTTCTAAAATCTTGCGTGTATTTTAGTTCATTATCTAAATATGCATACAGTTTAATTTGCGTAAATCCTGGCCGTATTTCATCAAGAGGATTACATGTGACGGCGGATTTTTTAATATAAATTTTACCTAAATGATCACGCTTTTCAGGGATATTTGAATTTACTGATTCAATTACCCAAGCAGAAGATGAAATTATAGGATTCCAATTCAAATCACCATTCAAAGGTTCACCGTCTCTAACTTTATAGATTTTTCCAATTTCTCCTTTTTTAAGTAAAGATAAATCATTGCCTTCTCCATTAAGTATTATATTTGAAGGTTGTCCGCTATACGTATTTTTTCCATTAATAGGTATACGTTTTCTTATTGGCGAATTGTTTCTTTGTACCGCTTTTATAAACTTTCCTACACTTATGCCTGATGGATTAGTATCTTCATTGTAAATTTTATTTCCGTTTAAGGTAATAGTTCCACCTATTTCACGCAAAACTTCCCATGTTGCAGGAGAAGCCTTAAAAGCTTCAGGCGGTTCAGAAAAAAGCTCAATATATGTATATTCAGGATTTGAATAATCCGAACCTAATACATTAAGTTGATACACAGTTTCATCTCTTCTTATAAATATCCATTCGTCATCAGGATTATATAACGGGTCTATCGGCGGATAAAGTCTTTGCCCTTGAACAATAATTGTAGGATTAACCGCTGGCGGATTTGTGGTAGAATCTTGATACCCAATAACAGGTCCTTCTAAATTATCTTCAGGCGATATTTCAACAATCGGAAATTCTTCACAATAAGGAAAGCTATAATTATTAATATCAGAAATATCTGAAATATCAAGATTATCCCATCTAAAATCAAAAGATTCCCAAATAGAATTATTAAATATGGGATTTATCCATCTACCGGTAGAATTATCCCAATTAAAATCTATGTATCTATTATTTTCAATTTCTTGCTGCGTTTGATTTTGCTGTGTATTAGGTAATTGCTTTAATGAATCCCATGTATTAACACAGCCATTTAAAAATTTTGCAATATAAGAAAAATCAGACTCTGCCATATAAACTTCTATGCAGTTCTTTTTTATTAAATTTGCAAAATTATTATCTGTATTATAAACAATTAATTCAACCGTGTATTTTCCAACATAAGGAAGAACGACTGTGTGATCTATAAGTAAATCTATGGGTTGAACTCCGCTATCATAATTAAATTGATTTGTTGGTTTTTCAGGTTCTGATAAAACCACTTTCCATTGCATTTGATAAAATTCGCCTCTTCCTAAATCATTCCATGTAAATATTGATCTAGTGTGTCCACTATTCACATTAACTTCTGGCGTGGATATGTATCCTGTACCTGCATTAGTAACTTCCACTCCTTGATGGACAAAGATTTTATCACCAGATTGAACAGTTGTTGATGCTGGCGTTAAATCATAATTTTCTACCGTAATGGTTGATGTTCCAAGACCTACTGTTACATTTGATGTTAGTACAATATTTGATATATTGTCTCCTGTAACAAGTCTGTTAGAAGTAACATTAAATGACCCTGCGGGCGCAATTTCAGGGCTAACGTTAAAAACATTATTTGTGCCACCTCCTGTTGAACCAACAGAAACAACAGTATATTCAAGTAAATTAAGTTGTCCTTTTCTTAAAGAAGCTGATAATGTAGCATTTGCGCCTTCTTGACTTACAACCTTTAATGTTGGTGTAAATTTATATTCGGTGCCTGGATTAATAATTTCAGCGGCTATAACTTCACCTGTTCCGTTTGGAAGAGGATCTACGTGAACAATAACATTGGCATTTGTACTTCCTCCTAATTCATACCAAGTATATGGAACTTCATCCCAAGTAATCGGAAATTCAGTTGACAAAGAAGCAACAGCTCCTACAGGTATATTAGGTGCATCATTCCACGCGGGAGTTCTAGTTCCGTTATTAATATTTCCTACTGGGGTGCCGTCATAAATTTTTAAATTTAATTCTGTAACCGTACCTAAATTAGGTGTAAAATTTGCAACTGGGTATGTTGAGTACCCTAATCCTTTATTTAAAAACCAAACATCTTCAACTTCAAATCCTAAATCTGACGGTGCTGCAGTAAATCCTGATCTATTTACAACTTCATATTGTGTTCCAACAGGAGAAACTACCAAAGATTGGCCAAAAGCTTGAGGAAACGAAGAATATCCTGAACCTTGTAAAGACCCTTCTTGAATTATTACATCAGTTACCACACCCAATCCTGTAACACCTGATACTATCAATCTTAACGGAGATTCATATGTTCCGCCATTAAGAGTTATTATATCCCCCACAATAAAATCTGTACCAGCAGGATTTGCTAATGAATATGATCCAGTATACCCTTTCATTTTAACATATCCTGTTGCTTGTTGATTTGAAGTTCCTGGAAATGTTACATTAGGTATACTTGTATATGGGCCGCCTGGCGAAGTTATTGAAATATCTAAAATATCATACCTATTCATAAAAGACTGTAAAGTCTTTTCTAAAGTAGGACTTAAATATGCATCTGATGTATATGGACGTAAATCCTGAATAATTGCTCTGTCTTCACATGTAAAATTAATAGGGCGCGTTAATTCTAAAACTCTTCGTTCATCAACATTTCGCCAAGAATTAATTGCATATCTTTCATAATAAACGCCTTCACCTGTTATATCAGTTATTTGACTGTTAAGAGGCAGAAATTTTTCTTTAAGATATTTTTTAAGAGCAAAGAATTTAATTAAGGCTTCCTCATTTGTAAATTCAAATGCATCAGTTGTTATAGGTATGCCATTTTCATCAAAATTCCCTGAATCTTTAACCAAATCATAAAAAAGCCCAAACATACTGGTTTTTTTATAGTGCTTGCTTGGAACTAAATTTAATGATTCTCCACTTTGTTTTTTGTCTTTTAACTGAAAAGCAATAGGTACTTGTCTATACGTTCCAAATTCGGTATCTAAGCTATTTACATTTAAAAAGTATTCTTTAAGTCTGATATCATAATAACCAAACCAATTTATAATATTAACCAATCCTTTATATGATCCAACGTAAGGCCAGATTTGATCTCCTTGTAGGAGCATTTCACGTCTTTTTTGGTTTAATAAAATATAGTCAACATTAGATTCATCTACATCTGAATCTCTAAGTATTAATTCCTGTTCAAGATCAACATCTCTACCTATATTTGATAATAATATTCCTAGTCTTTCATCTTCAGCTTCAGTTTCAGCTCTATAAACTCCGTACATTAATAATCCAGGATTTGATGCAAATGTTATATCAAGAATCCTAAAAATCGTTATAAATACTCCTTCTACATTTGACTGATGTCCTATGTTTATCGTTAAAGGAGTTTTTTGAATATTTTCATAAACTGTTCTTTGATATAACTGATTATTTGCAGGTCCTCCAATTGGCGACGACGGTATGGTGTCGGATGATGCAGCTTGTGTAAATTCAAATTCCAATGAAGCCGATTTGGTAATTGTAGGATAATCTTCATTGTAATTTACATCAAATAAAAAGAAAGAATCATCGCCTTCTACATAAGCTTTAAATTTAGGAACTACTTGATATGTTATTCCCGCACCCGGTGTAGTGCCAACGGTTAAAGACGTATCAAAATATAAGTTAAAAGTATCAACTTTAGTTAAAACATACGGCCCTCCATCAAGAGCACCTCCGTCTATAAATATTTTTGATCCAGCCTGTAAATCATGTGGAAAATATGCAGTAAAATTTATTTCTCCTAAAGATGTACCGGGTATTGGATTAGTTAAAGTAATTGATTGTGAACTTGTGTTAATATCAAAAATAAAAGTGTTTTCAGGTATGCCTGTACCACTAATATTCATTCCTACAACAAGATTTGCAATTGTAGCTGCTGGTATTCTTGCAACAACATTTGCATCATACTCTCTAACAAGTCCCGTAAAGGTAAATGATTCAATTTCAATTTTAGCACTACTGCCGTTTGCTGAAAAAGAATTTATATTAAACGGTCCATAATTTTCAATTCTTGGAAATGTATATGTACTTTTTCCATTGGAATCAAAAATATTTTCCAATATGTAAATTTGGTCAACTGATATTAAGTCAGTAGATACACGTTCTAAACTATAATCTATTATGTAATCTGTCGACGGAGTAGGAAAATCATTATTATTAATTGAGTTGGGAATAATGATTGATTGAAAAGAACCGTTAGAATCAAAAGTTATATTAGAATTTGGTATAGTGAAAACAATATTGTCATTATCTATACTTCTTATTTCAATATAAGTATTAGGCCCGTAATTTGTTCCTCCATCTAAAATTTCAATGTATATTACCTGGCCGCTAAAATTTGTATATGCATTAATAATTGCACCTATCCCAGGAAATTGGGCATCATCAATTATTGAGACATATGTGGCATATCTCTTTTGAGGGTTTAAATTATCACCTTTTTTATTAAAAAACGCAAATCTATTAGTTAATAACATTAAGATATGTATTTGTATTTTTTATCTACTGCATAATTAATCGATTTTCTGATTTGCTGAATTGTATCAACTATATAAGTTAAAAGTTTATTATATTGAGTCACTACCGCATCAACATCTTCATTTGCAAGAATATAATTAGACAAAGATTTTTTCATAAGATTAGGTCTCCAGTCATACCCTACATTTTTTAAATCATCTTGACGATGGATCATTGCTTCATAAAAGCTTTGTCTTGTTAAATACGCACCCATTTTTATTTCTTCATTGGGATCTTCGTAAGTTTTTTCAATTATATTTACTTCTCTATTAGCCATTTTTTATACTATCTATATTAATGCGATGTAAATCTATGTTTAAAGATTTTATGGTATCTTTACCAAAAGAGATATTAATTGTACTTGGTTTTGATTGGCTTGTGCTGTCTTCAATAAAAACTCCGTTTCTATCGGGCCAACCTCCTCTTATTAATGCAAGTTCGCCTCTTCCTATAACAATATCGCCAAATTCGTCTAATCCTATTTCTAAGGTGGAATCAGCATTTTCAGGTATTGCATGAAACGCTTCATTTTCTTCAGACATAAACCAAATATTTACACTATCTACGCCTTCAACAGATTCAACGATTGAAACCAAATCCGAAGTAGGAATTTTGTCTCTTCTTCTATTTTTTAAGAAATAGTCTGAAGTTTTTGATATAATGTTTTGGCGTATAATATCTTTGCTATACCCTTCAAAAGCCCTAACATTTAAGTTGATAACGTATTTTTTAACTATCGGATCAACTATCTTGACAATTGTATTAAGAGTTTTTTGACCGCTCTCTTCTATAACATCATAAATCTTTTGTTTTTCATTGTCAGATAACAAAAATAAATTTTCTGGGATTGTATAATAATTTGAATTACTTGGTTTTCTCTTGTTAACGTCAGGAATTAAAAATAAATAAACCACATTATCATCAGATACATCATTATCGTCAAAAGTGCTAAATGCATCAACTACAGCAAAAAAATTATATTTTTCCAAAAAGTAAACATAAGAATTGGCATTTGCCAATACATACGATCTTGAAGTTTTTGGCGCTAAAATGCGAGTTAAAAATATCGGCTCAGCATCTGATCCAAATATAATAGGTTTTCCTACACCGATATTTATAATTGCATTTAGATCAACGCTATTTCCTGCTAGATCAAATCCATCATCTTCCCATTGAAAATTAGGCATTTCATCCATCAATATATTGCCAGCATCGCCTGCGCTAATTAAATACTCTACTCTTATAACAGAACCAGCGGGCGGAATTTTTCCAAAATACAAGTTGCCAAAAAAGATATCTATACCTGTGTCTAAACCTGTTTTAACAATTACGCCAGGTGCATCATAAGGTATATCATATAAAGAATCATAATTTTTCCACAATTCATTATTTACATATATTCTATAAATAAAATTATCAATCTGAGTACCTTTTCTTGGTTTAATGTTGTACGATTGCAATGGATATCCTGTACCCGTGATTGTTTGCACCTCAAAGCTTCCTTGCGTAACTTTAACTTCAACTACTTGCTTTCCCGATAAATTAATTCTTACTTCCTCGGTATTTGTTGTTATTACGTAAGAAAGACCAGTTGCTTGGTCAACTAATTTTGAATAATTAGGAATAATCACGGTGTTTCCATACATATCCACCGTAGATCCATTATATCCAAGCAAAACAGTACCAGAAGCTGAAATTGCTCTTGTGGGATTATGTCCCGCTAATCTTGCAAGACCAATTATTGATTGGTCTCTACCAGCGGTCATTATATTAAGTTCAGTAATGCTGTCTTCAATGTAATAAAACATCAAGCGAGCTAAATCCAATATAACATAGAGTAATTGTCCGTATGCACTTGCCGGAGAAAAAACTTCTCCTACCTGTAAGAATTTTGTTGTCATAAAATTTCTTACATCTCCGTACAGCTGGTCAAATCTAATTCTATTGTATTTGAATATTTGAAGAGCCATTAAGGTAAAAATTATTTAAGTTGCCTCGACACCAAGATATTTTTTGCCGTCTATGTATATATCAATATAGCAAATATCTCTTACCGTTCCTTGGGTAAAAGATACTTTAATTTCGATTGGCATGTTTGCTGTATCAGGTACATAAAAACCTAATTGTCCGTAAAAGCTTTCAGAAATCTGTCTTTCATTTGCATTTATTTCAAATAACATTTGTTCTAAACTCAATCCAAAGTTGGGATCGCCTAAAACCTCTCCTTTATTTGTAAAAATAATCATTCTTATTTTTGTTAAAAGAGCTTCGTAAGGCGATCCTGTCTCAAGTATTCCAGGTAAATAACCTGGATCAGATTCATTTCTACAATATATTTCTTTAAGCATGTTTAAAATATTGATTTTCAACAATTTATATATTAATGAAATAGCATGAACCAATCTGGGCTGTTCTCATCATCAATTTTTTGCAATATTGAATTGAGCTCTTCTTGTCCTTCGTCTTTAATTGCGCTCGCGTCAACTTGTATGCCACCAGGCAAATTAAATGTAAAAGTTCCTAAAAGTCTACCTAATGATATTTTTGCTTGTGCCGTAATATATCTTTGAAAAAACCAATCATCATACAACTTGTAGTCTTCAATCTTGGTATAAGTTAAAATATAAACGTTCTTTTTTGGATCTCTACCTAAAATTTTCAATCTTTTTGTGTTTCTGTTAAAATCAAACGCATATCTTTCAAGCATAAAACTTTTAGTTAAATCCCAATAAGAATATTGGGCTGTTCTTAATACCAAATCGTCAGATTGAAAAGGTGATAAAAATAACTCAGCTGCTATTAAACGATTATCTGCAAAATCCTGGTCAACTGTTCCTAATATACCTCCTCCTGTAAAATCCCTAACATCTTGTATAGAAATTACACAATCAGGAAGTAAAACACTTCTTGTTGCTTTCCATTCACTTTGTGCAAAAAGTTTTCTGGGCAATACATAATATGTAGTCTCAACAGCAGGACCGTAGTTTACGTAAAACCAATTTTCAGCTTGACCTATAATTCTTTCCATTTCTTTTTGCGGAATAGAATAAGGTAAAGAACCAGATACAGTAATCTCGTCGTTAACAAGCTGTATTAATTCGTCTTTCGTCATTTTATTACTTTAATTTTTGAAAACAAATTATTTATTTGTTTTTCTTTTTATCGGCATTTTTTGCACCTTTATTTGGATCTTTATAGCTGCCGGGAGATTCAGCAGGTTCAATAAGTTCAACAATTAAAGTTTCTTTTGAAATATTTGCAAGCTTTCCTATTTCTCCGTTTCTAATGACTCCGCCTACAACTTTACAATTAATAGGAAATCTTTTGTTTTCAATAAAGCAATCTTCGCAAGAATTTGAAATATGTAAAGGCGATTCAGCAACTTTACAAGAAATGAAACTATTTTCTTTGACTGGTTTGCATTCAGCAACTCTTGAATTTTTAATTTCACACCCATAAAATGTACATCTGTTAAAAACACCTTCCAATTCACAATTAACAAATTCAATATCATGCGCTACACAATTTTTAATTTTTGTGTCCTTTACTTGTAAAACCGATAAATCTGTATCAAAATTAAATATGCCTTTAGTAATACCACTAGACAACAATAACTTAAATAGAGGTTCTTTAATTACATGCCAATATGATTCCAATATCTGATCATCATTTCGCATATCTATTCCTACCTCTATTTTAGGAAAGTTTTTCTTGAACGTAGAATATTTAACAAACCCTTCATAAAGTTTGGTTTGTTTTTCCATTAACTTTTTAAAATAGGCACGGTCACTTTGGCTGAAATTGCCATCAAAATTTAATACTTCATATAAATTTAATATGTAATAATTTATAAGATCTAAAATTTTACGAGTTTTTCTTTCATAATCAGCCCCGCCCATATAACGGTATTCAAGATAACCTTTTTCAGCTTTTAAGAAATTCACCCCATAATATTTTTCTGACGGAACTTTAAGAACATTTTTGCTAATATCAGTTTCCGTCGTATAAAATAATATTGCATTGGGGTGAATTTCTTTGATGCTTCTTGCATAAACTGAATCCCTTCTTTTTGGGAATATATCATAAACTTTTTCTTCATCAAATCCCAAAATGAATTTTACAATATTCATTTGCGGAATTTCAACTCTTGTTGGAATCTTATTTGGGTCTATACTGATGTTTGCGTGAATTGAACATCTTTCATTTGTGTATCCGTTTGACTGAATCCATTCAAATACTTTAATGATAACGTTTCTTGCTTCTGAATAATTTAAAGGCCCAGTAACCAATTCACACATTTTTTTGCCGCCTGAATAATCAGGCTCCAACTTAAAAACAGATGATGATGGCTGTACTGGCGAGTGATACAAAGGCTTAGGTTCTTGAATATTACTTAATGCCATTGGAACTACCACTCTTTTTTTCAGAAATGCAGAAAGAGAACGTGCTGTTTCAATAATATCCATTGATGAATAAAATTCAAATTCCACCCCGATCCTGCTACCTGCAAGAATTTCATCTTCAGTATAAACCTTTTTGGTTTTCATTTTTTTAAGGTATTTTTATGCTTCATTTGGTATAGTCAAGTAGATTTTATCATTAATCACTTTATCTACTGTAACCATAATTTTTTCACCAACGTTATATTTCTTTTTCTTAGTCTTGACTTCTTTTTGAGATATCATTCCTATAATATCTTTTTGCAATTTAACTAATACTCCAAAAGATTGAATTGAAATAATTTCCCCTGTTTTAACGGTTCCCAAATTAGCATTTTTAAATTCTGTAATTTCTTTTAATCTAATTGCAGGATCTTCGTCAGTCAATATAATTTTTTTGTCATTGGTCACCTCTTTAATCCAAAAAGAAATTTTATCACCTGGCCTAACTCGCCCTTCTTTAAATTTCTCTTTTAATTCGGGTGTCATTTTACTTGCGTGTATAAGTCCAGTAAATATATCGTCAAACTCAATAAATATGCCATATTTTGCCGCACCTGTAATTGTTCCAGAATATTTCTTTTCTCTATCTAATTCATCAATTTTTTGCGGCAATATTTTAGAAATGTATTTTTTATATGAAAAAACAAATGTTGAACTTTCTTCTAAATAATCTTCAACCATAACTGGTACCTCTTTGCCTATCATTTCATCAAAATCTCTAACAATATTTGCTGCAGCAAGCGAACCTGGCAAAAAACCATCTACTCCTTGAACGTTAATAATAAATCCGCCATGATTTTTTCCAATTATTTTTCCATAATAAGCGGTTTCATTTGCGGATATTTGTTCCATAAATTCATTCCGCGTCTTTTCGGTTTGCCCTGCATATAATGATGCTCGAGTATACGGATTAATACCTTCAATTTTTACATGATAACCTTGATTTAAAAAAGATCTTTTCCAAGATTCATTTTTTGCATTTTCAATAAATTCTTCCTGCGTTAAACCAAGCATAGAGAAAAACTTACGTTCGCTATCCAGCTTAATTGTTGCGTCGATCATTCCTTCTAATGTAATTGCCATCTCTTTTTCGGAAACTCCGTAGATGTCAACCATTTTCATAATCATACCTTCATTAATTTCTTTACTGACTACATCAGATGCTACCATTAATTTACATAACTCTTCGGCATAAGGCTCGTGACAAAAAACTTTTCCTCCATATTTTTTGGATAGTTTTTTGTTTACAACTCGTCTTTCTGTAAGACTTAAAATTTCCCAATCAAATGCTGGGGACTGTTTTTTTTCTAAATTCATATTTTTTTAATTGGTCTATAAGTTATATATCTGTATTTGAAATGAATATGTTATGATATTATAGCAGCAGGTGAAGGAGCAACGGTTGCGCCTGTTTGAGCAACAGCTGAGCCTGCTGTTGTAACTGATTGCCCTGGAGGAATAATAATCGTTTGTGATCTAATATAAGAATCAATTGCAGGTGCGGCAATCGCTGCAAAAGTTTCCGCGGCAGCAAGTCTTGCCTCGAAGGAAACGTCAGTTCCTTGTGGGGAACTTGCAATTGTATTGGCAAACTCAAGCATAGCTTGTTCAAAAGCATTTTTGAGTGCTAAATTTAATGTATCAGGTATAAGTGCCATGTTATTTTGTTTTTGATATTAAACTTAATTCTGAACCGTTTAATGGAATTATAGGTGGGCTTGTGGGAGCGCCTAAATTTCCTATATGAGTGTGAGCATTAAAAATTTGTTGAAAGGTGTTTCCTTTAATCAAAGCTTCAGTTGCACCTTCGCCTAATTCAATTGCGCCAGCATCAATTACAGCTTTTTCGGTGGTAACATTGACTTGACTAGTAGATACAATATTAATTGTATCCCCTATTAATTCAATTATGCTTTCAGTATCTTTGTGTTGAATTGTTATACTTGAATCGGGATTAATTATTATCTGAGATTCTTTGTGAAAAACGTTCATACCTTTATTAGGGGTATAAAAAATCTTTACTTGTTCGTCATTATCATATAATAAAATATGAGAACCTTCATAAGAATCTTGAATTTCCTCAGATGCTTGAATGTTTAAATTTTGTATGAATGACCATTCTGGTGAATATAAGTCGCCTGTAGGGAATACTACTTTTACTATTGTTCCTACTTTAGGAATTGAAATATCGCCAAAACCTTTAGTCTCTCCACCAGCAAAAAATTTACCATTTGCAGGCGACGCCCAGGGAATTTTATCAACAGATAATTCTGTTTTGGTTATTTGTCCTGTTGGATTTCCATTTTGAATTACAGGATCTTCAGAATTAAATAAACCAAATATCTTTATTTTGCATCTCCCTTCTTTTTCAGGATCGTTTGCATCAAGCACTTCACCTATAAAAAACTTGCCAATAAGTTCTTCTTTGTTAAATGATTTCATTGCGGATTGTATATATTACCCAATCTAGCTTTTACTATATCTGGGCCTGTTAAAATATTTTTAGGTAAATTTGACGAAACTAAACTTGAATTAGAATTAATGTTGTCTTCGACTGTTTTACCTAAATCGTTGGAAATTAAATTGGGATTATTTAGTTGCAAATCTTCAACCGTATTTCCTATATTATTTACAATTAAATTTGAGCCACCTGGGTCTTGTAATGTGTTACCTAAGAAATTCGTTAATAATTCAACTTCTTCACCAGTTAAACCAACATTACCTAAACTATTTGGATTAATGCCGTTTTCGGCTGTAAATTGTTGAAGTACATTTTGAAACGTTGCCAGTGGATTATTTTGTAAACCTTGTAAAGCATTAATTGTAGTTGATGCCGAAAACCCGTAAACATTTTCAAGACCAGCCGCTGTAATTATTTTACGAGCAATATTTATCAAAATGTCTTCTGGATCAAGACCGCGTAAAGTACGTTCAGGCTTTTTTTGTTCAACCGGAGAAACCGCAGGTTTTGGAGGAAATACTGATTCGCGTGAAACGGTATTTGCTGCACTTGGCTGTGTTGCGGAAAAATTTTTACCGCCCAATGTTTCGTTGATTGTCCTTGATTGTGTGTTTAAATCTTTTATGTCATAACTATAATCGGCATTATAATAAGATTCTTTTAAAACCGCTCCTAATAATCCGTATGAATTAACTTCAGAAATGTATGGTGTATTAATGATAATTTTATTAAGAGCTCTTGATTCAACTATTTTGGCAACAGATTCTAAATAATTTGGAGATGTTTCAATTATATCAAACGTACACATATCAAATCTAAAGGACAAAAATGTTGTTGTTGACCAAGGAGCTTTTAAAGATTTTTGAGTGTCAGAAACAACAGCAGAAGGCGAAGCAGCATTTGCAAAAACTCCATTAATATCACTTAAAATTACGCCGGTGTATGTGTTGTCGTTGTTAACATTAGTCCAATTGCTTAAGGAAGTATGCATAGGTCTTAATTCAGCAACAACAAGTTCCATTGCAAACATTCTTTGGTTTTCAGGTAGTGCATATCGCATCCATCCTGTATCAAAAACGGCCTTTCTGTAAAGATCCATTAAATATGTAATCTTAAGATCTATTGATTCCTCAGTTTCAAATGTTAATTTTTTATCTTTACCTCTAAATGAATTGCTAGGATTAATTTTCCAAATGTCTGAAAGACCGGAAACCTTTGTAAAATACCACGGAGCTTCTTTAAGAATTTGTAAAAAACCAAGTTTAAATTGCCGTATCATATCAGCTCTTGCCAATTGATTTGTTCTAACAAAATAACTTACCGCTGAATCTGTATCAGTATCAGGCAAAAATAATCCTTGAGGAAAATAATCTAAATCAAGTTCACCGCTTGACTTTGAAAAATCTTGTGTATTAATTATTCTCCATTGAAATCCCAAGAATGTAGGATCTTGCCATTCAAGAGCATATCCGCTTTGTGCTGTAGAAACTCTGGGCTGACCATAAGTTAAAAAATTCTTGGTTATTGAATCCGTGTATTTCATATTAAAATTATATATTTAAGGAGCAGGCCACTCTCTTCTTCTAAGAAATAATGTTTGGTAAAAATCAGGCAAATTTGATTTTTTTCTATTTGAAAAAGTTCCAGCTGGCCCTATACGATCAAAATTAAATATCATACCGTCCGTCATATAATAACCTGTATAAAATTGATCCACCGCGGCATAACTACTGTTTTCACCGGAATTTGCAACTTCTCCTGTTGCATTCATTAATCTTTTTTGATCATCAACAATATTTTGCATTAATATCGGAAGTTTTTCTCCATTTGCAATATTTGGATTCCATCGTTGTACATCAATCTTTATAAAAAGCTTTGAAAGTTCTTCTCGGTTTCTTTGATTATGTATTTCGGAATAAAGATATTTGTCGTGCACATTTTTAGACTGAACACCTAACCACATTTTTTTGTTTTGTGTTTTCCAATACTCGTATTGCGAAGGCGCTCCTATTGCTGTTGTGCCTTCACTTTTAGGGAATGTTCTACCTTTTAAAATAATTTTGTTTTCCTCTGCGCCTGTGGTAGTTAATGGATCTATGTATAAATCCCAATATTTTAAACTTTTTTGGTCAAAAAATTGAACATGCGTTTTATATCCCCACTTGTTTGCAACATCAGTACTTTGATTAATTATTTGATATTGTTTTATAAAAAAATTGGTATTTTGAAAATCGGACATATTTGTTAGTACCTTAGGCATATTAACCTGCCCAGCATCTTTGTAAGGTAAATCATCTGGGTAATATGCTTTAACCAATGAATAATCTAAAATAGCAGCGGGTACTTGACTTTCTCCTTCAAATTGATTATTTATGTTAATAAAATTTAAATGATAATAAATATCAATAAAGACTTTAAAAAAGTCTGATTGTGTTTTCCAAGAATGATCTGCTATATGATTAATAAAATTAGACATACTATCTCCTGCGCATATCCAATTCATTGAATCATTTGTTGACGTTTCGTTTGTAGCAAATCCCAAGCCTAAATCTTTTGCTATATTTTGCAAAACTTCAAATGAACTACCTGTATACTCTTTAACAACTTCATCACGTATTCTAGGTATGAATAGTTCTCCTGATATAGCAACTGGAGCGCCAAGCCCTTCTTCACCGCCTTTACCTATATCAACTTTAGTAATAACATAATCATTTCTTACAGGCTTAAAAACATCATTTTTTGCTCGTATAAAAACATTAATAATATCGCCGTCTTTAGGCATTGCCTGTGATGTAAAAGCGGTTGTACCAACCATGTCAAAAATAACAAAAATTTTAGGCAAAAACCCTGTACAATCTATTCTAAAAGTGTCAAGTTCTTGTAAATTAATAACATAGTTGTTAATTGATATTAATGGATATTCTGTTCCTAAATTATTTTGTTCTTGATGACCTGTCGTTTCTTCTTTTTTGCCTTCAGGCAAATATTCACTTGTTCCTGTAAATACATCAGCAAGCGAAAGTTCATCCAAAACTATTTTTGGTTTAATTAAGGATCTAATTATAGTTTTTTCTTCAGATGCCATATTTAAGAATTATTTCTCAATCTCTGTTTTATCATTCTTGCAACAAATTCACTTTTGGATATTGGATCCTGTGAATCAACACCTGATCCGCTAACAGCGCCGCCTAAAACTAACTTACCGTTTATCAAAGCTATTTCTTGATCTCCAAAGTCTGCCAAATTAGGAGGGAGCGCCGGCGCATTATTTCCTTTAGAAGGATCTGGTTTTACAGCTTGACTTCTTTTATCAAAATCTCGCAATCTTGGGTCAACTGTAGATTTTTTCTCAGGAGTCATATATTGTTTTCTGATATCTTCTCTCTCCTCTGCATTTGTTTTTTGCGGGCGAATAAAATTCTCTGCAGAATTTAAGTCCCACACAGTAAATACTTGCCCTTCATCAATTGCAAAAGGATTTGACACTGCATTAAATTTTAAAACTTTTTCAATAGGCGAAAGATACCCATACATTTGCTGTGTTATTAGGTCTGGTCTCATTGCTTCATTTTTCCCAACTAAAAATAAATCAATACCAATTAATGACCCTTTATTTGGCGGATTTGTGTAATCTTTTGGTAAAAAATCAATAATAACAGGACTTCTTTCGTCTCTTTGCCATTCAGGTTTATTATCAATTGTACTAGGAAATTCTATCATATTAAAATTTTATTTTGAAGGAGGTGTTTGATTTGTGATAGGATCATCTACTGGATGCGCTGTACCTAAACCATACAAAGAAACATATGCTGATCTTGTTATCGGATCTTTTGCTAATTTAACTGGAGAGTACATTTGTTCGTATGCTTTTTCTCCGCCAACAATTGACGGTCTTTGTGCACGATTTCCTTGTACACCTTTCATAAGAGCTCTGCGGGATCCTTGTCCGCCGTTGCCTGCAGTTGTTGATGATATACCACCTCCAACAACTTCATTACCTGATTCTATCACTTGTCCATCTCTTGTTGTGGTTGATGTAGGTTTATCAACAACCGACATTCTAGAACTATAAAACGTATCGGCATATCCTTTAGGTAATGCATATATTCTTCCTTGACCATAGTTAAACATCGATTCTATTGCATCTTTGTCTCTGGGCATAGCATGTTCCAGTGTGATTGTAATCTTAAGTTCAGTTGGAAAGTCATCAGGACCCAATTCATCATTAAATTCAATTTTTGAATTTGTGCAAATTAAATTACCTATCATCATTAAAGGGTTAAAAGGACTCCCCACTTGAAGATGCCATTCACCTGTAGGCGCGCCTGTTAATAATGCATGTAATCCTGAAAGTTGTCCTCTTTGCTGTGTTGTGTTTAACTTCATAAATTCTGTTGCACCTTTTGTTATAATTGTAGCTAAACCGCCTAAAGCGCCGTCCATTGAAAAATTATTAAATAAGTCGGCTATATTTTTATAAACTGCAGAAAATTGCGATTTAAGAGCATTAAAGAATCCGTTTGGATCACCTTTTAACCAAGCAGATCTTCCAGCATCGCCTCCCAAAAACGGATCATTTAATCCACCTACCACGTGAGGAGCAAAACGATTCATACCGCCCCAAAAAGGTGCTGAAGCTGAAGTCATCAACAAAGCATTTGCAAGAATATCTAATCCTGCAGCCTTTGTGTTAATACCTCCTATACTTCTGATTGAATATTCAAATACAAGATTAATCTCGTGTTTAAAATTTAATCCTCGTTCTCTTGCCTGCACTTCAGTTATAACGTTTACCGGTCCTAATATTTTATTAACATACGGGCCATTATTATAAGGATCAATCGGAGTCATTGGGTCTTTACGATTTTTTGCGCCTTCAGCACCTGACTGTAAAAAACCTAATACTTTAGCAATATTTGCAGCGGGATTATTTATACTTGGTTGTTCGGTTGTTTGCGACACATCCCATACGTTTGCAGTAACGGGTTTCCATTTTAACCCAGTTTCAATAGGTCCTACTATTGATGAAATTTTATTGCCTGCATCTTCTCCTAAATATGTAACCATGGTAGCCACGGGATACAAACGATCAAGCGGAACTTCTTTTCTTGCTTCTTGAGGTGATGTAACAGCATCGCTTACAGGATATGGATATCTTCTAAGAGTTACCATATAATTATTTGGAATTTTTTGCCACCATTTACAAAAAACGAAATCTTGATATTTATATGGAAACTTATATGCATTATCTTCTAATGTCGACCAATTAATTATATTTGTAGTTGTTGGCGTTTTTGCTGCTCCTAAATTATCAGTTGTGCCTGGATTATTATAATCATAAAATCTAGGTTGATTTGATCTGTCTACTAAGTTTTTATTTTTTCCTTTACCACCTGCTGCTTGTAAATTTATGTATGCTTGCTCACTCATGATAGCAGGAACACCATAAAAAGGTGTAAGGTCAGACGTAACTACACTGTTATTATTTGCTGATTTTGGTATGCGTGGGTCATCTGTTTTTTTCGGCGGAATCATAAAACCGTCCACTAATTCTTTTTCTACATCAGTTTGCAAAGAATACAAAACCCGTGGTTGTTTATCTTTGTTATTTGCAACTAAATACACCAATCTTAAGTCAAGCGGCACATTATCATTCTGAATTGCTTCTCCTTCATCGCTTAAAGGAGTTGATGTACTTGCTGTAGTTGTTGCTGGTTCTTGTTGTAATACTTTTGATATAGTTTGGTCGGGAAAATATGTAGATATTAAAGTATTAATTAAACTGATATTTTGTGAAGAATTATTTGCATCAAACTGTTCAGGCAACGTTTCTTGGCCTGTTGATGCTTGTGCATATTTAGAGCCGCCTGTTTTAATTACTCTAATGATAGTGCCAGTGTTTGTTTGGACCACTGTAGGCGGTCCTAAGTCCGAATTAGGATTTCCGCTTTGGAAATTATTAGCATCAGTATTTCTGCTAAATGTTAATGACTGTGGATTTTTTGGCATTTATAATTAGACATTTTTTTTATATATCCAACAGAATATACAAAAAGATATATAAAGAAAAAAAATATCAATGTATAAAGTTAAAACCTATGAAGAGTATTTTCCTAAATGGGTTAGCGATTCAACTGAGGATAGGAAAAAAGCTCAAATGAAAAAGCAAGCAAAAATGGACGATGACGATCCTTCTGCATATAAAAAAATGCCAGGCGACACAAAAGGAAAAGATAAATTAAAAAAATCTAAACATACAGTTAAATACCATGAATTGTATGGGAAGAATAATGAAGAAAAAGAAGGTGGTATGTATTTATCCGCATTGAATAATATTGTTACGCACTCAAGTGAAATAATCAATCTTATAGATGAAAATATGGAATTGCCTGCATGGGTTCAGGACAAAATAACATTATCTGAACATAACATGGATGCTGTGTTAAATTTTTTAAAAACTACTATGAATGATGAAATATAAAGATTATTTACTTAAAAACTTTAATGATCATACGGTTTTAAATTACCCACAAACTCCTGAAGAATTTAAAAAGATAGTAATGTTTTCAACAATGAGTCAAGAACAGGAGCAAAATCCTACAATTGTTGAAAAAATTAAAAAGGTTTTTTTATATCAAGATGATGCTGATGATTATGCTTGTTCTTTAATGGAAAAAGAAATGCCCCTTTTACTTTGGGGTAAAAAAACTTTAATAGAAGAAAGCCAAATTCTTGCAATGACAAAATTTGATCCTTTTCCAAAAGGAATTTATAATAATCCAAAAAGTATAATTACAAGTAAAAAAGATTTAACTCAAATATATCAAAAAGAAAATTACAAGTTTTTGCCCAAAACGTATTTTAATAAAAAAGATGCATTAGAAAATTTGGATTTTCCTATTATAGGTAAATCTTTAAACTCTTTTCAATCAAGAGGAGTTATAAAAATAAATAATAAAAAGGAGCTTTCAGAATTATCAAATGAATACGATATTTTTCAACAGCAAATTAAAATTTCAAATGAATATCGTTTTATTTTTTTTAATGGATTTAACACAGAAATAACATTATTATGCGGCTTTCATCGTAAACCTACCAACAAAAAGGCAAAAGATTTACGTGAGGCTATGAGTTTTACTTCTATGAAAGAAAAACAACCTTCAGAATTTAAGTGGACGCAAGTTGATATAAATAAATTTGCAGATAAAGATCTTTTTGAAATTGCATCAGCTGTATTTAAACATAGCCCAGGATTAAACATAGTAGGAATTGACGTTGCTTATGAAAAAAATAACTCTAAACCTTATTACATAGAGCAAAATATAACACCTAGTATGATAGCTAATGTACCTTTTTTGGTATATAAATTTATTTATGAAGATGCATTTTATCCTTTAAGTAAATATACAATACAAAGATTGGAACAACTATCGTTAGGATATATTATCAAAAGACTTAAAGAAGACGATCTATTTGATGTAGAATCTCAATATGCTGGAATAAATTTAAAAGGAATTTCATATTCCGAAATAATGTAATATGTTATTAAAATACGATAGTTTTATAAAAAGACCGTTTAAAATAGGATTTTTCGGTGACATGGGATGTGAAACCATGCAGGTAGATACTATTATTGATTCAGATCCATTAATGTATATCAAAAAGTGGATGAATTCTTTAGATTTTAAAGTAGGCCAACTTGAAACAACTTTCAGTGGATATGAATCAGATTATCCTAAATTTTCATCCTCTGATGTCTTTGCAGAATACTTAAAAAACAATTTTGATTTATTATTAACAGCAAATAACCACAGTTTAGACGGAGGAATTAAAGGTGCTGTGCGCACATCTAAAATATTAGATGATTTAAAATTACCACATATAGGAACAGGGTTTATAGAAAAACCCAGAACTTTATATGACACAAATATAAACGGTTATACCGTAACATTTTTAAATTACGTAACATCAATCAATGGAGAAAAAAGCAAAAAGGAAGGCAAAATTTTCACGGACATTAATTCCGAAGAAATCCCATCAGGAGTCGTCAATTTTTACGATGAAGCCGAAATTAAAGAAAAGATTAATATTGCGAAAAAGAGAAGTGATATCATCATTCCTACAATCCATCAAAGAAATTCAAGAAAAATAAGGGAATTTGGTGAATACGCAACAGAAAAACAAATTGAAGATCTTGAAGCAATATTGGACATGGGTGCCAACATCGTCGTCGGAGCTCACCCTCATGATTTTCAAGGCGGCCGACTTTATTCAGAAAATCGCATTATCATTTATTCTTTAGGTAATTTTTATAGTGCAATGACTAATAAAAAATATCCAGTCAATTCAGGATGTGTTATGGTAATAACGTCAGACTCATATCAAAATTTAAGATATTCATTTTTACCTGTTTGCACATATAAAACAAATAATTTCTATTATGTATTACCAATGGCGCCTATTGAGGTAGGTGCTTATAAATTTATTAACAAGGATGACAGATATGAAATAACAAAAAAATTACAGGAAATTAGAGGGGTATTAAAAAGATGTGATTTATCTGAAGAGGTTATTCAAATTCATCATTTATAAAATTAATAGGCTGACATTTTATTATATGAACTTTTTTAGCGGTTGGATAATAAACTATTTCATGGAAAAGTTCATATAATTCTTCATTCTTTCCTTTATCCGTTAAAAAAATCACCTTTTCAATCGACGTTTCTAATTCAGCAAAATTAATCAGCCCTTTTATACTTTCATAATTTATGTTAGGATTAATATAAATTATAGACTGCATCCTAGTGCCAGCGGATACAGTCTTTATTTGTTTTTTAATTTTTTCGTTGATTATAAAATAAGAATAATCGGTTAGATCTTCAGATAAATAACCTAAAGATCTAACCACTTCATTTGTATCTATGATTAATTGTTTTCTTAGATTCAAAAATGCTTTTCTCAATCTTTCTTTATCACCGTACGTTACGTACAAATTCATTATTTATTCTTCTTTTTTCTGGCTTCACGTTCCTCATCTTTTAATTTTTCATTTAACAGAATTTGTTCAGCCTTTTCTTGGGTATATCCCATTTTTTCAATATAAAATTGAAGTCTTTTTGTATATAATTGTATTTCATTTTCAATCGCTATTGCTTCAAGATTTTCTTTGCGATCTTTTTGAATAGCTAAACTTTCTTCTTTTCTTTTCTGCAAAAGTTTTTCTTTAAGTTCTTTCGGAGCAATTTTTAAAAGTTTATTTATGCCTAACTGCTTGTCAATTTTTCTTCTTTCTTTGCGATTATACATCTGTTGGTATTGATTTTTGATAAAAGAAATTAAATAATCTTAAAAATGCCGCAAGCGGAAGTAATTCATCAGTTGATAATCCTTCGTTTGCAGGTGCTAAATGAAATGTTGACATTTCTTCTTTTTTGCTTCCATCTCCTGTTGCCTCGCCTAAAGTAAGGCCAGATACATCAATAGCAAAAGTAGGTATCATTCTATCGCTATCTTTATATGGATAAAAATTTCCTAAATAAATTATGCGTCCTATCTGATCTTGTGGACATTCAATTCCGCCTTCTTCTTTTAATTCACGTATTACCGTTTGAACCAAATCTTCATCCTCAGTTTCAACCGTGCCTGTTATTAATGTGTTTGCATAGCCACTTTCTCTAAAAGGATTATATTCTTTTAAAAAACCTATTTTATCCACAATATTATGTTCATCAACCGTAAAGGGCATCACTGCAATTGACATAGTTTTAGCCTTTAGGCCTATTTGGCCTTCTATATCAATTACATCAAATTTTTTGGAACTATACAGTACTTTGTAATCTTTCATTGCGTTTATTTTTTGTGGTTTTAACTTTTTTATCAAATGCTTTTTGCGCAATTTGTTCAGCAATCTTTTCTTTAATTGCGTCAGTCTGAATTGATGATGCTAAAAATTTTAGAATTTGTTCTTCTCCATTATCATAAGATGCTGATAAAACTTTCATTAATTCAACAGAAGGCAGATTAACATCAACTTCAATTGTGAATTTTTCTTTGGTTTTTTTGCTACTATGCAAAAGCTGTTCAAGCGGAGATAGCGCAACTTCTTTACTTGCTGTTATATCAGGCAAGTTATTTTTTTGAACCGCTTTTTTAACTTCTTTAACAGGTTGCGGCATTAAATCGGATAAAAACATTGCCTCATTTTCACTTGGAATTTCGATCAAATACTCATTGATAAGTAAAGTATTAATCATACTGCCATCATTAAAAACTAAGTACTCGATATTATCTTCTTTCCAAATTTCCCCCGAAGATTTAACTATTGTTCCAACTTTGTCACCTTTAGTCCATTGATAAATTTGTTCTTTTGTCATTTCTTTAATTTTAGTATATATTGGGTTAGATAATGATGTGATTTTTGTATTCTCGATGGTATTCTCGCATCCATTCTTCTGAGAAACCTTGGGCTGCCCACGAAAGGTAATCCTCTCTAAAAATTGCAAGAAATTCTTCAATGTGTTTTTCATAATTACCTTTGCTGAGCTGATTAAGTTGATTGACAGGTATTCTAAATGTATGTTTTGTTCCTTTAATTCTCCAAAACATATTTATTAAGGTTCCAACATATCCATAACCATATTCTATTATTAAAGGAGTCCATTTTTGTGGTTTAATTTCAATTTCTGTTATACCCCACAACTCATCAAAATTTTTATGATACGGCATGAAATTATTTTTGAGTATTTTCGGTTGTTTCTAATGTTTTAAGCAAAAGTTCCAAAATATCTTCTCGTTTGATATTATGTAATTCTTGCATATTTTCTAAATCTTGTTTCATAATACGAATGGAGCCGTGTACTTCTTCTCCATTTGAAATTTGGATTACTAATGAATCCCAATCATAAATAAAATTTTCTTGTGACATATTTTTGTTTTAATTATTTATATTCAGATTAAAATAATGGTTTTAAAAAAAACAAAAAACCCGGAGGACTTTTAAATCTCCGGGTTTTTGTTTGATTAAAATTTCTTAGCGTTTTTTCCGATAAATACCTACAGTAGATTCACGTGAAGTGTACCAACTAGAATAGGAAATTATATTGCCGTAACTCAAAATTTGTGATAGCGGAGCACCAGTTATTTGCAAAATTTGGCAATGGGTATTACCGTCTGTAAACACCATAATATCGTCAAACCCAGCATAGTCTTTATAAGTTAGCATTTGAATTGCCAAAAACAGATTAGATAACTCATCAGGAGTTTTAATACCTTTCATAACCATGTTTGTCATTTCTTCTTTATATGAAGTTAAAGAATCAGGCATTTGTGATAAAGCCAAAACAAACTTAGCTGCTTCTGCTCTAGTGAATTTTTTATTGGCAACAGCAGGAAAAATATCTTTCTTGATAGTAGTTGAACTAATACCTCTACTTACAATTTCCGAACCTAAAATTTTATTTACGTTATCTAAGGCATCAACTCCATTTACCAATCTTCCTATCGGAGAAAGCCTACCGTTTTTTCCTTTCACTTCAACATTTCTTTTGTTAATAGGATCATAAAGATCTCCTTTAGTTCCTTTTTGAAATGTGGTAAATACCGAAAACATTAATTCGCCAGGTCCCATATCGCCTGCTAATGCAAAATAAAGTTCCTGAAAAAATTTATCAGAAAAACCTTTATAATATGAAGCTAATGCTGAATACGGGTCAAATAAATTTCCGTACATGGAAGTAGATGACATAGGCAAAGGATTGTTTTCCAGCAAATCAATTATTTGTCCTAAATTTTCAGGTCCTCCTGTGTATAATCTTTTTGCAAGATTTTTAACCTTTTCAGCTCCTTCAGCTCTTGCGGCAGGTGGTAACTTAGCAAAAGCAATATCTTTCAAATGATTAAATGCAGATTCAGCTAAAGTATTCTTAATTGAATTAACTTTTTCGCTAAACTTTGGATCGTCTGCATCAAGTGTACCAAGAACATCTTTGCCGGGAGTATCTTGGGCATTGATATATACCAAATTATTTTCTACAAGAAAATCTTGATAAGATAAGAAATGTGTTTTCATTCATGTTCTATTTTTAATTGGCGCAATGCATTGCTTGCAATATCTTGATAATAACTAGGATTATCCAACACTTTGATTATATATAACCCATTCAAACTTTCTCCTTCCTTCATCTTTGATTTAATGTGTTCAAGAGGATTTGATATTGCTTTAAGAGCATTAATTGCTATTTCATATTTTTCTATTTCTACGTTATTCAAGCTCATTTTTGTGTTTATTAAAAATTAAATTAGATCACTAAAATCTTCAGCTTCTTTTCCTTTATTAACAATTGCAAAACCATCTATATAATCAACAATCCCACTTTTGCTAATTCCACGTATCTCGTGGTCCACTATCATAGTTCGAAAATGATCCCTAATTAAAGATTGCGCTTGCTCGATAGATTCAGCATTAACCAAAAAAGTTTCCATTTTTGATCGCAATTTACCCGTGTCAACATCTTCACTTGTTACACGTACTCGTACTGTCCAATGACTCATAATTTAATAATTTTAAAAAGGTTAAAAAATTTTATAATATTTATACTTTTACTCTAAAATAAATGTAATAATCTTTATATAAAGGATTATTTTTGGGAAAATTTCCAACATCGATTGCGTTTGGAATAACTTCCTTAATTGCTTTTGTTATAAATTCTTTAGAATGAGTTGTAGGATCGGTTGGATCCTTAATTGGCATTTCTACCGTAATATATTCCAATCGATTTAATTCTGTTTTTAAAAGTTCAGGTTTGTCATCTCTTTCATTTTTAGTAAAAGCATATTTTTTTATATCATCAGGTAATGCTTTAAACTCTTTGTGAGCATTTTTTTTAATTATTTCAATAAATTGTTTAATACCATCCAATAAATCATATAAATCTTTCTTTCCTTTAACGGTAACAAAGGATCCATACGTAGAAGTGTCAAGATCTTTTTCGACAGTTATTTCTTTGCCTACTAATGTTGGGATCAACCTATCTTGCAAATATCCTAAAACTTTTAAATTCCCACCGCTATATTTAATTTTTCCTCCATACGAAAGAGCATATCTATCTCTTGATAAACCCCATCCAGGTGCTTCACCAAAATAAGTTTTTCTTAATGATGCTTGTGCTTCATTGATAAATTGATCATAATCTTGAACGTAATTCATTTAATATTATTTTTTTAACTTATCGCTATTATCTAGCGCTCTTCATCATGGATTCACACTCTTTGGCTAATTCACTTATCATAGCTTCATTTAGATTTGCATATTCGCCCAACCATTTTTCGGCAATCTCCTCTTTATCTTTGCTATTATGATATTCTTTCATTTCATTTAATGCAGATTCATAACAATTTTTTAAAGCTTCCCAACACTTTTCTGAAACAGCATTCTTTGTTTTGCTTGTATCTTTTTCCTTAATAAAATCGTCAAATCTTTTAACTTCCATGGTATGGTTTTTATATATTTATCATTTGATAAAGGAGGGTTTTTAGGCCCTCCTTTATTTTGATATTAAAGCATTTCAATTAATTGAGGATAATCAACTTTAACATTTTTAGCAACATCTTCTAAATCAAGTTGTTTTTTGAACAAAAGATCAGATGCTTTGATTTGCAAATCAGCACGGTCAGTATATTCCATCGAAATTTTTTCCGGGTGTGACGCAATGTATGTAAGCATATTAAAAAAGTCATATGCGCAAATGCCTGAATTTGCTGTGCTTTGCCATTTATTTGATTTTTCTTTTACGTCAGTTCCGTATGCCTGATAAAAAGGTGAATCATCAAGATAAGAATAAATTATTTTATCATAGTTATCATTCTGATTCTTGCGCTCAAACCACTTACGAAAATGATAAAATTCTGCAATAGAGATATTATTACTTTGCAAATGACGAACCGCGTGTTGTAGTTCCTGTGACATTGTTTCAGAATTTTGAATCAATGCTTTTTCAATTATGCTTTGAATCTTTTGATTGTTATATTTGGATTGTGTGATATTGCTATTAAAGCCATATTGCATTCCAGTGTTTCCATTTGAACAAGAAAGCCTCTCAAAGAATGGAGCATAATTAAACTGTACTCCGCCAAATGAAAATCTTTCGCCAGTTTTCCAAATGTCAACGCCTGTTCCAAACATATCAACATCAGAATTATTATCCAACAAAGTCAAGTCAACTAATCCACGAGATGCATCCAAACCGATACTTTTTAGTGAATATTCTTTTTCAGATTCAGCCAAAGAATCAGTAATCCACCCCAAAAAACGCTCCATATCTCGATTATCCTCTTTTTTCTTGTTTTCGTTCCGATTAAATACGCTAATAATTTCTTTTTTGGTCATAGAAGAGCCCGGCCTTACTTTAGCATACATTTTATGTTCGGATTCAGCTTTTTGCAAACGCTTTGACACATTGTACCAATCTTCAGGACTCATTTTCTTTTCAAGATCAGTAAAATTGGAACGAACTCTTAAAGCATTTAATACACTTTTTTGTGCGTTTCCTGTTAATTTAACATCATTCAAGAAAATTCCGTTTTCTATCTTTAGATCACCTAACTTAAATTCTTGAATTGAGAAGTTTGAAGCTTCTTTAAAAATTCGTTCAGATTCTTCCTGAATCTTTTGGATAACATTTTGGTTGTTCATAAAAAAATTTATTTTTTATTTTTATATTCTAAGAATTTAAAAAGTTTTAAAAAGTAAGGTTGTAGTTAATAACTTTTATTGCGTAGTCATTTATACAAGGATGTCCAGTATTATACGCGCCTAATGCAAGTCTCCAATCTTTGTGTTTTTCATAAAGCATTTTCATTATTCTCATTGATGCTTTAACATTCATGTCAATATCAGTCTGTAAATCTTCTTCAGTAAAATCCACATCAACAAAAGGATGCGCATATTTAGGCATAATTTGCATAGGCCCTACTGCGCCTGCATTTGACTTTAAAGAATGTTTGTATTTCCAATCATCAGGGCCTTTGTAGCGAGATTCTTGATACGCTATACCAAAAGCATATTTTTTGGGTATGTTATATTCAGTAGAATATTTAGAAACATAATAATACATCTGAATACACGGAGGTGCAGATTGCAAAGTTTCAATCTTTTTTTCGTTAATATTGGTATCTTTAGGTCTTTGATAGTTATTAATTAAAAAAGATAAGCAAGATACTAATAATATACTTATAAGCACCTTGCTTATTATTTTTTTATTCATCATTTTTAACGGCGCTTGATTTGCTAACAGGAGTAAAAATCCAAATAAATAGTTGCAGCCCAACGGCTTCCCAGAAATTTATTTGTTTTAATCCAAAAATTGAAGGCATAAGCCAATTCCATAAAAATAATGTAGGAAATCCTAGAATAACCATGACTAAAATCATTAATCCAAAGCCACCCAAAATAATAGATAAAATAGAGGTAAATTTATTCATTTTTTTATTTTTTTGTTAATTCATAATCCCATGTTGCATTTTTTTCAAGATATTGCCACAAATCTTCGATTGATTCGCAAATAACTTTCCCATCTGCATCAAATGCCTGTAAATCTTTACGGGTGCCCCATTTTTTGTCATAGCACCACCATTCAAATATATCTTTTCCTTCTTTGCCGTATACAGCGCCAATTAAGTGACTATTTGCTTTTTGTAATGGTTCTATAAAATTTAACGAATCAATTCCCAATTTATAAAATGCGTCAAATAATTCTTCTTGCTTTTTTAAACATTCAACCACTTCTTTAAAAACTTCCAAATTCATATTATGTATTAATGTTTATATTTTTTATTTTTAGATGAATTATAGTTATCCAAGTTTCGATTATAATTAATTTAATGAACCAATCAAAATTCATTTTTTGCAAAACATCTGGCTTGTGCAAAGAATACAGCAATATTCCCATTAAACATGCATATACTGCAAAATACCAATAACTAATTAATTTAGTAAATTTCATAAGGTTTTAGGGTTTAATCCAATACCACATATCATTAACAGATTGAATTGGATTCATATTTAAAGAAGCTGCAAATTCAGTTATTGCTTGTTGAACTTCTGAAATTGCTTGATAGTCATGAAACGAAAAAACTCCACCTGATTTAAGTTTAGGATAATAATTTTGACAATCCAACAAAACTTGCTCGTATGTATGTAAACCATCAATAAAAATAAAGTCGATTGAATTATCTATAAAATTATCCACTGCGTTATCAGAAAAATCTTTGTATAATACAAATCTTTCGCCGAAAGTAGCAAGCCTTTCACTCATTTTTTCAAAACAAAAATCCCTTTGACTTTGAAAAAGCTCATAATCATTCCAATCCTTATATCCTACGTAAGGATCGACGCCATACAAAGTTAATAATGAACGATTTGATAAAAGGGCATGCGCTGTATCTCCAAGATCAACTCCTATTTCTATTCCCTGGATTTGTTTGTTTGTAGGTAATAGATTTAATAACCCATACCCAGCAACTTGTTGTTCCATAATATATTTTATTACTATTTATCTTTGGATGATTTCTTTATCCCAATCAGAAGTATCATAATTAAATCCAATAACTACAAATTTGTCCTTGCCAGCTTTCCATTGTGTTTCTTTTAAAGAAGGCTTATTTGTGTAAGCGTATGCGGTACCAATTTTATCAACCGCAGCAAAATTATAATTTTTTGGAATATCTTGTTTGGATAATTTTTTATTTTTCATTATCATTAATATTTTTTGTTGCTTTTTTCATCTCTTTGTGCATATCATATACATAGATACAAAAAAACAAGGTACTTAAAATAAAAATAGAATAGCCTCTGAATGTATCTAATGTTAAACCATAAGCGGCTGAAATAGCAAGAAAAGTAGCCACAATAAATTTAATTACTTGACTAAAATAAAATTCTTTCATATTTAAAATATTTAATTACAAAATCTGATATCGGCGGAAAAAGTTGTTTATTAACCTTTTTTGTGACTGCGTTATTAAGAATAACATTCATTCGTGTGCGGTTAAAATCTTCAAGAATTGAAGCGTCATCAATTGTTCTGACTAACTTATTATCATAATAAAATTTAACATAATCTTTTTGCCAATCAACTCGATATTTAATAAAATTTTTAGTTGGATCTTTAAACCCAAAATTATGAGTTTCTCCGCCGCAATCCATTTTTATTCCGTTTTTCTTATAATGCAAATTTGTTTCAACTTTCCAAATATTTCTTGGCTTAAGTAAATTTATGTTAAAATAATTTGGACACCAATCACTATAACCTTCAAAAACATCAATTTCAGGCGGCCAATCATCCCAGCTCCACATCCAAAAAGCAGGCCATAAATTTTTTCCATAAGGCAGCTTGGCCTCAACTTCATAACTACCATGAAAAAAGTCTCGATACGTACATGATACTAAACCTATTCCAACCGTAGATACAACATCTAAGTGTGGAAAATATCTAGGACTGTATGTTGTTTTTAAATGAAGATATCCATTGCCGTCAATCTCAACACAATGTGGATCATACCACTGTTCAGATTTTTCGGGATGAATATCACCCCATCTTTCTTGTTTAATCCATTCGTATCCACACCAATTAATAGTTTCCATTTTTTAATCTTTTTTTTATAGGATGCATATCCAATTTATCAACATCTTTTGATAAATTAATAAACATTTTTATAGCTTTTGCAAAATACATACCTTTTCTGTTAAAATGTGAATAACTAAGATTATTAATATGTAAATCTTTAGGTCCCCACAAGATCCAGTAATTAGTTTTGCGGCTGTCTTTTACTTTAGTATTTTTTTCTTCTTTATCATTTTTTATCAGAACTAATTGATTATTTTTTCCAATAAAGTGATTAATAATAAAACAATTTCCTAATTTGGTATGATTTATTAACATAATTTTAATTTAAAGAACGTGTCATAATTTTTTGAATATTTTCTGCGTTTTGATTTTTAAGTAATTTAATGTGATTTATTAAAATACTTATTTCCTCATCTTTTTTAAGAATCAAATCGCTTTGTGATTTGATTATCTTTTCAAAAGAATCAATGATATCTTTTGCTTCTTTGACAGAGTTAATATCCATAATGTTTTATTTTTATATACATATATAATAAAAAAGTTCAAAGGAAATTATCCTTTGAACTTTTAAGTTATTAACATTTTTATCGATATAAAGCAACCGGGTATTCTTCTAATTCCCAAGGAACCTTATTTAAGAAAAAGTTTCTGATTAAAATCATATGCGGGCAATATCTTTCATGCGCATGAATCCTTGTGTTTTCTTTTCCGTATTTAAAATCATTTAATAAAAAATCAATAAATTCTTGTTCAAACGGAGTAGAATGTAATTTTTCAAATTCTTCATATAGAAAAAAATGTTTTGCATACTTATAAGGCATCACAGCAAACACATCAGATATTAATCCCCACGATTCAGCAACTGAAGTTTTTACAGAATTTAATGATTGATTAATAGTAAAATTTGTTAAAAAAGCAAGATCATACCTTGAAAAAATTATATTGTCATAAGTATCTTTTGGCACTAAATTATATGCTTCTTTTCTGCCATAGTGCATTGATGCATTTTGCCACAATTTATCACTATTAGGTCCTTTTAAGAATTTCTTTTTAATTCTTGCTTCTATGTTTAAAAATTCTGAATTATCATTTAGATTTTTGCATTTTATTTGTTTAGGCTTTAATGTATCAACAATCTTTTGATATTCTTTTTCATTATTACTCCATAAATGACAATAAACATCAAGATTATTTGCATTAATAAAATTGACTATTGTATCTGCGGTTTTTTCAAATGTTCTAAATTCGCCCGCCAAAATTAAACAGTTTTTCATTGCTCTAATTGTATCATTTGATGAAATTCATCATTTACCCAAACCCCTTGGATTCTTAACGGATTTTCTTTTCTGACTAAACCTACATTAATGAACCGATTTCTCATTAAATTGTTTATGACGCCTTCTTTGGTTAATTGAGCTTTAAGCATAGGTTCTCCGTTCATATCTACTCCTTGGTGGTAAAAGTTTGATAAGTTATCATAAGTACCAGCAATTTTATAAAAATTTTCTTGTGAAGAGATTGAAAAATTATCATTAAACCACCCCATCACAGGACAATTATCAGGAACCCAAATGCGATCGCCAACCAATTCTTTAAGTGGTCTTAATCCTTTCACGGCTGAATCGGTTCTCATTTTAAAAACCAAATCATAAGATTTTCCGCTCTGTTTTAAAAGCTCGCCTACTTGTGCTTGCGAATAATACATCCTATGAACTATTTCAGGCGAAGTAGGAGCGGGTGTTCTTGAAAAAACTTTTGAATCATTAACAAATGTTCTTTCTTCTTCAACCAGCAACGCAGCTGGTTCATAGATATCTTCAATCTTTTCCTTAATGTTTTCTATATCAATTACAGCTGAAGATTCTTCAATCGAAGTCCACGGAGACCGCATGTAATTTTTTGCATCTTTAGGTTTCCAAAGGTGCATATAAACATCAACTTCACCTTCCGCTTTAATATCCCGTAAAAATTCCAGGATTTCAGCGTTGTTATAAAAACGGGGTTGCCCGTAAAAACATAATGCTATTTTCATACAAATTTGTTTGTTAAAAGTTCTTTCCAAGGTTGATATCTATCATATTGATGAACTATTGCGTACGGTTCACCCAACGCATTGCATACTTGTCCATCCTTCATTTGAGGCAATCCACACAACATAACATCAGTAAATTTTTTATGCGCTCTAAATCTTTCATACGAATCGTATTCACTTCTTTTTTTGGTTGACCATTCAGGAGTGTTCATAGGAATTGCATACAAAGTTCCTAAATTTGCACACCACGTAGAATCTCCTCCACATATTTTGGTTTTTTCATCAAAAATTCGGCGAATTGCTAAATTATAATAGCACTGATCAACAAAAGCACCAGGGTCTTTGCCAAAATATGCAAGTTCAGCTATTGCGGTAAATACTTTAATTATCATGTCTTTTTTGCCAGCAATAATACCTGAACATAAAGTTTCATAATTTTTCATAAGATCAAAAAAGGTGTTTCCAAAATGACGTTGTAACATATCACCATTCCAATCTTCATGTTTATACTTTACTCCTTCGCCTGTTGCTATAATACTATATTCTTCAATGTTATCTTTTACCCATTTTCCTGGGTCAGATTGAAACACAACATCTCTTATGTCTGTGGTGATAACAACATCATAATTTTTCCCGTATTCACCTTCTAATATACCAGCAAAATCCAAAAATCTTTGAGTTGCAATGTTTAAATCTCCATTTACAGTTCCTAGAATAACTCCGATATTTTGACTTTTAAGATATTCAGGTACTGTTTCGTCAATAGGATCATATACTACAACCAATACATCTCCATCAAATTCTACTTTTTTAAGACTATTTACCCAAGGTTTTAAATCATCAACTGTATAACCTCCAGCTGCTGCAATTAAACAAGTTTTCATATTTGTGACTTTTTGTGTTTAAGATAATCAAATAATTCTTTTTCGTTAAAGCGCCCAAGATTTTTTTGCGCAAACCACATATTTTTTCTAATCCGTGCTTTATTTTTTGCATCAAGTTTTGGATTTTTAAGAAGGTGCATACATGCTGTTTCACATTCTTGAAACCGACCGGTATGAAAAGCTGATACTGAAAATTCATCAAGAGCAAGAAATTCATATGCAGCGGTTGCAATGAATAATAAATCTTTTTGAGGATAGGGAGTTTGCGCAGCAATCTTACCAAAATAATATGCATGTTCAAGCATTCGTCTTTTCCTTGCCTCAATTGCAAGAAGCCAAACAGGTTCAAGACGCCATGGTCTTAAAGACCATGCTTTCATAAGATCAGGTAAAAAATCATGCCAACTATCACCTCGATTAACTTTACCCCATCCTACCATATATTGTGCGTACCACACTTCCTCGTCCCATCCACCTGCTTCTACGCGTTTTTGATACCATTCAATTGATTTATCCCATTGATCCGTATCTCTGTATGATTGAGCAAGATAGAACATATATCGCGCATTCCAAGGCTCATCAGCAATTCCTTGTGTTAATAAACGTATGTCCCGTTCAAATTTGTCGTGCTTTGATCCGCCGTCGGATATATCATTAAACCACAAAGAATCCATTTTTTCTCTGGATTTAAAACCTCCTTCACAATCATAATATTCGTGAGTTACGCCGATACATCGCCATGTTTTTTGTGCATTTAATAATCGAAAGTTGTAATAACTTGTTCCATTATTTTCCTGCATCACATCGTATGCATCAATTCTTTGATCTAACATGGATTTTTTAAATCCTCTGTTTTCCAATACCATGTCAGCATCAGTAAGAAGAATCCAGTCCCCCCACTTAGTTGCATATGATAAAGCTTCGTCACGATTATGACCAAAATTAATCCAAGGTCTTTCAATTAATTCACCAGGCTTGTCTTTAAGAAATTTTTTAATTAGATCCTGTGTTCCATCAGTTGATCCAGTGTCAACTATGCACCATGTGTCAATTATATCATAAACAGATTTTAGACACCTTTCGATAATTTTTGACTCATTTTTGACAATCATATTAAGCACGATTGTCTTGCCATTCTTTTTAATGCTCATTAATTTTTTGTTTTAACAATTTATATATCTTAAATTAATTATTATCAGAAATTAAATCCAACCGTTTTCTTTAATTTGATTTATAACATATTCAGGAGTAATAGTTTTGGAACATTCAAATTGCTTATTAGTTCCTTTGTTTATAGGGCACCACATCCAATCCATAGGGTCAAACTTAAATTTATTAACTTCGTGAAAACAACCGTGACATACATTAGGATTTATAATTCTTACACAATCTTCAACAAATTCATTCCAAGTATGCGTTACACCGGATATCATTACTACCTTTTTGCCCATTGCGTGTGCCACCCAAGCCATTCCTGATGAAACTCCTACAAAAAAATCAGAGTGGTAAATGTAATTCATGGAATCTTCTATCGAATTATCCAATCTTCTAACCGCTGATTTTGGAACATAGTTCCAATTGCCCGGGACTCCAAAAGATTCACCTTGATCTATACAAACCGGAGTTATTTCATTTTTTCTCAACATTTTACTCAAAATATCCCAACCGTTTGGATAATTCCAATATTTGCATTGAGCGGTAGTGTGCATTCCTATGGAAGCATATCTTGATTTAATAGGTCTATCTTTAGGTGTAAAATCAACTTTAGGTCTAATGTAAGTCCAGTCAGTAAACCCTAAATCCCTGGCAAAACCTTCTTGCAATGGAAGATCAAAATGATAATTAATTTCTACCACTTTATCAAATTGAACATTTACATGATCAAAATTTAACGTTGGATATGAATTTCTAAAAAGTTTAGACCAAGCGCACTCTACATAAACCTCACATTTTTCACGCTTTTGAAATTCAAGAACAGCAGGCATACCACCTATGGTATCACCCAAAGATTTAGTTGTAAATTTAACAAGTATTTTCATTAAAATTGTTTTAAACGGCCAGATTTCCAATCTTCCATTGTATGCTCAACATCAATTGTATGTTCACTGGAATAAAAATGCAAAATTGGTTTATCATTTTTATTTTTGCCGATTAAATTTAATCCGCACCCTTCGCATAACACAGGATAACACTCGTTTGCCTTTATCTCTTCCAAAATTTTATAAACATCAATGCCTGGTTTAATCTTTTTTCCAAACATTTCTTTTGAACATACATTGCAAAAATCTGCCATAATGATTTAATAATTTAATATTGTGAGGTGAAAAATTTATTTGGGTATGTTATATCAAAAGAAGAATTTGTCCCGAAAGATATTGATTCAACAAAATCTTGATATTGACTTTTTAATTTAGATTCTGTCACAAAAACTTGAGTTTCAAGATCTTTAATTCTTTCCTTAAGATTATTAACATCGGACAAACCCAGCAATTTGTATAAAGAGTCAATTAAATCTTTGTTATGCAATTTAATTTCTTCTAAAATTTCTTCTGAATGATCACTTTGTAAAAGACCAACAAGCTTTTGAATGCACTGAGTTATTTCTTCTTCAATAGGATCGACAATTTCAAAATAGTCTTCGTAATTTGGTACAATAGAAAGAAATATATCTTTGGATGTATTTTCATCTAATGTTAGTGTAATATACCCATCTGACTTCCATGTTACATAAGAATCCTTACTTATGCTAAATATTTCTGTTCCATGCAAAACAAAAAAATCTTTAATTACTCTAAGTTTTTTTTCCATAGTATAAATTTAATTAATAACCCAACCTTTGGATAATGAATTATTTAGCCAAGTATCAACGTCTTTTTGAATAATCATGCTTACTTGTTCATACTTTTTTGTTGTGTTTCGTATTTTCACAACATAAACAAACCAAGAATCATCCGGGTCTTCAATGTATTCTATTGAATATGGCGAACGTTTCTTAGTAAGAACATAAAGTTTTTTTGCTTCTTTTAATTCTTCAGCATATTTATCAAAATTTACTTTGCCTTTCATTCATATTTATCTTTTGAGACTGTAATTTTTGCAATTATTCTTCTGCTATCTAATTTTTCTATTGTCTCTTCAACCATTTTTTGATATTCCACATCAACGTTATAATCACTTATAAGGGAAGATTTGCGATACACTGGGGTAATTATTGCGCTATTGCCCATAGGTGAAATCTCGTCAATTCTAAAGACGGACAGCGCTATCCCATGCTTATCTTCAAACGCTTTCGAAATATAATCGCCTGCTTCTATGGGTATTAACGCTTGTTTTTCTCTATCTTGATCAGCAAAAATTGCATATTTTAAATTTTTATCTTTTCCGTAAATAACAGTTGATCTTCTAAGGTCAGAAAAAGTCATAACGCTTTCCCATAAGCAAGGCACTCCATTTCTTGTTCTTGCAATTTTAATCTTCTTTTCTTTAATTTCTTCCATAATTTTATTATTGAATCCAAAAATAATTACTTAAAATTTCTTTTGCTGATTCATTGGTTATTTTAGTTTCGTTGGATTGATTAACTAATTCCTGTACGTCGGAAATAAATTTTTGCCCAGTTGGCAATAATATATATTGCCCATCTTTAGAATTAAATAGCGGTTCTTTAAGCATAAAATAGACAGGATCTTTTGCAGATTCTTTGGATATACGATCAGCTTTTTCAAAGTGTCTTTCATAATAATGAATATTATCAGCACAATGATAATACTTACCAAGTTCAATATCTTGATATGTTTCACGAAGCCAATGCCACATTGTCTGTTGAACAAAAGCAAAAAAAGGAGCATCAAAAGTCAATCCATAAAACATATCATTTGACCTCATTTGTACTTTCATATTTAATTTATTATCTCTAATCCAAAAATTAAGATACATTGTACAAACAAAATCTTTATTGCCTTCATATTGGTATTTAGGACGATTAACAAAACATACCGCTTGACGTGTATGTTTGTCCTTAATTAATGATTTTTTTGCCCATTCTAATTGTTCATCAAACAAAATGTACCCATAGTTTGAATTTACATACCCTTCGGGTGTTGCAATTTTTTGCCAAAAGTTTGAAAAATTATTAATAAAACTTGTGTTTGTATCACGTTGCAAATACCAAGATAATTCTCCTAAAAAATATTTCCAATCAAAAGGTCTTGCCTTAAAATCTAAAATTGTAAAATTAGGATCAAGTTCAAGTGTTTGAAGCTCAAGTTCTTTTACCTGAAGACCTCTGGGTGAAGAATGAATTCCTTCATTGTTAATTTTTTCAATTAGCTGTTTAAACTGATTATTTATAGAATTATTCATTAATAAAAGATTTGATTTGATTGTATATTAAATTAAAGTCTGTATAACTATTATCTTTGTTTACTTTAATTTTCATTTTATTGATAATTGATGATTTTTCATATGCATTTAAAAATAAATCAATTTCTTTTTGTTTATCTTCTATTTTTGCTGAATATGAGTTGCCATCATCTTTTGATGCAACAAATTCGGCATCAGCATATAAAAGAATTAAATAAATTTCAGTGTTTTTATAAAATGAAAAATCTTGTTCTAAATGCCAAACCCAGGATTCGGGATTACTATTCCTAAATAACTGTCCATATACAAGTTCACCAATATGAGACCTATTCCAAAACATTATCATATCATTCTTATAATACTTATCATTATTTAATGTCCAATATAAACGAAAGTTATCGAAAAAAGTTTTTTTCTGATATTTTGTTTTTTCTTCATTCGTATTACCTATAGGAAACGACCAATGTTTTTTAATCACATTTCTTTTTTCTTCAACCAATTTATTAATAACAGTATCTTTTCCTGTTCTATCGGTACCTTCTAATATAATAAGTTTCATATTGTTTTTATATTCAAAAGATTTTATAAAGTTTTATAAATATCTTCGGGCAATAATGTTGTATGTAGTATCAATATTTTTAATATTAACTTCGGTTAATGCATCGATGTATTTCTTGTTTGTCGATTCCCAGATATGGTGACAGTATGCATTAGGATATTCGTGTGCTTCTTCAAATAATTTTATGGATCCTGTCTTAGACCATGTTGGGTAATGAAAGGCATCATAAGGTAAAATGGTCAAATGATCATTATATGCACCACTCTCCCACATTTTAAGTGGTAATTTTATTGAATGAATATTCCAAGTATCATCTTTTAGCCCAGTTGCTGAAAATGTTTTATACTCTTCATACCAATCGGCAATAAATTTATTATTAGGCTCGGCTAAAATAACAGCGTTACCAATACCTAATTCTCGTTTACCTTCGTACCCTATAACACATTTATGAATTAACAAATCATTATACGATTTAACTGTAATTGTATCAATGTCCAAATAAATTCCACCTACTTTTTTGAGTATTTCTAAACGTAAAACATCAGCTTGATGCGCAGGGTGTTTAACAGGATTACCAAATATTTCTGTTGGCGGTTGAATAATATTTAGCTTAACATATTCTTTAGATTTAACAATATCCCACCATTCTCCCGTAGGTTCTTGGTCGCAATATAAATCAATAGAAAATCCTGGATTACAGATAAAAGCTGATTCTATTGCAAGATAGTGAGTAATTCCAAATGATTTATGTTTATTTTCTTTTGATAAAAAAATGAAATGTATTTTATTAGGTATCATATTAAAATAGGTTTTTTGATTTTATATTTTTATGCGTATAATCTATCTTTTGTAAAATATTATTTTGTTTCACAAATTCACCCCCAAAATCTTTGATTTCTCCTTTTATGAATCTAACTACTTCATTTGTCCAATCCATCGCAGTGGTCACAGGAACATTTTGACAAATGTGATTCATTTTAACGGCTGTCATTTCAAAATCGTGTGGCAATCCCATTAAATGCATTGCTTCTCTAATCGTTAATCCTCTTTCTTTGGTTGGATGAATAATTGAAGAATTTTTAGAAATAATTGCATTGGTTGCATCTTTAAAAATAAGAGGAGAACCATCCCACCATCCTAAGTTCATTGACATTTTATTTTTAACATGCGCTGCTATTTTTTCTATTCCTTTTTCGTTGTTTTCACGCCCCCAATTTTCAAATTCATTCAATAAATTTTCCTTTATTACCCATTGTAACATTGTTTTGTATGAGCTGTCAGTTATTTTCTGAATAGTCCATCCTTTTTCTTTTGCAAAAAGAAACCAAGGATTATTTTTAATGTCTCCAATTCCAAAAAATTCGTCCATGTGTTTGACGTTATCAGGTATTTGATCCAAATATTCGGCTAAATTAGGAGCTTTTCTACTATAAAAATTTAGAATAGGAGCTTCGCTGTCTTTCCAAAAAAAATAAAAAGTTCGCATTCGATGTTGAGGTATTCCGTGTAAAAAAGTATCGGTTTTAATCACTGACATTGAATACCCAAATTCTTTTCCGATTGACCGTAAATTTTCAAGTACTTTTTCTCCCATTCCACTGTATAGTCCAGGTGCATTTTCTCCCCAAAAAACTTTTGGTTTAATTTGTCCTAAAACCAATTTAGCGGTTTTATACATCCATTCATTTTGTATTGCATCCGCCCCTCGTGCTCTATCAGAACCTCCATTATTGCTATTTAGCATTGATAATCCTGCACAAGGACAAACGCTTGAAACAAAATCAACATCTTCAAATAAAGCACTTTCTACATCAGGTAATGTATTTTCATCTGGGTCAACCAACATATACGGGCTTTCGGAAAAATAATTAATGCAATGACTATCATTATCCTGAAACGCAGGATAAGATAGAATAAAAGATGGCTCCGATTCTGTAACTTTTTTATTTGCTACTGTCATCCCACCAATAAGCGGTACAACACTTCCGTATTTAATTTTTTTAATAGACTTCATTTTTTTGTTAAAACAATTGTTTATTATTTATCAAGTTTCCAGATATAACAGTTTTTGCTCTTTCTTCAAAATATTCCCATTTTTTAGGATTTTTAGCTCCTTGTGTTTTGCAAGATCTTAAATTTTCGTCCCAACTCCTTTTCCAACCAGCAATATCCGAATATGAAGATATTGTTTTAATAATTGAAGGTGTTATTTGATACGTCATATTTTGAGGCTGAATGTGTTCAGCTAAAAATACATCTATTGACATTGAACATTTACCGTCATCTTCATTATCAACTATATGTATTACTTTTTCTAATCCTTTATGTGTAAACAACATTGCATGAGTTAACAATGTGTATTGTGAAAGAGCAACCATATCATTAATAGGAGCCGATGGATATTTATCAGCACATCCTAAATATAATAGATCAAATTCAACTATACCTGATGAATTAAACCAAGCATCTAATTGTTCATACAAATCTTCGGGTATTAAAGCATCATCCTCAAGAACCAATATTCGATTATATCCTTTTTTCAAGGCATCTCGATAAATTTCTATATGCGATGACCAACATGCAATACAGGAAGGCTTTTTAACTCTTGTTCCTTTTCTATGTTTTTCTAAATCAATATCTGCTGCTTTGGTTGCATCCCAACGCTGGACATTAAGCCCAGCGTTGTTTGCCGTTTTTTGAATTTCATTCCACCTATCCTGTCTAAAATCCAAATTTATTACATATGCCGCATCCCAAAATTTTTCAAAGTTTTTCATTTAATCTTAATAATATTTTTCATTCAGCTAGAATAAAGACTTTGCTTTTACTTTAGCCAACTCTTTAATTTTTTGAACCAAAGGTTCCTCAATAATTTCTCTTAAAATTTCATCATTATATTCTTCGCTCAATTTAATATTTACATTCGTTTCTTCTAAAAAACCGTTGAAAATGTTTGCTAGGAATGTTCCTTTACGTACACCTTTTAGGAATTTAACCTGCAATTCTTTTACCAATTTAATTCTCATAGCAGGATTTGATTCAAGTTCTTCAATCTTATCAAACATTTCCTGTGGAGTTTTAACTCTAATGTAATGATCCTTTGGTACTAAAGAATATTGCGTATCATAGTCAGGGTGAAAAAATGGAACTACTCCAACTCGCAGCATTTCAGCGTATTTACTGGTTACCCAATTAGGACGAATTGGTATAATTAAAGTATAGCGAGTTCTTTTAAAGATTTCATCAATCTCATCAGCTGTTTTAAACCCTTTAAATTGTGAATAATTTGCAGTAAACCGTTCGTCCCATTTTCCATATATGTGATAATCATCTGAACCAGGACGATTTAAAATCCACGTTTTAAGAGCTTCTAATCTGTAGTCAATTTCTTGATGACCGTAAGCAGATTGCATTGCAACAACCGAAAATTTAACATCTCTCTCGTTATCTGGCGGTTCAATGGCTTCTCCAATTAAATTTAGTTTTTCAATTCCTGAATATTTAAGAAAGAAATCTTCAGTTATTTCCTGTCCTTGTGATGGATTTGGATATGTATCATAATGCACCAAATTTATAGTTTCATTGTATTGCGCTATTCCCATTTTGGGTGCATTAACCATATCCCGCCATTTTTGAGTTTTCTTAATGTATCTGGGATCAGTCATTACCATGTACCATGGAATTTTTGACATATTTAGCCAATGAACAATCGGAGCACTATAAATTAGTGTCATGTCCAAAGTAGTTGTCATTCTGCTATTATCACGAATGCTTGGAATAATTCCTGGAATATTAACCATCGTTAAACCTTGTGAAGCAAAACCTATACCAAAATCAGGCTGTTCTAAATGAGATACTTTTTCCCACAAATTTTTGTATGCTTCAATGTCTTTATTACTTCTATCATTTAAACTTCCATCCTCATTTTTTGTTCTACCAGAAGATGTACTAATACCAAATTCAGTATAAATATCACGAATTATTCCTCTTGGATCAATTTCAATTTTTTCTTGATTTGTGAGTTTTTTCCAGTCGCTTCTTTGCATAATCCAAAGTTCACTCACCGAGGCATTTCTTGCAAGACCAAAAAATAATTTATAATATTCTGAACTGCCGTCTGACCTTTTTATTTTATTTTTGTTAAATTTTAAAGAAGAACCGATAGGGAAAATGGCAATCTTTATGTTTTCAGTTTTCATAATTAAAAATAATTGTTAAGTTTATTTTTCCAATTTTTGTTAAATGTTTTAATACTAAAAAGTTCTTCTAAATCATCAAGAAGTTTTTCACGTTCTTCAATGTTTTCGTCAAAATATTTGACTTTTTGTTCTATATCTTTATGTGAATACACTAACAATTTAGATTGTATATATTCCGGTATTTGCAAATAAGCAGGATCATAAAGAGGATCCAATAGTGGAAGAATTCTTAACCGCGCATATAATATCGGACGAAAATTTAAAGAATCATAATTTGATACACATCTAAATAATATTCCATATTTATAGCGTGCAACTTGATCTTCATATTCATCAGGCACTAAATGTCCTAAATAATGAGGATGATTTTCCACATCATATAAAAGTTCAGAAAAAACCTCTTTTACTTTATTAAGATATTTATCGTTGCGTGATTTAGAGTGCAAAATTCCATTAGATCTTAGCGGAATGTATAAGCCAGCATCCGGAACTCGTAAATTTTTAAGATATTTTTCCCATAGTTCAATCCTTCCTCCTTTTTCTTGAAATATAGTACCTGCAAAAAATACTGATTTATCTTTTTTACGCTTATCACTGCCAAACGATAATAAATCAATTTTTTTGTTTCTGCCATCCCATATAATATGTTGCAATTCCCCTATCGGAAATTCATAATAATCTCTGGTTCCTCTCTTATCATCTTTAAAATAATATGCTTTAAACGGAATATTTTCATATTCAAAAATAGGAGAATAAAAAGCAGGATCATTTATAAATGCATATGCTGTATCAAAATTTTTGGCTTCTTTGAAAGCATACTTAACTAAATTGACAGTTATGTTTTTGAAATGTGACCCAAAAGCCAAAATCCTACATTTTGCATCAAAATTTTTGCATATCTTTCGATTGGCAATTTTAATTTTTTCCAATTCAAAAGTATCAGGATTAATAGAATCATGGAATTCATTTTGCTGCAAATGTAAATCTAAATGTTCTTTTTTAGAAACATAAGAAGTCAACGGCAAAATAAAATCATCAGGATTAAATATTAATATTTTGGATAATTTAGAAAAAAATCCTTTTCCAAAAGTTTTGACAAATTCCTCTGTTAAAATATTATGATTATATTCACAGTTAGAATCTTCTAAATCATCTACTCTCTTAAATCTTTCACTTTTTAAATATTTAATATAAATCTGATCAATCCCCCACACTTGCCCATATTTTAAAAGTTCTTCATTATCATCTTTTTGGCCAGTTAAAATAACTAAGTTATATTTTTCTGTTAAAAATTCCATAACAGGTACAGAAAATCCCATTATGTATGACATTCTTTTAAAATTTCTTGGCATTATACATAGTGCCATAGGTTTTTCTGAAGGCTCTACATCATTAAATTTAGTGTATAACATAATTTATTTGGATAAATTCTTTTCTTTAATTAAATTAATACAGCGGATTAAAAAAGCACGTTGCCTGTTTGGATCATCTGAATGGAAAGGAATTGCTGTTAAAAGTAAAAGAATTGCCAATCTTTCAAGTAATTCCGTATCATATCCCAATTCATTTAATAATTCTTTTAGAAATAAATGTAATTCTTTAGAATTTTCAACCCAATTTATTTCAACTACTTCTTGATTATCTTTTTTAACAATCTTATATCTATCAGCAATTAACATGGAATACCCGCAATAAAAATCTTGCAACAGTTTTCCCATATCATATCGCATATCACCAGCAGTTCCTACTATATCCCCAAAACTCCCGCGTGGGTCTACAAATTTAATGTTTCCGCTATATGCATCATATATGATATTTGCTAAATGGCTATCACCGTGTATTACTCCTGACCAATTTGGATTTTTGGAAAGTTCGGTTGCAGTGTTTTCAAAAAAAGTATTTACTAATTGCTGTTGTTCTTGAGAAATTTTAACTTGTTTAAATATTGTTGCAAGACGATCAGCATTTCTTTGGTAATAATTTCTATAGCAAACGTCATTAACATTCAGATTTTCTAAATTAGAATCTTTACATAAAAAGATTGAATGATGTACTTTTATAATTTTACGAATGATCTCTCGCCAAACATCAAGTCTTAAATTATCATAAACAAGAACTTCATTTAAGGCAACGCCAGGTTCAAGTGACATTTCTAAAACACCATAATCACTATCCAACACTCTTGGACAAAATAAAGATTGGAATTTATTTAATGATTTAAACCATTTCTTTTCCTGCTCAATCTTTTCTTTTTTAATCTCTGTGTCTGAGGTTTTTGTAATAGTCCCAAAAAAAGTGTTAACTTCAATTTTATTAAACGCTCTTGCGGATCTATTTAATAAACGTGCTTTTGATTCATAATATGAATTTAACTCTCCACAATCATACCAATACTGTGCTTCAATTAAATAATCCCCCCAATTCAGTTTAGATAATCTAGCATATTCAGTAAGTAATTCAGCAATTTGGTGTTCTCCTTTATGTGTTGGACAAATCATTCCTCTTTTAACTGAATCCACAAAAATATCTCTAGACGTAAAATTATACACTCCAATTAATGCTAAATTAGTTGGCGGGTCAGATAATTTATCATATAATTTTCCATTATGGTCAATCAGGCACCAGCGTTGTGGGTCGTCTACTTTATTGACAGCTAAAAAATCATTATTATAATCAAATTCATCAAGACATATAGTATCACCTAGCCAAACAGTAACTGGCCCAGGCTGTTCTGATGCGTCTGCACCCAACATAATTGCATGTAATGGGCCTTTTTTATCACGCTGAGTTACAAATTTAAAATTTAACTGCGGGTAAACTCTTTTCAAGAATTTTCGAATATCTCCAAGTTCATTTTCAACTATAATGTATTCTGAAAACTTTGTTTTTGATTTTTCTAAATGTTCAATAATATAACTGATTAATGGCCTGCCATTTACAGGTATCATTGCTTTACTAACGCCATTAGATAATGGTTTCATGCGAGTTGCTAAGCCCGCCGCTGGGATAATAACTGTCCTCATATTAAATTTTCTTTTATAATAATTGATTCGTAATTTTTAGATTTTTCAGTAATAAATGATTTAAGAGAAAGATTTCTATTATCTACATAAACAGGATTTTTCCCCCAAGGTTTGCCTGTGTGTAATTCGTGGTATTTAACATTAAATCTGCTCAGCCAATCTATTAAGATTGGTTCGTGATATTCTTTTATTTTTTCTTTGTTTCCATTAAAAGTGCGATAACCGCGCGCGGTAAACAAGATAATTTTATGCCCTTCATCAAATAATTGATTTATTTTATATATTGTTTCTTTGATAGGTACAGCGTTTGGATAATCATAAGACCCTGAATCCAATTTAGGAGCATCACATATAGTACCGTCAATATCTATAATAAAAGTCATTAATTCCATTATAAAATTTTTATTTTTTTTACCCAAATTGTGTCACCAGGAAATAGGTTTTTGTTAGTTACAAAAGTACCGCATTTTGTAAATACCTGGGTTTGGATTCTTTCAGATTGACCATGCATCAAAACTTTTGTTTTTTGAGATCTTTCAACAACACAAGGACATTTAGTTGTTAAACTATCAACACATGAAGATAATGTAAATAAAGTACTTAAAATAAATATTTTCATATTTATTCTATACTTAAAATTTAAAAAGTTTTTGATTATAGAAATAAAACATACCTATTTCTGATGAATTTTCGTTTAAAATTTCTATATTTTCAAGAATAAATCCATTACTTAAAAATAAATTTAGCAAATCATTTTTAATTGTTTTTGAATGATATTCAATAGCAACTTTTTTAATTTTATTTTGTAAAAAAGATTGATCCAAAGAATTAAAAATTTCAAATTCAGCGCCTTCACAATCAACTTTTAAATAATCAATTTTATCTAAATTTTCTTGAGCAATTAAATCATTTAAACTAATTGCGTTTACAAAAATTTCTTGTGATATAGCATCAAAAAAATTATTTTGAGTTTCTGGGTTATAAATTCTGTTGGAAACACCACCTTCAGCTAATAAAAAATTAATAGTTCCTGATTTATCCGAAACGGCATATTTATAACATTTAATGTTGTTAAAACTACTTACATTTTTCTCTAAACACTCATATTCTTTAGGGCTTGGTTCAACTGCAACAACTTTGCTTGGATTAAAATTTTGCGCATAGACGGAAAACATTCCTAAATTAGCCCCAATGTCAACAACAACATCATCTTTTTCTATTTTTACAAAGTCCCTGTCATAAATTTTATCATAAAAAACTTCCATCAAAGTATAAAATGCTGGGAGATTGATGTGATTAAAAAATATTTTTTTTCCGTTAACAACTGGAGATCTATAAGAACCTGCTAAAATAACCGTTTCTTTTTGTATTAATTCTTCAAGTTCTACGATAAAAGATATTTTTGTAAGATATCTATCCATTATTGCAGGAATGATATAATATGAAGAATTTTCGGATAATTCCCAATTATCAAAAACACATACAGGAAGTAAACTTTCATCATCATAAATACTCACTTTATATTTGTGTATTCCTGGATATTTTACAGTAAAATGAATTTCGCTTAATTCTTGATTAACTTGATCTAATTCAATTAATTTATTCATCAATTTTATTATTTATGTGGAAAATTACTTGATTGTAATAGTTTAAAAAATGCTCATTATACAAATCCCATTTGATATCTATTCCGTCCAACGAATAAACATCAAACTGTTTAAATCTTGGTAGGTATTCATATATAAATTTTTTAAATTTTTCTTTTCGTTCTTGATTTTCAAGGTGCCATTCACCTACAATTACTTTAACATTATTAACCAAAAAATCTATGTTTTCTTCATTAAATATGTAATATTCGCCGCCTTCACAATCAGTTTTCAAAAAATCAATATATTCAATTGCATATAATTCTCTGAAAGTTTTAAATTTAATTGTTTCTACGTTTCCATTCCAAAAATATGTATCAAATGCATTAGTAATGCCATCTCCTTCATATATTGCCTTATTAATATTACAAACAGGCATACCTAAAGTATTCTTTACAAGAATGGGAAATTCAACTTTAGAAGGTTCCAATGTATATACTTGAAGAGGCTTTTTATCTAAAATAAAATATGTAAAAGGACCTACACTTGCACCAATATCAACCACTATATCGCCTTCTTGAACATCATAAAGCTTGTTATAAACTTTTTCGATAAATATTTCATTAATTAAAAATTCTTTAGTCGATGTGTGTTCCATCGGTCCCCAGTTAAAATTTGCCAATAAACTATTTTTTTGGTATTGAGAATCAATAATGTTAACATAAAAAATTGGTAATGATAATTTCATTGCGGCTGGCAATATCAGCATTTCTTTGTTCCAATAAAAATAAATGTGAATAAGATGAACGGGATAAGAATGATATCCCATATCATGTGGGATTGCATAATCTTCTCTAACATCCCAAATATTATATCCTAATCTATAAATAGCATTACTTTGTTCTACTTGTCCTACTTCCTCAGCCCTGCGATAATTATATTCAGCATTTTCTGTTATTTCTGTTGTATGAGGTAAACATCCATATTTTTCCCATGCTTCATTTAGAACTTTATAAGAAGAAAAACCTATTGAATTTCCTGCGTGTACAGGCGCTGGATATTCAGGAGTAGGTCTTCTAACAACCATACAAAGATATCCGGTATTAGGTAAACTATTAAATTTTTTAATTAAATATTGGTCAAAATTATTTATGTTAAAGAAATAATCGTCTTCGGTGAATATGTAATAGTCATACGTATCTTTATATTTTCCAAATACATCTGACCATGCTCCATAACTCATGCCAATGTTTTTTCTTTGTATTAATTCTACATCAGCATTTCTGATTTTATTAGGAATTAATTCTTGTGCTTGCGCAAATAATTCTGAGTGTTCATTTTCATAATTAACAACAAAAACTATTTTTTCTAAATCATGTTCTAGATTACATAAATCATTAATTTGTGTTTTTAAATAAATTAATCGGTCTTGGTCATACACAGAATTACTATGTCTTCTGTTACCAAACCAAACACAACATACATAACATACTTTATTCATTATTTTAAATGTTTAATATAATTTATGGCAAAAAAATGATTTTTATCAATTTGTGTAAAATCATATTCTTTTTCCAATGTTTTGTCAATAATTATTTTTATACTATCAATTTCATCAATACTTCCAATTCTATTTAATCTCCAAACATTATTACTCATTTTAACATTTAATGTTGATTGATTATTAACTATAAAAAAAGTGTCAATATCTTTTTCATATTTGTTAAATCCTAATACAAAGCTGTATATGCTTTCTCCATCACTTAAAACAATAGCCCAATCATCATTATTATCAGTGTTAAATAAATTTGTTTTTATGCAAGCGTTGTATTTATCCAAATTTTCTTGATATGCAACATCTAAATCAAAGAATTCCTTACTAAATTCTTCTAAAACTTTGCAATTATTTGAATTTACGTATCTTTCTACATTGTTATCAAAATAATTTATCCAATCATTTGTCAAAACCGAAATATTTAACGAATATGATGAATAAACGCCCAAATTAGCAGGATGATTATACCAAATTATTGGATGATTATCCAATTTAATTGAGTTTTCTTCTAAAATTTTGTGATCAACAATAATACTATCATATTCTAAAAAATGCAGTTTGTTGTACCCAATAGCTTTACAAAATTTTATACCATCAAATATTAATTTTCCTGCTGCAATTATATGATTAAATTTTTTCACTTCTGATGTAGAAATATGAAACAAATCATTACGCCAAGCTAACGAAAATTTATGATAAAAATTAGTAAGCAGTTGGTTTTCTTTATTATAAATAACATAATTACATAGTTCAAAGACTTCATCAGAAAGTTTTGAATTTGCTGAAACCACCACATCATATTTTTCTCGATTAATTGAATTTATTAAATTAATCAATAATTTTTTCCTAACTAAATCAGGTGTGTGCGCAGTTATTAAAATAACTTCTTTATTAGTCATATTTATATTCCGATCTTAGCATTGACATTATACAAGAATCAATGTAAACATTATTTTTTAGTACTTCTTGTCTTTTTGTTCCTTCATTAAAAAAACCTAACTTATGATATAAATTAATTGCTCGTTTATTGGTTACAAGAACTTCAAGAGAAACTTTGTTTAAATTATAGTCGCCAAAAAGAATTGGCAAAAATTTTTTATACGCTTGGTATCCATAACCTTTTCCTTGAAATTTTGGATGAATATCTGCGCCTACATATATATTTTTGCTTTCTTGTGAATGATTGCTTAATCTAAAATATCCTATTCTTTCTTCGTTTAACCATATAATCCAATAGTCTGGTTTAAATGTATTAAACCAGACCAAAGATTCGTCAACAGTAAAAGTCCTTGAATCGTGTAAATATTCTTGAGCGACAAGATTTCTTGTTTCATTAAGAAACGGTACATCTTCCACTGTTATTTTTTTTATAATCATTTTAATTTACCATCCTTTTTTGATACAATCTACAATATATTCACGCTCTTCGTTTGTAACCCACCATCCAACTGGTATTGACACAATTTTAGGAATTGTATTATCCAATACGGGTAAATGCGAAATATAATCTCTAACCGCAGTATGTTTATCATTTCGCTCGTGAACTTGTGAAACTACAATATTGCATTCTTTCATCCATTTATAAAAACCGTCTCTGTCTTCAACCAACATACTGTATATCCAAAATGCTGATTCATGGTCAGGATTTCTTTCCAACAAAGTAAGGCCATTGCTACCTGCTAAATTACGATCATAATAAGCGGCGTTTTCCTGGTGTCTTTTGATAATTTTTTCGGAATGTTTTAAGTTTTCCATTCCAACAGTTGCGCACACATCATTCATATGAAATTTAAAACCCCATTCAATAATATCTGCTTCACATCTGAAATCTTTGCGGTTTCCTTCGCGGTCAATTCCATACCAACGTATTAATTTTCCTCTGTCATGCAATTCTTTGTGTGGAGACAATAATAGACCGCCATCAATTGAAGTTATATGTTTAATTGCTTGCAGTGAATACATGGTTAAATTTCCATGCGTTCCGATATGTTTACCTTTATACTTTGACCCAAAAGAATGCGCGCCATCTTCGATAACAGCAGGCTTAAAGCCGTACATTTGATATGCCTTGTTTTGTATCTGTTTAATTTTATCAAGATCAATAGGATATCCACCCCAATGTACAGCCATTATCACTTTTGTTTTTGGAGTAATTTTTCTAGCTAAATCATCCAAATCCATGTTTAATGTATTGGGATCAATGTCAACCCATTTGATTTTTAAACCATTTGCTAATATAGGCCAGTTACTTGCAGTGCATGTCATTGCTGTTGTTAACACCTCATCACCCGGTTCTAATCCGGGCCAATTATATTCTACATTTGCAACTCCGTGATACATTTTTTGGGAAATTTCAGGCTTTTTAAGCATGTGTAGTGCCATGTGTAATGCTGAAGTTCCTGCATTTAATGTTAGTACATAATCATGGTTAAAATATTCTTTAAGTTGTTTTTCAAATTCATCAACTTTAGGGCCTTGACCAATATAACCACTGTTTAATACCTTTCCTACTTCTTCAGCGGCAGTAGGCGCCATAAAAACTTTGAATAGTTGAATAGTTTCCATTAATATTTAATTTATTTATTTATCTTATGAATAAAAAGAGTCATATTGAATTTGGTTAAAACTTATTTTTGAATAAAGTTCAGTCAAATCCATTTCTGAATTATTCCATTTTATTTTTATTGTATTAATTTTACTTGATTGTATCGGAATTTCGCAAACATCCCACGAAATAGGATTAATGATATATTCTTCATTATTAACAATTATGCAAATTTCTTTAATTTCTGTTTTTAAATCATAAAAAACCATTCTAAGATTTCCTGATTGAATTACATCATATGAATCATTTTCTTGATTCCAAACGGTTTCTTCGGGGTTTTTACTAATAAAAAATTTAAAGTCTTTATGAATTTTATAATCAAAAAAATCGTACCCTGTCCAATAGTGAATTAAATCTTTAACCACAAGATCACCAGATTTTATGTTAAATTTTTTAATCCATCGTTCAACATGTGTTTCTGCAATACCGTTTGTTTTTATATAAAGATCATAGTCAATTTCATTAACAATATTTTTTAAGATTTCGCGGTTTAAAACCATAAAATGTAAACATGAATACCAAATTAGCGTCGGGTCATGCGGATCAACTCTAGGATAAACTACATTAATATCCGATGATTCAAATTTATTTAATACCTCGTCAGTTATCTCTAAATCATATATCAAGTGAAAAAAGATATCATAATCAAACGTTAATGCAATTTCACTGATTTTTTTAGTTTGATATAAAGCAGCCCAGCCGTAATCACCAACTCCTCTATGAAATGTTATTTTTTTACCTGTATTGGTAAAAAAAGAATACCAATGAGTATATTGCCTTATTGGATAATTTAAAACTGGATTTTCTTTGGTGTAAAAGAAAAAAGAAAACTCTTTGATTACCTCATCAGGCATAATTAAATGATTAGGACCTATTCCTATTACATCAATGCCAAGAGATTTTATTTTTTTTATGTTGTTTAATAAAATATCAAGTTTTTCTTGAGTATCACAATAAGTGCTAATCATAGCAATTTTTTTACTCATATTAATTATTTCTGTTTATGTAAATTAATAAATTCATCAATATTATCTGACCACAATTGCATTGCATTAATTTTTATTTTGTTTTCGTCCCAGTCCCACCAAGATATGTTTAATAAATCTTGAATCTGAGATTCGGTAAATCTATATTTTACTATTCTTGCTGGATTTCCTGCAACAATTGCATACGGAGGCACATCTTTTGTCACAACAGAACCAGCTGCAACTATTGCTCCGTTGTGAATTGTTATTCCTGACATTATGGTTGCTTTTGCGCCTATCCAAACATCATTTTCAATTATAATGTCGCCTTTAGCTGAAGGATGTCCCATTTGCATGTGCATATTGGCAATTTCTTCGGTAACAGGACCCCATAATTGCGAACTTGTGGTAACCCAATCAGGTCTGTGATTTGCATGTAAGAAAAAGTTACAATCTCTGCCTATAGAATTATACTTACCTGCTATAATTCGATATGAATTGCTCCAAGATATAATATTAATGTTGCGATCAAAATAAGTGCCTCTGTCAGCAGAAAGTAAATGAATATTTTCTATGCTCATAAATGTTTTGATTAAATTTTTATATTCAAATATAAATAATTAGTTTTAACTATATTAATGCGTACTTGTCTATTGTATTAATTTTTTCAATTAAAAATTGGCCCAAATATTTCTCAAATTCTTTAAATTCTGATGTGTTTCTAAAAATAACCCATTCATCGGCCCATTCTGTGATTCCCCAATTTATTTTTCCAATAGGTTCTCGATTCAAAGAAATGTGTATTCCATGAACAGGTCTGTATTCATTTTCATAATCAAAATAAGAAAATCTTTTTTTAACTAATTCATATAAAAAAACTTCGTCGTGATTATGTAATCTCTTTTCAATTAAATCGGCGTAAGGAGGTAATGGATAGTAATTATCCCACAAGGAAAAATGAAGCCCTGTTAATCTGCGATACTGCTGGTTTTCATCAGCAACTTTTCTAACAATATTGCTGTATGGAAGACCTGTTTTTTCCATATCTTTGACGTGAAGAGATAACAAATCTTTTTGCAAACAAATTATGTCAATATCGGAAATGTAAATATATTTAGATTTAACCGTTGGTTCAATTATAAATCTTGATAAATTTGGAACACAAGTTATTTTGTTCTTTTTATGAATAATTACGCCAACTTCAATCTTATTGATTAAAAACCTATTTGGAAATATTTTTGAAATGTAAGATATAGCCTTTTGTGTCTCTTCACTTAATTCATCATCATAACCTATTTCAATAAATGCAGTTGGATTATGATACAAATGTGAAAAAACAAACAAAGGAATAAAATTATTGTAAGACTTATTACAACATGTATAAATATTTAAGGTTTCTTTCATTAGATTAAGTGTTCTATAAATTTTTTATTGCCTCCTCTATACCAGTGATATAGATATAAACCTCTTATTAAATAAAATTTTAATTGGTGCTTTTGTAATTTCCAATGCAAATCATTATCCACGCCAAGCATACCTTCAGCTTTAAATCCGCCGATTGTTTTCCAGGTGCTTTTTTTAATTAAAATTAAAAAGCCACTCATAACAGCATTTTTTGGCTTATTTGTTACATCAATAACCGATGAATCATAAATAACTTTCATTTTTTCACCAAAATCTCTATGATATTTTATGTTATCATTAAAAATATCAACACCAGGCGCAATTTGCCATTCGCATCCTACTCTGTTTGTAAATCCCGTAAAACAAGAAGCGTCGGGATTTTCCATTAAAGCTTTTTCTATGATTAATCCATAATCAGGTGTTGTGAAAATTGTATCACCGTCAACTATACAAGCCCAATCATCATCATTCGGCAAAATTTCCATGAAAGAATTATAATACTGGCCTATATTTTTATTTGCATCAAAAGGGATTGTATAATATATCATATTGGTTTTCCGTTTATAAAGTTTTGCAACTGTCCGTAATCTTTTCTAATTTTTACTTTTTTTGCAATGCTTGAATTGTGTGTCCAAAGCCAAAAGTAATCTGAGCAAATAATATTAGAGTTTAATGGTTTAATATTAATTGGGTACTTCCATAATACATAGTTAAAAGATATCTGATCTCTTTTGGAATATTTTAAAACTTGTTCCCACCACATATTACATAAAAATCGAACTTCTTTAACGTTTTTTCGATAAATAATACCTGTTTGGACCATTCCCCAATTTTCAGGATATCCTTCATTCTTATATATTTCTGTTTGTTTAATTAAGATTTTTTCATCATCTTTTTTAAATTTAATACAAGCATCTCTTTCCTGGTAAACACAAATTCTGTCAGGGTGCGCAGAAACTGCAAAAATGTCTTGAGGAGTCAAAAATTTTTGCATAAATTGTTGCGGAGAATTAATAATTTCTACAGTACCATCAATCCATATAGAAGTTTCATATTCAGGTAAAAATAAATGAGGTAAAATTTTTAACGCTCTTGCTCTTTTTGTTTGATCCAAAAAATTTAAAATTTTAGGTATTTCTCTTATTTCCCATTTTTTATATCTGCCTGGTCTAATAAGATTGGTAAAACAAATATAATCCCAAGAATCGTCATAATTGCCTATATCTTTAAGATTATCATAATCACCCGAAATACATGTGTATATTACTTTTTTATTTTTGGTTTCAATAAATTCATTTGCTTCTATATTTTGATAAAAAAATTCGATTGATTCATTGGCTTTTTCAGGTCTATGTACAGTAATTGCTTCTACAGAAAATTCGTCAATTTTATATTGTAGTCCTGTTTTTCTACCTTGCTTAAGCCAATGTCTTAAAGCTAAAAATTCATTATTAATGTTTTTAGCTTTTAATTGCGAATTAATAAAAATATAATCTTGCCAGTCAAAATCTTCGGGTACATGCGGATGATTTCTTAATCGTTCAAGTTGCTTTGTTGTCGCGTCTTCGCGTAGCCTCTCAAATTTTTCATTTCTTGGGTCCTTCACTTTATGCGTTTTTTATAGCATATATATCAAAAAAGGAAAGGTACACTTAAGTACCTTTCCTATATTAATTAAAAAAACAACAACTATTTATTTTCAATTTCATCCCACGCTTTTATAATTGCGTCAGCATATTGTGCCTCTTTACCTGTCCATCCTGTTAAAATTGCTCCGCGATATAATGTTTCAGGCAAAACAGAATTTGTATATCCGCCCACCTGAACAGAAAACACATTTACCTTTGGATTTACAGTTTTACGATATTGTCGAATAACAGCAAGAACGTCGAGATATGATGAATAATTTGAAGATCTGTAAGTAAACTCTTTAGGTAATTCATCATGCCCAAACAATTCGCCTCGGCCAGCCTGCATATCTGAATAAATAAAAACTGTGTCATAATGAATTTTTTCGTTTAGTGCAGCATTCCAAAATAACCAAAGACCATTTTCGGTGTTAGATCCTGTTCTTTTACCTTTCTCTGTAATGTCTGTAAGTTGACTTAATATTCCGTTTCTTTTGGAAATAGGTGTCATTGTTAATCTGTCGCCAAAAACTCCAACCTCTCCATTGTCAGCTTGTTTTGCAGTTATAACTGAAGACAAATTAGCAATATCAGCAATAGTAATTTTCCCATATTCCGAATTAAATGTGCCCCAGGCAGAACCAGAATTGTCTGATAAGCATGCAACCTTGCCTTTTAATTTAGGCATATTTGCAACTGAAATATCAATACACTCTTCAAGAGCATCAAGAATTTGCTGCTTATAAGGAATGTCAGTGCTTTTAATAATGTTAAAAGCAGTATAATACCTAAATGGGAATTGCTTTCCTTGTAAAACTCCTGCTTTTAATTGCTCAAGAATTTGTGTTGCTTGATCTTGTGATAATTCAGATTTTGAAAAAATTCCGCGCAAATTCCTCAACAAGGCCATATGAGGAACTTTAATTGTATTCAAAATTTCCACCCATGTCTTGCCACTTGATTTTAACATTTCCCAAGTTTGCTCAGTTTCTTTTATCGCAACGGTACCTGTACGCATCAATTCATTGATAGTTTCATTGTTTGCGTGAGATAACCTTACCAAGTCAATTAGCCTTTTTCCTTTATACTTATTAATTTGATATCTAGACATTGATTCTAAAGAATCAGCCCAAGACCTCTTAAGAATTGAAGGTAAACCTTTTTTAGACCCGTTTAAATACATATAATATTCAAATTGGTTAGTTATGTCGTCAGGACGCGGTGTAATTTCTTTAGCAAAAGCGCGCATATAACCTGGATTTTTGGCATTAAATTCCACCCGATTTTTGTGACGAATTGCTCTAACATAAATAACCGCGGGATTCAAGCGCATTAAGTATTCATTACGTAATTCCTTGGCAAACTCCAAGGTTCCTAAATAATCATAATCCAATGCGTTGTCAATTACTCGCTCAAACACTTGCCCAGCATCTTCATTTGGGGATATCAAGTCAGCAAAAATAAAATCCGCAGATAATTTCGAAGGATATTCAACCTTGATACCTTTTCTATAGTACTGCGGTTCGCCAAAAATTGAGCTCGTTGCAACCATTTTGAGTGTTTGCAAAGGGTTAACTTTAAATGAAGTACCGCCCATAAAGTTTTGTTCAGCTTGCGCTTCATACATAGAGATTTCTGCTTTTCTTTGAACGACTTCCTTGGATGCTGATGAGCTTAATCTTGACATAATAAAAATTGGTTTAATAAGTTAAAAAATCGAGAATATCAAAAAGAGTTTTTAATAAAGTATCATTTACAAATTGATTTTGAAGTAACTCTTTTTCCGCTTCGATTTGAGCAACAAGCGAGACTCGAACTCGCAACATTTAGTTTGGAAAACTAACACTCTACCAATTGAGCTATTGTTGCTTATTTTTTCTTGAGAAAATTATTAAAGGTGTTGGTGTGTGAAAATTCTAAAACAATTTTGAAGTAACCTTTAATACCGCTTCAAGAAAATATTTTTTTTAAAGAACGTTTGTAGATATAATATACAAGTAATGATAAATAGTTTTTGTGATTTGATATTTTTTTTTAAATTTAATCAAACGGCAAAGAAACTCCTCTTTTTCCAACAACGGCACAAGATAAAAAGTTTGCAAAACTTATTGAAGCGTTCAAATCCTTTGTTTCTAAATAAGTAATACCAAAAGCCGCAACAAAAGTATCTCCTGCACCACTTACATCAATGGTTTCTTTTGGATTTTTAAGAGCGAATGTTTTGTTGTTTATCATCGCTCCTCTTGCGCCCAGTGTAACAATAATATTACTTTTATCAGAAATATGCAAATTGTTTGACATTTCGCTTTCGTTTAACTTAATAAATGTAAATTCTTTAACAATTTCATCAGTTAAAATTTTCTTGGAATCCAACAAAGTTAATTTGCCATTTTTTGCTATTTTTAATAAATCATCATGCCCTAAAAAACCTTTGTTATAATCACTTACAATTACTAAATCCGCTTCTTTAATCTCTTTTATATTTTCTTCTGTGATGTTAATTTTTCCAACTGGTTGCAATTCTCCGTCATCAATTCTAACAATCATTTGGTTTGACTTTTCATCAACAATCCTTGTTTTTTTAATCAATTCTTTCTGATGCCAAAATGTTATACTTGTCTCGGGATTTATTGATTTAATGTTTTCTACAACATTTCCTGCCATTCCAGGGTTTTGTGTAGTTTTAATTGGATTAAAAACTGGAACAGGCGCTTCAGGACACAGCCTAACAGTTTTTCCATAAATAAATTCATCAGTACAAAGTTCACCTATAACTATTACTTTCATAATTTAAAATTTTTGTTGTTGAATATTTTTCAATTCTTGGAAAAAAAATTAGTTCTTTAGCATATTCACTTCCTATAACTCCATTTTTGCGATACTCTTCTCCTACTATTAAATAATCAGGGTTTAATCTTTTAATTGCATTTTTAAGTTCTTCTGAGTCATCAAAAACAATAATGTTTGATACATAAACTATCGAGCTTAACATCTCAATTCTATCTTTTAAAGAATTATACGGTCGCAATTCGCCTTTTAACTCTTTAATTCTACGATCTGTGTCAATTCCTACTGTTACTTCCCCGTATGAATAAGCATATTTAAGTAAACGAATATGACCGTTGTGTAACACATCAAAAGTACCGTTAACCCAAACCTTTTTATTTAATTTACTATAATGATTTGGCGCAGGAAGACTGGAATAAAAATCCCAGTCTTCATCATCAAGAAATTTAGTGGTTTCTTTATTCATGTGTACTACTTTTGCGAATCGCCAGCCCAAACTCGGTAACTGTCTTCATCAAAGTGTTGTGTTGATACTTCAAAAACAATGCCATCTGTAAGAGCTTCAAGTTGATGCGGTTGTCCTGGATATTGTCGAACAGAGTCTCCTTCTCTTAATGTTATTTCATTGACTTTTGCGGTTTGCGTATCTATCCAACGATAAATAAATTCGCCTTCTTTAACATACCAAGTTTCATCTTTAAGCATGTGATAATGCATTGAAAATTTTGCGCCTGCTTTAAAACACAAAAGTTTTCCGCAATAAAATTCATTATTTTCAAATACAATCTCATGTCCCCATCCTTTAGGAACATTGCATTCTTTGCACTCCTTTGCATTGAATATGTTTGGTTTTTTCATAAAAATATATTTGATTTATATATTCAGAGCAGAAGCATTAGGATTCGAACCTAAAATAACGCTTTTGGAGAGCGCCATGATACCTTTTCACCATACTCCTGTATTTATTCACAGTATTTATTTTTTCTGCACTTGTATTTATTCTCTTCTTTCTTTTTATCTTTAAATACTTTAGGGGCAAACCTTCCATCATAGAATCCTTGTTCCTGGGCATTTTTTCTTTGTTTACCCATTTCAATTTTCCTAAGTTGTTCTGAAGTTATCACAAATTTTTTCATATTAAAATTTTTAAATTGTGAGTTATCTGATCTGGGCTCGAACCAGAAATTTAGGACTCAAAAACCTACGTGATACCATTTCACTATCAGACAATATGTAGGCCTGGCAGGGTACGATCCTGCAACCCCTGAATTAAAAGTTCAGTGCTCTATCCATTTGAGCTACAAGCCTATATTTGAGCCTTCTGTCGGACTCGAACCAACATCTTCTAAATTACAAATTTAAAGCTTTACCATTAAGCTAAGAAGGCAATTTGTGTCCGAGAAGAAGGGTTCGAACCTTCATGATGTCTGGTTCCCAAAACCAGAGGCTTAGCCAATTAGCCCATTCTCGGAAATTTGATTAAAAACAAAAAGGTCCAGATAATTTAATTACCTGGACCTTTTAAGAATAATAATTACTATTATACTAAGGTCCAGTATCTGGCCACGTAGACGGTTGTTGAACACAACCAATAACACCAACCGGTGTAGCAACTGTTTTGCTTGTTGCTTTTGAAATTTTAGCTGATGTGATTTGTTGTTTCATATTTTTAATTTTAATTTAGTGGCGGGGCCGGGAATCGAACCCGAACCTCCAGGTTATGAGCCTGGCGAACTACCGTTATTACCACCCCGCAATGTTTTAGAGATCATAGAAAGAATCGAACTTTCGCTTACCGGCGCGGACGCCCTTTCCGGCTTTCTACCAACAGAATATGGTCAATTTTTACTATTATATATTTTTTCTTTTCTTGAGAATTTTAACCAAAGGCGTTAAGAAAGGGGGAAAGCAAATTTCAGTGTTAAAACCTATATTGCTTAGTAGAGCTATATTGAAGTAACCATCGGTACCGCTTCAAGAAAAGAATTTTTTAAAGAACGTTTGTAGATATAATATACACAAGATAATAAATAGTTTTCAGAAAATAAAAAATATTTATTTATTTTTTGTGCTTTCTGCTATGATATAAAAAATGTATTTAATCATAACAAAAATATACGGCATGCAAGCTGCAATTCCCAATTTTAGATGCCATATTTGGTACCCAAACATATAAGAAAAACCGGCCAAAACTCCTAAAAAGAGTGGGAGAAATATTACATAAATAATAAAATATGCCTCCCACTGTAATCTATCAAAGAATAATTTCATATATTTTTATATTTTTATTACCACAATCCATCAGAACTTTTAATATCCTTGACTTTAGACAAATCCCAATCAAAATCTGAATGAACTTTAGATTTACTAAATATGCCTTTCATATATCTGACATTTCTAATATCCCAATTTCTTAGATTACCATCAAAAGGAGTATCATAAAACATAGATGCCATGTTGGTTACTTTACTAACATTCCACCCGCTAACGTCACCCTTAAAAGGTGTCCCTTCAAACATACCTTCCATGTTGGTTACATTGCTAACGTCCCATTCGCTAATGTCACCTTTAAAATCTGACCCATAAAACATGTAGGACATATTTTTTACATTACTAACATTCCATTCGCTAATGTTGCCATTAAAAGGCATTTCTGCAAATAAGAATGACATGTCTTTAATTCGCGAAACATCAACATGACTTAAATCTGCATTAGGCCCAAATTTAGCTATTTCATTTTCAATTATCGACTCTAAAGATTTCCGATCTATTGCATAAATAACTTTGTTTTGAGCAGCTTCGTTAAGAAACTGATCGAAAGATTTTAAATTTTTCATTTTTTTAAATTTTTATATGTTTCAGACCATACATTCTATCTACATTATCAGCCTTTGATAAATTCCATTGACTAATATCGCCTTTAAACTTAGAGTCTAAGAACATTATAAATACATCTCTGACATTGCTAACGTCCCATTTGCTAATGTCGCCGTTAAATCGAGATTCTGCAAACATGTGCGTCATATCTCTAACTTTGCTAACATTCCACTTGCTGATGTCACCGTTAAAAGTTGTCTTTTGAAACATGTGCGACATATCAATAACTTTGCTGACATCCCACTTGCTGATGTCGCCATTAAATTTAGACCCTTCAAACAATGATGACATCATTTCAACATTACTTACATCCCATTGACTAATGTCGCCGTTAAATTTAGAATATGCAAACATATCAGACATATCACGTACATTGCTTACATCCCACTTGCTAACATCGCCGTTAAACGAAGAATGACGAAACATTCCCCACACAGTGCGAGCATTACTAACATTCCACTTGCTAACATCGCCGTTAAATTTTGAGAATGCAAATGTATCATTAAAATTAGTAACATTGCTTACATCCCACTTGCTAACGTCGCCGTTAAATTTTGTACCTGAAAAAGCGGCGCTTATATCGGTTAGACCTGAAACATCAATGTGATTTAAGTCAGCATTTGGTCCTAGCAATTGAATTTCTTTTAAAATAATTGGTTTTAATTCTTTTGCGTTCTTTGGGACAATAATTTCGCGTTCTGCTTCATTAAGAAACTGATCAAATGTTTTTAAATTTTTCATTTACTATGTTTTTTTTTATATATATTTAGTTAAACAAATCTTCTTTAGACGTTACGTCTCGCAGATTTGTCAAATTCCACATATGAACACTTCTTTTAAATTTAGATCCTTGGAAGATACTTTCAATGTATTGCACTTGTCTTACGTCCCACTTACTAATGTCTTGATTAAATGATGAGCCATTAAACATAAAACTCATATTTTCTACATTGCTAACGTTCCATTTGCCGATGTTTTGATTAAATCGAGAGTCAGCAAACATCCATTGCATATCGGTAACATTTAATACATTCCAATTGCCGATGTCTTGATTAAATTTCGATAACCTAAACATATATGACATATCAGTTACTCGTCTTACGTTCCACTTGCTGATGTCACCGTTAAATTGTGATTCCGTAAACATTCCACGCATCAGCTCTACATTACTCACGTTCCAACCACTGATATCTCCTTTAAATTTGGAATCTTTGAACATATTAGACATATCAATGACATTACCAACATCCCATTTGCTGATATCTTTATTGAACTCTGATCCTTCAAACATACCTGACATATCTTTTACTTTGCCAACATTCCACTTGCTGATGTCACTATTAAAATGAGAATACAAAAACATATTTTTCATAGAAGTAACATTGCTAACATCCCACTTGCTGATATTGCCTTTAAATTGTGACCCTTCAAACAAGGATACCATGTTGGTAACTTGCGAAACGTCAATATGATTCAGATCTGCTTTAGGTCCAAGTCTAGCAATTTCGCTTTCTACTATATCCTTTAAAGTTTGTCGATCTTTAGCAATAATAGTTTCTTGTGTAGCTTCATTAAGAAAATGTTCAAAAGTTTTTAAATTTTTCATTTACTATGTTTTTATTAATTTTAATATTGCACATTATTTTTTTGCATATGAAGAGATTTTCCAATTTGAAGTATCCCCCTTGAAAGCTGAGTTATTAAACATGTCGGTCATATCCTCAACCTTACTAACATTCCACTTGCTGATATCTTGATTAAATTCTGAAGATTGAAACATTCCAGCCATATCATAAACATTACCTACATTCCATTTGCTGATGTCTTTGTTAAATCTTGAGTCTTGAAACATCCAAGACATATCAGTAACATTACTAACATTCCACTTGCTGATATCTTGATTAAATTCTGAATAAGCAAACATACCAGTCATAACTTTTACGTTGCTTACATTCCACCTGCTGATATCTTGATTAAATTCTGATGATGCAAACATATAGGCCATTAATCGAACATTCCGAACATTCCATCCTGAAATGTTACCATTAAAGACTGACTCCTGAAACATATAGGACATGTTTTCAACTTGACTAACATCCCATTTACTTATGTTGCCGTTAAAATCTGAATTTTTAAACAACCCCGACATATCTTTAACTTTTGATACATCAATATGATTTAAATCCGCCGTAGAACCTTGTGTTTTGATTGCATCTTCAATTAGCTTTATTAAATCTGCTTTATCTTTAGCAATAATTGTTGTGCCTGCTGCTTCATTAAGAAACTGCTCAAAGGTTTTAAAATTTTTCATTTACTTTGTTTTTTTATACTTCAATTCGGGTATTTACAAATATTATATACTACTTTTTCCAAAAGTTCTTAAAATATAAATATTATTTTTACCGATAGTTTTATTTTTTAAATTAATTTGAAGATTCTTCTGTCTCTTCAACAACTTGTTTTTTTTCTTTTTGGATTTGATTCACAATGTATCCCGCAACCGCAAATTCAGCCCCTGCCCATAGCACTGCATCAGATGCTGTTAATTTTTCTACATTTTCATAAAAAAACCAAACCATTCCTGATTGGCCAATTATAAATGCAATACTTGATTCTATTCTTTTTTTGGAAAAAAAGGATTCTTTTGATGTGTATATAAATCCTATTTCTTGTATAAACCATTTGATATTAGTCCAACCAAAAAACCATTTTTTGTTCATTTTACATAGGCATATTTTTTAATTACTTTATATATCCATAAATGTATAATGAACAAAGCATATTATGATTGATACACTTCTTTGTAAATTTCGGCTAATTTAGTATAATCAGCAACTCCATATATACGAGTGGCAACGTCGCCGTTTTTAATAAAAACTGTATGTGGAACGCTTTTAATGTTATATTTACGCGCCAGCTCAAAATTTGCATCTTCATCAATATCCAAATCTTGAATCTCTACAGTATTTTGGTATTCTTCAGAAAATTTTTGAAATGAAGGTGCCATTGCTTTACAAGGTCCGCACCAGCTGGCAGAAAATTTAATAATCTTATTCATATTCATTCTTTAAATTTATATAAATCTTAACTTTTTCGTTTTCTTTTGCCGTCATAAACTCGTTATAAATCATTAATGAAAACTCATCTTTAAAAATTAATGAATCCGGGTTGACTATGTAATTTTTAAAAAAATTATACTCGCTGTTCTTTGCGCATTGAATAATTTTCTCAGTATCTAAAATTCTTTTATTAAATCCCATAATCTTGTTAGTTAAAAATCTGTTTGTGTGCTTTGTAGACGTTTATCCCAAAAAAAGTTAGCATTCTGTATTTCATAATATATAGCTTTATTTTAGGCATTAATCTCTGATATACACCAATCCTCAAACAGATTTTTAATTTGTTTATATATCATACTATTCTTGATTCAATTCTTTCATTCCACGGTGAATATCCTTGATAGTGTAAATACCTTGTGGACTATTGTCAACAGGATAGACTTTTGTTTTTGGCGGCAAAAATTTTGCGATTGGTGATTTCCAATAAAAATTTTTATAGCCTCGGAAAGCAACCTCAACTATTTCCACATCATCATCGTCCAAAATATCTGAAATGTCCGTATCTTCATCAATTTTAATATCTAACAATGAATTATCTTTAATAATAACTGCGAATAGTGTACTCATATTTATGTTTTTTAAATGTTAATTAATGTTTTTTAACCGCATCTTTAACTCTGTTAATTAAGCTAGAAATTTCTTCGACATTATCCACCGACCAAGCTTCTGTTTTTAGGATAACAAAACCTCCATCAGTACGGTCAAGACCTAAGTCTGAAACAACTTCTATGGTTAAAGTTTGATCTTCTCCATTAACGCAGTCGCCTTCCTGCCAAAATTCAAATTTTGCTGACATAAGTACTGCTTCTTGTGAATCTAAATCTTTTTTATTTTCTAAAGTATTATCCATAATTTCTTCAGGTTTCTTTTTCATAATTAAACTATTCTGCCAGCTGCTTGTATCAAATCCTTCACCTAAATAAATAAAATGCTTGTCTTTTGATGACCAGTGTCCACACTGAGACTTTGATCTTATTAAAACAGGTTCATTTGCATAAGCAAAAGCTAATCCGTTTTCATTAACCGCAACATAATTGTATTGGTCAGGTATGTCTTTTTCGGATAGCTGTTTAATCTTTCTTATGACAGAATGTTCCCAATTACTAGAGTCAAAGCCATAATCAATAAATTCCATTCCTTCTCCATACCAAATATCTGAAAAATGTCGTGGCACATCTTTAAATCCTTTAGCAAGACCGTCAGGATCAACAGCAGCCCATTCACAATTTTCAGGTATGTCCTGTTGTGATAATTTTTTCATATAAATAATTATTTAATTTGTTAAAGATCCCAACTCAAGATTAAAGTGTGTACAATTTCACCTTTATTGTTGCGCTCTTCTTTTTCATTTACCGTTATTCCATTATCTTTCAACTTTTGTATCAAAGAATTTTGAAAGCGCTTTTTGTCTGTGATCTGCAAAGAAGATGCATTCTTTTTAACAGCACTTAAACACAATTCAGCAATCTTTTCATAATTGATATTATTAAAAGATGGATTAGTGCCTTCTTCATTTTGCTTTTTAACAAGTTCAGTGCGCGCTTCTTTTAGTTGTTCAAACAGAGTTTTTTCCATAATTTATATTTTGTTATTTTTTATAAAATCTTCTAGAATTTCATTTATGCAAGTACCGCCATCATAATAAACAGCAGTATAAGAAATGCTGCCATCTGCATTGGTGTGAAATACTTGTATGTCTTCATATGCAGCTTTAGAGATTTCTTTCTCAATCATCCAAATGGTATTATCTGAAAAATTAAAAATATAGTCTTCAAAATCTTCACACTCACTTGAATAATAATCATAATAAGTCACACCAGGAGGCAACCCTTCAGTTAACGGTCCAATCTGTTCTTTGCACCATTCTTCGATTGTCTTACCTTGTAAATTAATTTGTTTTAATTTTCCAATGTCTAATCTAGTTTCACTCATATTATTTAAAATTATAAATTCTTCATTGTTTTGTCGATTAATTTTTTACTTATTAAATAAAAAAATCTTGAATTTTACAACTCAAGATTATTTAACTCCTTATTAAGGATATTTGGTATTTTAGGGGTAGGCGTGTTTTTTAGTCTTGAGTAAAATCTTCAATCTTGTCATTGAAAGAAGATTGTTGATATGAAGATAAATTCTTAATTTCATCGCGTTTTCTTGGAGTTAACTCAATTACAGTGTACCCCATTCGGTAATACTTCTTTTCTGCTGCTGTCAAATTTTTATTACGGCGTTTTGCAACTTCTTTTAAAGCTTCTTTGTCATTACCTGTTTCCATAACATCGCCCCAAGTTCCTTTAACAAAAATTGGGTATGTTCTTTTAGTGCCAATTGAACCTCCGTAATAAACCAAAGCAAATTGGTCAGATAAATTTACTTCATTACCTTCGTTGAGAAATTCTTCCGATTCGTTGATAAAATTATCAAAGTTTTGAATATGTTTCATATTTGTGTTTTTTTATCCTACAATTGAAAAACTTAATTGATTTTCAGAAACTACCAAATTATAAACTTTATTAAATAGAGTCTCAACCTCACGTTTAATATCTGATTCAAGCTGTGCCCTACTTTTTTGTGCAAAGTATTGTTTTAGAGATGCTTGTTTAAAAATATTTGCAGTACTCCGGTAATTGCGTGCGCTTCCTACAAATGAAACATTGACAGTTCTAGTTTTTGCCGAAGGTATATTACTGATTTGCATGTCTTTTCCCAACTTAGATTTCACCAAATCATTGTTTGCATTTTGCATCACTGCATCAACAAATAGTTTCAATCCAGCTAAAAAATCGCCCATTTCGTTTGCATTAAAATACGGTCCGCTACCTTGAGAAACAATTGTGTATTTATCTCCCCAACCGCTTTCTGCTATGTCACTTGTTACTGCATCATACCTACCTGTGCTTATTTTGCTTGGAACGGCCATAACAGGTACTTTGCCTCCAGCATATTGGATGGTAGCAGAATACCTTAAATCGCCGTATTCACCTACTCTCCATTGTGGCTTTCCTCCTGTCAAAGAAGCCTCGTTAAGATTTTCATTGATAAAATTATCAAAATTTTGAATGTGTTTCATACTTGTGTTTTTTTTTAATTATAAATTTTTGATTTATCAACAACTGTTGAAATTTGCCAATCCGATATATCTCCATTAAACTTTGAGTTCTTAAATATACCATTCATAGTCAAAACTCTTCCAACATCCCACTTGCTAACATCGCCATTAAACTTTGAATCCGCAAACAGCAATCTCATATCTTCAACATTTTTAGTATTCCATTTACTAACATCGCCATTAAACTCAGATCCTTCAAACATACTCTGCATATTTGCAACATTGCTTACATCCCATTTGCTAATGTCGCCATTAAACTTGGATCCTTCAAACATGCTTTTCATATTAGCAACATTGCCTACATTCCACTTGCTAATGTCACCATTAAATTTCGAGAATGCAAACATGCCTTTCATATTGGCTACCTTTCCCACATTCCACTTGCTAATGTCACCATTAAAAGGTGAGTACATAAACAAGTCAGACATATCAGTTATTTTGGATACATCTATGTGATTCAAATCAGCATTTGGTCCTTGCTCTGCTATTTCGGTTTTAACCAATTTTAAAAGCTCGGTTCGATTTGCAGGAACAACAGTTTCTTGTGTTGCTTCATTTATAAACTGTTCAAATGTTTTAACTGTTTTCATTGGTTATTTATATTTTAAATTTGAAATTTCGTCAATTAAACCTCCTAAGTTATAGTCGCTTTGTCTTGAACCGCTAAAAAAATGATCTTGAATTTTTTTATTAGTCGCGGAAGAATATATGTTTTTGTCCCAATCAATTCGGTCTATTGTCATATAATATCCCACATCTTCACCGCTGCTAAATCCTTTTGCTGTATATTTTTTATTTGAATTAGGCCTATCATCTGTGATAGCATAAGTTACTTTCAAGTCAAGATTAAGTGGAACAGAAATACCATCAATTGTGTAATTATCCAATTTAATATTTATGGTATTTAATTCTTCACTTTCATTTAAAAAAGTTTCAAACGTTTTAATTTTTTTCATGTCTTTTTTATTTTTCTTTTAAACCTTGCAGTATTTATATTCAAATTCTGCAAATAGTTTTAATAATTGCAATTTTATTTTTGTAAAGTTAGCACTTTAACAACATTCATTTGCGCATTTAATACTTCGCCAATTGCGTGTTGGTAAAAGTCAAACGGCTGTCTTTCTTGATCTTTTGCATTATTTCTTGCTTCATTTAACAGATCAATAAGTTCAGCACAAAGTTGCTTTGCTCTTGCCACTTTGTCATCACCTGATGGATTAAAATTTATGCCAACTATGTTTTGTCCTAATGTTTTTTCTTTGTTTTCCATGTTTAATCTTTATTTCCGATAAAATAACTGATAGATGCTGTTGATACCAAAGTATAGGCAACTAAGTTATCAGTTACAACTTCGCCACCTACAGGTAAAAATGCAACATCACCAGGAGAAAGTTTAACAAACGGATCTCCGGTTGTACCAAATCCAACAAACACAGGAACCGCGTTTGATGTTGGAGTTGAAAAATAGCAATATGCTGATGAACCGTCAATATCATGAACATTTAATAATTGAGCATCGGTACCAACAGTAACAGTGCTAAAAGATGAATAATCTCCATTGATTGGGTTATTATTAATTACGGTAAAAGAAACGGGAGATGGGAATAAATCCGTTGACTCCAATTTGATTGTACTTTTGAGTGTAGACATTTTATTTTGGTATTTTTTTATTCTTTAGTATATATTCATGTCTTTGAACACTTAAAATTAAGAATTTTTAAGTACAATTTTTTCCGCAATAACAACAGCTTCTTCAATAGTAATAGACGGTAAATCTTTTATTACACCAAATGCGGTATAAACCAATTCATTTTCAAGATTTTGCCTTTTGGCATTTCTTAATCCTTCTTTAATCCTTTGTAAATGTAATTCTTTTGTATCATGTTCATACTGTATCTTAAAAGGACCAGTAAGTGTAACAATTTCCTCTAAATCATCTTGTGCATCTTTAATTATAAAATATGTATTTGAGTCAAGAGATACACGCAGAGGGTCATCTACATCATTGATATTGTTGGAAAATTTAACGGGAGGCGTAGATAAGTTGCCTAATTCCAATTCTTTAACCCATTTAAAAAAAGTATCAAAATCTTTTTGATTAATATAAATAGTCACTTTCATAGATTAATAAAAAATGAGGGTTAAGTATATTAACCCTCAATGAAAAAATTATTCTTCAGGCTTTTTAGAATTTTGTATTTCTATTCGCAAATCTTGAGCAAGAACTTTTAAATCCTGCATATACTTACGTGCCCGTGTGCCTGCTGCTTTGTTTCCTGACGCATAAAACTTTTCAATGTCGGATTTTGCCGCAGTAACTACTTCTAAAATTTGATTGTAAATTTCCATAAATCTGTTTAATTGTTTAAAAATTATATATCTCTTATAATCCGTACCTGGATTTAGTGCTATTAAATTCTTGTAAAATTGAAGATGTGTCAAGATTACTTGTCCAAATTTTAAAGGCACCCATATACGCATTCATATAGTAAGAATTTCCTCCTATTGCTCCAATCCACCAGTTTGGGTTATTAACACCTATATTTGCTACAGGTGTTCCTCCACCCGTAGTTGCAATTTCAACTCCATTTTTATAAAATTTAATTGTTTGATTGGTCCTGTTAAATACATAAGTTATCATTTGCCATGTATTTTCAGTTACGGTATCATTTGCTGTAAATTGTGTTCCGCCAGCCAAACCATTCCCAGCTTCAAAATTAAGATTTCTGTTTTGTGTTTGCCACCCATTCCATGATGCTTTAAAACCGTTTGTGTTGGTGTTTGCTGCAGCATTTGACATCAAGCAATTAATGCTAAACTCTGACCTTGGATATACCCACCCATTAATTGTTATAGTATTTCCAAAATTATATTGACCAAATGATATTTTATCCGCGCCTCCATCAAAATCAAAAACGCCGCTTGCAATTCCTGCATTATAAGCTGCGCCTGATATAGTACCGACGGCTCCTGTTACATTTCCTAAAGAACCTATATTATTTAAAACGGTGCCTGATCCTGAATATGAAGAAGAAATTCCTGCATCATAATAAAATTGTGCAGTAATTCCTACAGTAGGTGACCAAGATGTCCAAAAATTGTTTAATGTCATCCAATCTTTTGCGTCACTTGCAGACGCAAAGGGGCCTGTGCCTGATACTTCGCGAGATAACACATTTGCTAATCCCAAAAAAGAATTATCGGTTTTTTCTACAGATCTCCAAAATTGAACATTACCATCGTTACTTCCATCAGCTGTAGGAAAATTTGCGCCTGTGACAGCCAAAGCAACTATATATCCCAAATCTTCATCAGGACCAGCAAACCACTTAATACCTCCTGGATTTTTTGAATAATCCACGGTATTATTGCCAATCGCTAAATTTCCTGATTGCGTTGCACCTGTAATTGCAGACATTGAAGGATTATATGAAAAAGGTCTAACTGTTGCCATACAATATTATCTTGTTAATGATGTATTTGTTAAATTTAATTCTCCTTTCATACCCACGTCGCGAGATTTCCAGTAATCTTTACCGTATGATATGAATATTTCTTCTCCTGCTTTAATAATTCTTGAAGCTCTGAAAACAATTCTTTCCTTGTTTTCATCGTAATGCCATCTAGCGTTAGGCTGGTTTCTGTGATTATATAATGATCCGTTTCCTAGTGCTAGTGCATACTTGTTATCTTCAAGTTTAAACGCATAATCAATTAGTGAAGTATTAACAATTTCTTCTTTGGCAACAATTAAAACTGGGCATTCTTCAATTACTTCATTATCGGTAATTGGTTCAATAGCCCAAATACCTAATCCATCTACTTGTGAATTACCAACGGCTACTTTATCCCATTTTTTTACGGTTGGTGTTTTTCTTAAAAGTCCACCTCCATGTACAAAAATATCAGACTCTAATATTTCTTCAAAAGATTTAAAATCCATTTTATCTGATTTATTTTTTAAATGCCATATATTCCTCAAATTTCATAAATCTTTTTGGAACATTTTTATTTTCCTTTTTAATATCATCTTCATCATCTTTCTTTTCTTCCTCAGGCGCTTTTTCGTCATCTTTCTTTTCCTCCTCAGGTTTCTTTTCCTCAGGCGCTTTTTCGTCATCTTTCTTTTCCTCCTCGGGTTTCTTTTTATCTTCTTTATCTTCCTCGGGTTTTTTAACATCTGAAGTTTTTTCCTCAGGCTCTTTTTCTTCGCCACCTAAATCTTTCAATTCTTGTATTGCATTTGTGATAGCTTCAGTGTCTTTTTCAGGCTCCAATTTAGGAAATTCTTTAAATGCTTTTGCTTCGTCGGGCATTTCTTCATCCTCGCTTTCTATTCCTTTGTTAACCAATTCAACCATACGGTTGCGCAAATTAATTTGGTTTATCTTTGCTTGTTTAATTTTTTGTAAATCAGTGATTCCTTCGGTTGCAATTTTCTTTTTATCTTCGCCATCATAAGAATTAATACTTTTAAGTATAACACTTTTGATAGTACCTAAAGGGTCTTTTGATTCAGTTTCTTCGATAATTAAATTAATTGCCTCACTTAATTTAAAATTAATCATTCTGAATGAAGCAAAAGAAATTGATTCACTCATATTTTTTAATTCTTCTTTATAACCGTCAACCGTTTGTTTTGCTTTTTCTAAAGCATCACTAATTAATTTAGCTTTTTCTTCGTCGCCTGCTTCTTCAGCAGATTTTAACTCTTCTTCAGCTTTTTTAATTTTTTCTTCAGCTGACTCAATTCTATCTTTAAGTTCTTTGGTTTTTGAATCTTCAGTTTTTTCATCAGAAGATTTGTCAGATGTTTTATTTTGCTTGTCTTGAATAGCTTTTTCTATATCGACCCACTTTTTGTAAACTTCATTTGCTTTATTTGTGTACTCTGTGTATGCATCTTGCCATTGAGTAATTCCATACTTATTTAGAGATTCAATTTGTTTATTTGCTTTTTCAAATTGTTCATCAACATTTTCATCAACATTTTCATCATCTTTAACATCAGACAGCTTATTTTTTAATTCTTCAGATGTTTTTTTATCTCCCGTATCAGTTGCTATTTGAATTGCTTCTTCAAGAACCTCAATGTCAGCATTTCTTTTTGCTTCAGCAAATTCAAGATCCCATTTTTTCTTAAATGAACTTCCCAATATGTTGGATTGAAGTTCAATAAATTTTTCTTGTTTTTTTTCTATTTTTTCTTTTTCGGTTGTGTAATTATTTTCTGCCTTTTTCCACGCAACCTCTTTCATGTTTTCAGCTTTTTCCAATTCCTTTTTAGCATTTTCGGTATTACCTTTTGCCGCTGCTAATTTTTGATCTCGCTGTTTTCTTAACTGCTCTTGTTTTGCTGAGTTCCCTTCAGCTCGTTTAATCATTTCACGGTACTCGTCTTCAATTTGTGTTACAGCTGATTTATCTTCATCATCAGACGATGATTTGGTTTTTGCTTTAAGCGGCTCAATAACTTCAGTTTTATATTTATGATCAAATACATATTTTGATCTATCAGCGCTGGAATTTTTATAAGCTTCAATATATGGTTTTAATGAACTTTTTAATGACGTATAAATTGTTCTATTATACACAGACTTTGCAGCCAATAAAGCAATGGATAACGTTCCTGCTGCTACTACATTTGCAACCGATTCCAATTCATTTCCTCCACCCCACGAAAATGGACCAATATCTAATCGAGTTGCCTCATCACCTGAAAATTCATAAAGATGTTCATTGCTTTCAACAACAGTCTTTCTTTCAAGATAATCTTTAAACTTCATAAACTAAAAAGATTTTTTGTTTATCTATATATCTTTATAGTTAATGAGAATAATGTTCTTAGAATCTTTTTTTCTTTAGGACCAATATGCATATTTGTTTTATACACATTTTAAAAAAAGTTTTATAAGTAAAAAAAGAGGGTGGCCATTGGCCACCCTCTAAGCGTATCTTCTTATAATGCTTAAGCAATAGTTGAAGAAGTAGATACTTGATCCCAGAAAGTACCGTTAAGATCTTTCAAGTTAATCAAGAATGTGAAGTATTGCGTTTGTGGGTGGAAACCAGCCTCAACAAGTGCATAACGAGATTTAACAGCAATTTTTGGTGCCATTGTACCTTCTGCAATTGTTTGGATAGATTCAGCCATCAAGTATGGCATGAACTTAAGACCTGGCTCTTCATCAGCGCCTTTTCTACCAACAAGAATACGAGTATCTTCGTACTTCATATTTGGATCAACATAAATCGTCATACCAGCGATCGTTCCCAATGGGTAAAGAGCGCCGTTATTTTGATTTACTGTGTTAGCCAATGGGTAGAAAGTAAACTGTGCAGAATCCTGAAGTGCTGTTGCAATTTGCAAGTTAGTCACTACAAAGTTACCTGGTCCACGACGGCCGCGTTGTGCAACAACGTTTGCCGCAGCAAGAACTTTGGATTGGATTCTTCTTTGGAAAGTACCTTGGTTTTCAAAAGTAGTTGCAGAAGAAGTTCCGTATACTTGAACATCTGGGCAAGGAATTGAAACCAATGAGTTTTCTTTACCAATGAAACGAGCATTACCAGTTGATGTTTGGTCAACAAGGGTAAGGTTAAGGTTAACACCGTCTACATTGTAGAAATCATAGTGGTTCTGCCAGCCAAGTGCAAATGCGCGAGACAAGATGTGTTTGTTGATTGACTGAGAAATCTCATTAACCAACGCATTTTCCATCATAGAAACAACATCGATACCGTACTGACGGTTAAGATCTTGAATTTGCTCAGTTGTTACAGTTGCAGCAACTTGGTAAGTTTCAGCTTCAACAAATTTGGTGAAAGCTTGCAAGCCCATTGTTCTGTACTGAGTAGTTTCACCAACACCACGGCGCATTGGCTCGTAAGGAGTCAAACCGTTGGTTGCATCACCTGCAAAAGCATCGTTATCAAGAGGACCTGATCCAGCAAATCCTGCAATGTGATCTTCAAGAGCGCGAACCAATTCAGCAGAACCAGTGATATCTCCAGCAGCACCTACAATTGTCATTCCAGTTGTTGTGTAAGTGGAAGGATTAGTAAGAGCATTTCCAGAGTATGAAGTTGCAGAATACAATGTTGCAGCACCGTCCAATACATCAGCAAGAGTAATACCTTGTGTATTTGCAGGAAGAGCATTGAATGTTTGAGCGCCTGTGCTTGTTACAGCAGTTGATTCGCCAAGAATACGGAAGATTTGCCCGCCGTCGATTCTTGATTTACCTACATAAGCAACAAGAAGTCCGTCGATGCCAGCACCTGCAGCAGCAGCGGTAAATACATAACCGTCACCAGCATTCGCAGTTGCAAGATCAGCAAGTGCAGTTGCGCCCAAGCCAGAACGAGAAATCTTGAATACCAAGAATTTATCAGTAAATCCTGTGTTGCCAGTCAAACCGTTTTGACCTTTGATACCAGGAGCATTTACATCACGTCCGCCAGCATATACATAATCAAGATATGTAAGAACACCCGCAGGGCCATTCATAGGAATTACAGGAACGATATCGAAGCCAACTGTTCTAGCAGCAACCTGAATTGCCAACGGAAGTAAAGATGGGAATTTATCGCCAGATCCCAATGCATTTGCGCTGTAGAAGGCACCCGCACCGCCAGCAACTGTAGAAGCTGGAGCAACGTTACCCATACCTGGTGTATTTAAAAGTGATGCTTGTGGGTAAGCAAAACCTTCATTGAGTGAATGGTAATGAGCATACTTACTCATCCATGTTAGTTTGTTTGATTCTTTAATACCCGTCTTTTCCTCAAGAATAGGGGCCCAAGTCTCAAACACTTGTGATTCATTTAACAAGTTCATGTTTTTAGAGATTTGTTTTTTTTAACGTTTTACGAATCTGTTCAATCCGTTTGCTACATTCTTAACATAATCATTTGAGTAGCCAAGAGGATTAATGTCATTCTTAGCAGTCTCAATTCTTTTTGATTCATTAAGACTTTCAACAATGGCTTGATCAGTTTTGCCAAGTCCTCTTGTCTGCCAGAAGTTATTGATTTGGTATTGAGTTTCCAATCTGTAAAGGTTGGCTTGACGTGTGATGCGGTCTTTAACTTCCGTTGATGCTGCTTCCCAAACAGGAAGGTATTCAACAGGCATGTTAGTCAACCACTTTTCGTTAGTTTCAACATTTGCAAGTGCAGATTCCCAAACTTTAACAATTCTTTCTTCGCTGAAAGAAGGATTAGCGTTGAGAGCGTTGGTGACCCTTTGCTTTTCGGTCTCGTTCAAAGAAAAGAATTCATTTCTTTTGTTCTCTCCTAAGAATTTTACGAATGGATAACGAGCATCATTAGATTTTTCATCTACCTTTTGTTTTTTGATAGAATCCAATACTGCTTCAATTTTATTATCAAGACTAGCGTATCTGTTTACAATATTTTCTTTGATTGAAGAAGATACCATGTCTCTTTCTTTGTTTTCTGATACATCAAATGATTTTCCATCAGCTGAAGGCATCATATTTTCAAACATATGTTCTGCATATTCAGTAAGATTTTTAAAGTCTTGTTTGGATGCAACATTTTCAGTTATATATTCTGTGTAACGAATTGCATTATCGGTATGTTCAGCAATATATTCTGCATATGAAAGAGTTTGATTCATTTTCTCTGCAAGATAATTGCCATACTTGATGCTCTCTTCCAATTTTTCAGCTACATATTCATTATAGTTGATAGAGCTATTTAATTTTTCTGCAAGATAATTGCTATATTCAAATCCTTTGTCCATTTTTTCAGCAATCATTTCTGAGTACTGAATACCACGATCAGATTTTTCTGCAACATATTCAGAATATTTAATATTTTGGTCCAGTTTTTCACCAAGATATTCTGAATAAGCTAATGCCTGATTTTGTGTTTCAGACAAATAGTTTGCGTATTTACGGAGATTATGAATTTCTTCTTGAAGCTTGTCAATTTTTTCATCTTTTTCCGTAATGGTGGAAATAGAGTTTAATCTTTCGTTAATCTTAGCAATTTCGTCTTTAATAATCAACGAATATTTGTTCATTTCCTCAATGGATACAAATTCATTTTGTGACATATTTTCTTTTATTTTTTCCTTTTGAGTATATATCTCATTAGAATCCATGCTTTCAAAAAAAGCTGGGAACTCATTGGTTACATCATAAATTGCAACTTGATCATTATTGTCAAAACCAAGGCTTTCATTAATTTTACTTAAGCGTGCATTTTCAAATCCAGGATCAGCAACAAGATCATACGTAAAAATTCTTTTGATCTGAACTTTTTTGTTTTCACCAACCACACCTGCTGCTCTTGACGAAATGCTAATAGGAACACCCGTGTCAACTAAATTTTTAGCAATTTGTCCACTTGGTGTATCAAGAAGCTTAATTCTTCCTACAATTTGTCTTTTCTTTGCATCATATTTAATATCTTCAATCAAGTGACTTACTTTTGATAAAGAAATATCAAATTTATCTGGGTGATCCAATTCTCCCAAAAGACGATTTTCAGAAATCTTCTTTTTTAAATAATCCAGGTGAGGAAGATATTCTTTTTCTTCATATATACGATTATTATTATTCTCTACTCCAAATTGTGCAAAAACACCTTCAAGAACATAATCGTCATTTTTTTTACTTACTGAAAGATTTTCACCAGATCTTTCAAGTATCATTAAGTATTGCTTGTTACTCATTTCTTTTTTATATTTTTGTCTTAACAAATGACGTAATTTTAAAAATTAAACAAATTGCTGAATGTTTAATTTATGTATATATCATACACATTTTCATAAAAAAATAATTCTTTATTTTCTTAATATTACACGTATAACTACTGGGTTTCTATCCCCGAAAGGTGATAAATTGTTGGATTGTATTACATATTCTGGAACAAAACCTATTTCTTTAACTCTTCTTAAAAAATCTTCCAAAATATTAAATCTACGGTAATGTCCGTCAAATATCCACTCATTTTTACTTATCATTTGTCCTTGTCCACAAAGTTCATCATAATTTGATCTTGTCTCAACAAAAAATAACCCTCCATCCTCAATTAAATCGTATATGGATTTAATTGTCCTATATTCACTTACATCATCCACACTATGTAAAGAAAATCTTGAATATGCAACATCAAATGTTTCTTTTATTTCAAGACGAGTAAAATCCGCAACAAAGTAATTAACCCGAGTATTTTTTTCTTTTAATTTATTAATTGAAACTTCTGAAAGATCACACGCGTAAACTTCATTTTTTAAAGCTAAATGTTCAGCGTCTCTGCCATTACCGCATCCAATTTCAAGAATTTTGTATTTCTTGTCCTTATTTTCAGAATTTAATATTTGTTGTGTAAAAAGAGCAAAGTTTGATGGATTGGATATTTCAGGAGCGTTTTGCTTTTTTTCATAATATTCATTCCAATATTTATTATCTTTAATATGTGCTATCATT